TTATCGGTAATAATAGCTTTGTTTACTCCACCTTGATTTGAAGTTGGGCGAAACCAAACACTAACCGTAGACGCATCATTGTCAGCTGTAAAACTATTAGGTGTCGATGGATTTGATTGAGCATAACTCGTTGAGCCATTAAAAGAAAACCAGCCTCCGGTATCATAAGCCACGCTATTTAATGTAAAGTTATTTCCATATCCTGAAAGATCTGTCCAAGTGGTTCCAGAGCCTGAATAACTACTAGGATTTTTAGCATCCACCAAACACCGAAGAAAGTGTGTAGGAAAGGCCATTATTGATCTACCGAGGAGTTTAGCTCATCAAACTCTTCTTGGCATGCTGTAAAGCAAAAATTTTCTTCACATTCTTGATTACAATTTAAACAATACATTTTAAACTCCGTATTTTGTTCTTTGCGATTTAAAATTTTGTGCAACTTCTGCTGCTGAGAGTGCTCGCTCGTAAACTCTGGTTGTATAAACATCTCCAGCAAACCTCGGAGACTCAGATATAGTAAGTTGACCTGTTGTGCCATTAGTAGAACTAAAAGTTTGAGTTCCTATTGTGTCTGATGGTGTAAGAGCTACTCCGTCAAAGTATACAGTATTTGTACTTCCTGAGTGTGTAAACACGATATGATGTACTTGAGAATCAGTAAAAAAATTATCTCCGAATGAAGCATCAGTAAATCGAATAGCGTTGCTGCCACCACCGTCCCAATACATCCACAAAGCATATGTTCCATCATTAAAATTCATATCTAGATTATTGCTGCTACTTTGCCCCCAACTCCACAAATGATTTCTAGCAGTTTTGGTTCCTTTATACCAGCATTCTATTGTGCATCCTGCAGCGGCAACTCCCGTTCCGGGCGTATATCCCGTAGCTATTTCACTATCAGTGCCATCAAAGCTAAAGGATGTTGCATCGTTATAAACTAAATTACTTGCAGTTATTGTGCCAACGCTAGGATTGTTCGACCAATCTTTAATGACTCCTTGAGTCGTTCGTGTACCTGGATAAAATCCAGCAAAGGTGCTTTCATTTTTTGTGATATGTAAATCACATATATCGTGTGCCCAAGCACCAATACCGTTTGATCCTGGAAACCAATACTGGTAAAAACCAATCGTGTTACTAGCTGTCCAAGTATATTCAAATCTTTGCCATTCTGAAGATACGGCATATCCTACGCTGGGTGCACTAAACCCAGATCCAAAATATGTTTGCCAGTTGGCGTTGCTTGTTTGGGTTCCGCGTGTTAACTTATGCCAAAAACTGACTCTAACTGTGTCACCTGTTGTTACAGGACAGTAAACTCCGTACGCCATTCCGTCGGCAATACCAGCAGATCTAGTAATGTGCAATCTCATGCTGTCTGATCCAGCTCTTCGGCCTCCTCCAGGCACAATTTCTTTAACACATGCGCTATTAGGTAAATGCGGTGGTCCCCACCAACTAGTTGGAAAGCTAGTAGCGTTAATACTTACACGTTGATCTAATGCGATACTCTCGTGAACTTTATGATAAGAATCGTTTACTAGATATCCTTGGCTACCGTTTTCAGTACCGTTATATGCATGTAAACTAAATTGTGTGTCGGAAACTTTTTTAATAAAATAATTAACACCGGCTGTAACACCCCCACCAGTTGTTTCTGCTCTGCACACATCAAATGTTCTAAAAGGGTGTGCACTGGATGTTGTAACTATGTTGCTGCTTACACTGCTAATGCTTGGTATAGTAAAATAACTGTTGCCATTATATTGGTTTGTATTATAACTGTACCAATAATTTGATGTTGTAAAGTTAGCATTTCTATCAGGATCTGGAACTATATTGGTAGTCGGGGCGCCAGAAAAACTTTTTAGATCGTTTCCCATATCAAATGCAAACGCTAAATTTCTAGTAGATAGTTTTATTCCCCTAGTTAATGACATTTTTTAGTTTTCCAAATAAGGAACAACTAATGGATTACCCATAGGGTCTAAAACACTATGATCTTGAACCCATCCATTTCCTTGCTCGTCTTCATATATGTTTAAATCATTAGGATCCATTTTATCAATCCTCTGACAAATTGTCATCCTTGGAAGCGTTTGGATATTCTACAATTAGTTTATTGGTATCTTTACGTTCTGCAAACACAATAAAATTAAACTCTGTTGAGCCTCCTGTAACTACGACATGGTGGTTAATTGATTTTAACCAAGTATTTTCTTCAGTGCACGATGTTAAACTTACTGTAATGGTGTCTACATCTACTAAATCTACCCAGTAATCAGGCAGTTCTATCATATTGGTGCCTGATACTTTACCTCGAACATATACACCGTTTTCAGGCCCTTCTAAGTTACCGTATTGTAATTTATATCCAGGCTTACTAGGATGGTCAATTAAGAAGCTCTTGGTTTCAGCTACTAACTTTCTTACAAATAATGTTTGGGTGCCTGGATTATAATTAAAATTACCACTAGACACTGTTTGATCATCACTATAAAGAGATTTATTAGCATCATAATCAGCAGGCGCAGTCACAATTCCGTATGATGCCGAGATCCCTGCATTACTAGTAACATAAACAGTAGTAGCAGCTCCCGCAGTAGACCCTTGGACGCCTTGTGTAGCCGTACCAGTTGTGCCCTGTGTGCCAGTGATTCCTTGTGCACCAGTAGTACCTTGTACACCTTGCTGTCCTTGTATTCCTTGTGCACCGGTTATTCCTTGTATTCCTTGTGCACCGGTTATTCCTTGTATTCCCTGAGTTCCGTTTGTTCCTTGAGTTCCGTCCGTTCCCTGAGTTCCGTCTGTTCCCTGAGTTCCGTCTGTTCCCTGAGTAGCAGTACCATTTGTTCCCTGAGTAGCAGTACCAGTTGTTCCTTGTATTCCTTGTGTTCCTTGAACGCCTTGTATTCCTTGTATTCCTTGTGTTCCTTGTATTCCTTGTGTTCCTTGTATTCCTTGTGCACCAGTTGTTCCTTGAACGCCTTGCTGTCCTTGTATTCCCTGAGTTCCGTCCGTTCCTTGAGTTCCGTCTGTTCCCTGAGTAGCAGTACCATTTGTTCCCTGAGTAGCAGTACCAGTTGTTCCTTGAACGCCTTGCTGTCCTTGTATTCCTTGTGTTCCCTGTACACCTTGCTGTCCCTGGATTCCTTGTGTTCCTTGTATTCCTTGTGCACCAGTTGTTCCTTGAACGCCTTGCTGTCCTTGTATTCCTTGTGTTCCTTGGATTCCTTGAGTTCCGTTTGTTCCTTGTAATCCGCTAACTGTGCCTGGATCAGTAAAGGCAACTGTACCTGAACCGTTAGTTGATAGTACGTAACCTGCTGAGCCGTCTGCATTTGGTAGATCGTAGTCATTGATTTTTAGAGTAGGCGTAATAAAGCCTTGATCTACTTGCCACTTGTTTAGTGCATTACTATAAGTAAAGGATCTAAGTGTACCGTTTACATTAGCAGATAAACCAGCATCGCTAGCATCGCCATCGCTGTTTACAGTTATAAAATTGTCTTCTACTGTCAACTCCGTGGTGTTGACCACGGTGGTTGCTCCATTTACTGTTAAGTTACCCGTAATAACTGCATCATTGCTTACTGTTAATGCACCAGCAGTTAGCATGTCAGTAGTCTTGTTGTAGGTTAGACCAGCATCACCGTTAGCAGCACCACCGTCATTAAAGATAACTTGCGTATCTACACCGCCGACAGGTCCAGTAATGCCTTGTATTCCTTGCTGTCCCTGGATTCCTTGCTGTCCCTGGATTCCTTGTGTTCCTTGGATTCCTTGAGTTCCCTGTACACCTTGCTGTCCCTGGATTCCTTGCTGTCCCTGGATTCCTTGTGTTCCTTGTATTCCTTGGACGCCTTGGACGCCTTGTATTCCTTGTATACCGGTAGAGCCTGCTAAATTCACTGTCCACGAATTAAATGTACCTGAGCCAAATGCGAGGTCTGAGTTAAATACTAACTCGCCTGTTCCGCTGTTATACGAAGTAACAGTGCCTTCCATATAGTTAGTGCCACTGTTTGACACAAGTATGGTTTGATTTAAACTATAAGCAAGACCAGTATCAACTGTGATAGTTCTACTGCCTGTACCAATTGCTATGCTTGTGGAACTAGTAGTTTCATAAATGTCGCCGCGAATTCCTTGTATACCTTGAACGCCTTGTGTTCCCTGTATTCCTTGAACGCCTTGAACGCCTTGTACACCTTGCTGTCCTTGTATTCCTTGTGTTCCTTGTATTCCCTGAGTACCTTGGACGCCTTGAGTTCCCTGTACACCTTGCTGTCCTTGTATTCCTTGTGTTCCTTGTATTCCCTGAGTACCTTGTACGCCTTGAACGCCTTGAACGCCTTGCTGTCCTTGTATTCCTTGTGTTCCTTGTATACCCTGAGTACCTTGTACGCCTTGAACGCCTTGAACGCCTTGCTGTCCTTGTATTCCTTGTGTTCCTTGTATTCCTTGTGTTCCTTGTATTCCTTGTGTTCCTTGAACGCCTTGAACGCCTTGTACACCTTGGAGTCCATCTACGGTTGTTGGATCCTGGAATGATACAGTGCCTGCACCGTCTGTGGCCAAGACGAAACCAGCAGTACTGTCTGCAAGTGGCAGTGAATAATCGTTAATTGTAAGAGCTTGTGTTGTTACTTTGCCAGCAACAGTTGCATTACCCATTGCAACGTTGCCACTAAATTCACCCGTTACTGCGCTTACTTCACCTGTTGCTGAAAGGTTAGCTGCACTAACGTTACTAGAGAATGTACCAGTTGTTGCGCCACTTAATGCACCGCTGCTTAATGTAGCAGTACCGTCAGTTAAACTGCCACCTTGTACCGCACCACTAAATGTTGCATTTACGCCTGATGTGATATTACCGGCTGTTGCAGTTAATGTACCGTCAGTTAAACTGCCACCTTGTACCGCACCACTAAATGTTGCCGCTACACCTGAAGTAATACTACCAGAATTAATACTTAATGTACCGTCTGTTACTGTGCCGCCTTCTAAGTTACCAGTAGCAGTAACAGATGTTACTGAGACATCATTGTCTAGGTTAACAGTTAATGTTTGTCCTGACCCTGCCGTGTTAATGTTAGTGCCACCACTTACTGTGAATGTTTGACTGTCAAGATCAACAGACAAAACACCGCCTGTATCCCCTGAAAAGTCAAGATCTTCAGCAGTTAATTGGGTATCAATGTATGATTTGATGCTCTCTGATGTTGCTAGTGTAGCGTTGCTGGATGTGGCCATTGTGTTGTCATCTATGATGTCAGTTACACTTACTGCACCAGTACCACTTAAACTGTTAAATTCAACTATACTGGCATCAACAGTACCACTTGCTGTTATATTAACAACGCCTGTTAGGCTTCCAGCAGTCAATGAAGCAGTGCCGTCTGTTAATGTACCACCTTCTAAGTTACCGCTAAACGTACCGTTTACTGCGTTAGTTAAAGAACCAGAATTAATTGTTAATGTATTATCTGAAAACGTGCTTGCTGACACTTGATTAGAAAACGTAGCGTTAATTGCAGAAGTAATATTACCAGAATTAATTGTTAAGGTGCTGTCTTGTAAACTTGTACCCTTAACAGTACCAGTAATATCAATAGTACCAGTACCGTTAATAGTGTTTGAATTTAAATCTAAATTACCGCCTAACTGAGGAGTTGTATCATCGACTACGTCAAAAAGACCGCCAGCATTTGCAGTTGTGCTAATCCAGGCAGCACCGTTATAAATTTTTAATTCGGTATCAGATGCATCAATCCACAAATCACCAGTAGTAATGTCTACTGTTGGTTCGCCTGGACTGGCATAAATTTTAGCTCCGCCTTTGCTTATTTTAAAACTTGAATGTGTTGTACCTTTGAAATTGCCAAAGACTGCCATTGAATACTCCTGTAAGTTCTATGCTGTTAGTTGCATGGTCTGCATAATTTACGCAGTCTCACATAATATAGTATTTATCTAAAGACACAATTATTTACTTTATCTATATTAGTATTTCAACAAATCCTTCTGATTCTGAATCTTTATCGCTTAAAGCCACGCCAATTATTTGTAATTTATTAACGTCGTTACTAGTTGTTACTTTTGCAACTCCTGGTATGCTGCTTGCTATTAGCGTATCGCCTTTGTTAACGATGCCTACTACTTTAACTGGAACTCTTCCTCGTAATGCCACTTTACAAATATTCTTTCCAGCTAATGCCATATTCATTAGATAAGACGGAAATTCTGATACAACTCCGGCAATTGGTTTTTCACCTAGTGTTGTGCTCTGAGTTACTTCAGCAGAACCACCAACTACTAGTACTGTGCCAGTTTCGTACTCTTTGTCTGCAATGTAGTTTTCAGCTAAATCGCCAAACAATGCTCCAGACGAAACAGTAGTTAATACGCCTGTACCTACATCATATGATAAATTACCCGATGTGTCAATTGTAGCATCTTGGGTTCCCGTTCCTGAAACTAATACAGGATAATAAGTTCCGGATGCAGGAGCTTCAACAGACGAGATTTTTGTTGCATCGCCATCGCCACCTTGTATACCTTGATTACCTGTAATACCTTGGCGTCCTTGTATTCCTTGTTGGCCTGTGTTGCCTTGTAATCCTTGAACGCCGCCAGAGCCTTGAATACCTTGTACACCTTGTATTCCTTGTATACCTTGTGTAGCAGTACCCTGAACTCCTTGTGTAGCAGTACCTTGTAATCCTTGAATACCAGTTATGCCTTGAGGTCCTATTATTCCTTGTAGTCCTTGGACGCCTTGTACAGAAATTCCAATCATTCCTTGTACACCTTGTACACCTTGGACGCCTTGTGGTCCTATGTCACTGGTGCTAATAGTACCGCCCATTGCAGCATGAATAGAGCACTGGTAATAAAGAGTAGCAGGCGCAGTATCAGATACTGTAATTTGTACTACTCCAGCATCTGTGCCGTTGTTTGTTACGCCAGTGTTATACTGATCGCCAGTTCCAGTAGTTGGTGCTGTTTTAATATAGAAAGGATGGCCAGGTGCATTAACTGCAAATTTGTATGTAAATCCACGTAATAACTGTATTAATGGATTAGAAATACCGTCAATTAAATATTCAACACTACCATTATTTGTAACTCCGTAAGTTCTAGTTCCTACTTCACCTATAGCACCTTGAATACCTTGTATACCTTGGTACCCTTGAATACCTTGTATGCCTTGCATCCCCTGAATGCCTTGTAGTCCAGTGGAGCCTATATCACCTGTACGAGCAAAAGTTATAATTAATTCTTCTTGTAAATCAAATGTAGTTGCGGATCCTGATACGTAAGCTAAGTCGACAGTGTGATATGAACCAGAGTCTGTTGATCCTGAAATAGTGTATAATACAAAATCACTGGCGTCCAACTTGTTGCTGATACGCACATGCCCTTTTATTGTTGAGCTAGAGTCGTCGATTGTGATTAAAAAATCTTCAATGTTGGTGCCGAACGAATCTGTTTCGCTTATAATCATAGCAGTGCCAGAGGTTAAATCAGCGTTATTAATTTTTACATTTCCTAAGTCAGGAGCAATAAGGGTAGTAGCGGTGTCAAATTGGTAATAGAAAGTTGCTCCGCCAAAATTTCCTTCTTTTCCTTGAATACCTTGTAATCCAGTTGTGCCTTGTGTACTGTTATCAACTCCTTGGATACCTTGAACACCTTGAACGCCTTGTAAACCTTGTATTCCTTGGATGCCTTGGTTACCAAATTCACCTTGGATTCCTTGCATGCCTTGGACGCCCTGGACGCCCTGAGTAGAAATACCAATTAATCCTTGTAGACCTTGAACACCTTGAACTCCTTGCTGGCCATTAAATATGAATGACGAAGTATAGTCGTCTCCTGGAGTAGTAGATAGCAAATTACCAGTAATGAAATTTACATCAAAATATCCCCAAAGACTTCCTGATCCCCATGTCCAGTCAGTAATTTCGTAAAGTGCAAACACTTCTCGGTTGTTTTTTTCTCGTACAATAACTTGTGCTTTTACTTGATTCGATATACTGTCAATGGCGTTAAACATTTGGTCTAGCGCCGTGCCGCCGCTATCTTTAGGAGTATCCCTGTATACTATTTGAGAAGCTGTGGCACCATTAGTTGTATTAAAAGAAAAGCTCAGACTACCTGGATCAGTAATAGTTACAGCTCCGTTTAATTCATATGTCCATATGTTTCCTTCACTAACGCCAAGCAAACCTTGTATACCCTGTACACCTTGAGGTCCTATTATTCCTTGTAGTCCTTGTAGTCCTTGTAGTCCTTGTAGTCCTTGTGTACCTATAGCGTCAATACCTTGGATACCTTGTAGTCCTTGTGTACCTTGGATGCCTTGGGTGCCTTCGCTTCCTTGTACACCTGTTATACCTTGGATACCGATTGTGCCTTGCAAACCGTCGTTACCCCTAATTCCTTGACGTCCTTGACGTCCTTGACGTCCTTGTACGCCTTGGGTGCCCTGTGTTCCTTCGTCGCCAGTAATGCCTTGGATTCCTTGAATGCCCGTAGGACCTATGCCGCCAGTGGTACCTTGTGTACCTGTTATACCTTGAATTCCGTCGTCGCCTTCGATGCCTTGAATACCTTGTAGGCCGTTGTCGCCTTGAATACCAGTTATGCCTTGGTTGCCGCCAATACCTTGTAATCCAGTTGTGCCTTGTTGTCCTTCAGGTCCTTGGGGGCCTACGATTTGACCTACATTTTCCCAAGATATACCGTCCCATACCCAAAAGTTTAAAGTTGCTGCATCTATAACGCCGTCACCTGGGCTTGCTCCTGGAAATTGAGAACTGATATAATCACTTTCATTTTGTCCAGGTAACCCTACAGTAACATCGTCAACTGAACCGAGAACATTAATAGATGGACCGTACCTACCTTGTATGCCTTGGCGTCCTTGTACTCCCTGAATGCCTTGCATTCCTTGTATACCTTGTATGCCCTGAATACCTTGCTGCCCCTGGATGCCCTGAATACCTTGCTGCCCCTGGATGCCCTGAATACCTTGCGGTCCTTGTAGGCCTTGGGTGCCTTGTATACCTTGAAAACCTTGAGTGCCTTGACGTCCTTGTATTCCTTGTAATCCTTGTAAACCCTGTGTGCTAGGGATCCAGTCAATACCATCACTATGATATAGCAACCCGTCATCGCCTAAAACTATACCACCCTTGTAGTATTCTGCGCTAAGTGGTATAGGTACTGGGTATTCTCTGGACGGTCCAATTACTCGGTCACGTCCGCCTACGGATCTAATTGGCACTTAATTTCTCCTTAAAAGAATATGTCATCTTCTTCTGCTTGTCCTTCTGTGTAGCTCACAGTAGCGTGAATATAATCATCTATGTTTGCTCTGATTTGTAATTTATCCCTAGTAAGTAAAAATTGGCCGTTCATAGGAAAAACTAATGTATCTTCTGCTTCGACTCTAATGTCTTTTGCTAGGTAAAAATGGCCATCGGTTGGAGACAAATTATCATCTGTTACTGTTACAGAAAACCCTGTTCCTATACCAGTAGTACTTAACTGTTCTAGTGGTTCAGGCAGTGCCTGAACTGGGTCGCCAACTACAAAACTGTCTACATTAAAAGACGTAACTTTTCCTACGCCGTCAATAGCGGCAACGCTTATTACACATCCGTTAGTTAACGTAACATTATCTGTGACTGCATGTCCTAAACCGCCAGTGAAAACAACGAAATCTGTTTCGTCTTGACTGGCAGCTATTAATCTTGTTCCCCTAACAACTTGTATATCTACAGTTGCTGGACCATTAAAATAATTAGAAAGCAGTATTGGGGATGAAACTTCGCCAACACCTGGAGCAATTCTTCGAGAAATACCAAACCCTACTACGGGGATGTCGTAATCTGGTATTTCTGCAAATGTAATCCAGTCAGTTGTTAGGTTTCTGCTAGTAGCTAATGGTTTAGCACTAGGTGCTTGTTCTGTTGTAATCCTAGGCATTAAAAGCCTCCTCTTGAATTTGCTAATCTTCTTGCGATAGCACGTACACTGATGTTAAATGGACGGCCTTCAAACTTTCCTGTTTGGCCGTTAATTTTTGTACCGCCTGCAAAGTATTGATTATTTATTTCGTCGGCACCACTCCATCTTACACGTCCACCGTTTTCCTGCAATATGCTGAATGGCACTGGTCTATTAAAACCAGGCTTGTTAAAGTTAAGCGGCAGGGCGTTTGTATTCACACCTGCACCAGCATTATTAAATTGGTGTGCTAACGATTCAACTAGCGATCCAAATGTTACTGTTATTGGATTAGTGACTGTGTTTTCGAACGCATCTACTAGTTCGCCTATCATTATGCCCACGTCTGTTCCTGGGCCGCCGGCTTCATTTTGTAACAATTGTTTTATCTTTGCCCAAACATGTTGAAATGCAGGTATTTGTTCTGCAGGAACAACTAGCCCTCCTTTATAATCATAATATGCTTGTGCTGCGGCTTGAGTGGTCATTTCTTTTCCTGATACTATATCAAGACCAATACTTTCAATGATTATTTTATCGTCTTTTTTACAGATGTTTTCAAAATAATTGCTGTAAGTAGCATCTAACCAATCTGTTGTATTAGTTTGTATTGTGCTAACGTTACTTGCTATATTTACACTGTCAGTTACAGTGACAGTATCTACCCAGGTTGTGTTGGGTAATACTTCTGCGGGTAGCGGATTTCCTATAGGATTATCTATATAGCCAGTGATAACTGTCATTAAGTTTGCAATCACAGATGCTTCAGTAGCAGTTGCTAGAGTATACGGGTAAGTTTCTTGTCCTGCTTCAAGCCCTTGTATAACGTTTTGCATAACTGCGCTCATGTCGTTCCAGGCAGCTATCGTAGCTGCTTTTTCTGCTATAGGAACAACTAAATCGCCATAAGTATAATACGACCGTGCTACACCTATGGTAGCAAAGTTGCCGCCGTACAGCACATCGTGAACGATACCGTCCAAAATATATCCTGCATCTCTGCGACATGACGCTGTGTCATAACTTAGCATTGGATAGTTTGATGTAACAAAATCTATTGCTTTAGTTAGTATAAATTCTTTGTTTAGTAACAATTGATTCTTAGCATCATCTGCGTTTGTTGTAGGTGCATAACCTAGTATTGCAAATAAATCACTGTTAATAAATTCTATGGTTTGCGCCTGAATTTGATTACGTTTTACTAATACTGTAGTGTAGTCTGCTTGAACAGCACCACCAATTGTGCTGGTGGGCTCAATTGGTTCGGGGATATAAGCATTAGTACCTTTTTTAATTGCGTAAATAATTGTATCCATTAAATCTTCAACACGATTTTGTTCTGCTGTAGTGACTACTACTGAATTAAAAATACTTTTTGCTGCTTCGTAAGCTGCTAATGTAGCTGTACTTTCTCCTTCCCCTAATTGTCCTTCTACTCCTGGATTAATAGGGCCATCAGTATCAACAAAATAACTTTGAGCCACTGTTATTGTAGCGTAAGTGCCACCATATAATATATCGTGAGTTAGACCGTCAATGATATAACCTACATCTCGTTCACACTTAGCCTGATCATATTCCAGATCTGGATAATTTGTGCTTATGTAACCTATCACTTGGCTAGAAAGTGATGCTCTATTATTCTGTAACACTGTTGATGCGGTGACATGATCTCCGGTTGAACCTAAGCTAGCATAAGCGTTAGGAAATGACAGTGGGTTTGCATTTACTTCACCATTTTGCAATATATCTAAGACTTCGTCAAACCCAGCACTTATTAAAGACGTTGTTACTGGATCTAAGCCAGGTATAGCAATAGCAGTATCCCTAGCAAATTCTATTGCTGCCACTGTCCACACAAGCTGATCTGTAATTGCTTTGTTTGCTGCAACGCGAACATAGGATAACCCAGCTGTTACTGTATTATAATTTGTACCTAAAATACTGTCTAGCATAACACCTTTTATAATAAGGCCTACATCACGATAGCACTTCTCTTCATTGTACAGTGGTACTCCAGGCGTTTCAAAGATATATTCATGATTTGTATCTTTGTTGCGAATTTTTTTAGTTACGTTATTAAATAATTTTTTTACTGCGGTTTTGTTACCTGGACTTGTAATTTTAATTGTTTCGTCTTTTGCATATTCAATAGCATTTAACGTTTGATTATACTGAGTAGAATTTACATAAGCTATACCTGCAATATTACGCAAATAACTCATACCTGCTGTAATTGTATTATAATTTGTTCTCATTAAAAGATCTTGTTTAACTGCATTTAATATGTAACCAACATCACGCTGACAAGTTGCTACATCGTATTCGAACCCGTTCGTCCACGGCACAAAGTTTGGATCTGTGTTCACATTGCCATATCTATCTGGTCCGTTATCTACTAAATCTTGCCATACTAGATCAGTAAGTACTTCAGCATTAGACAATATAGCGTTACCGATTTGTGCGTTCGCTACCAATACATCTGTACTGCTCACAGTATAAGGAGATACCACTGTGGTATTACCACTTGATCTCAAACTGATATCACCAAACTGTGTGCCTGAGTTGTTCAATGTTAGCTGGCCACCGTTTAGTGCATAGAATGCTGTGCGCTGGTAAATGGTCATAGAGCTGATGCCGTTGATGCCTGCACCGTTTTTAGCAACATATCCTAAGCCATTGTTAGAACGTGGCGTGGCACCAAAACACAGCATGTATGGATATGTACTACCAGCGCTTACCACTGAGCGGTCTGCTAATACCATACCGCCGCCTTTGCCAACAGCTGGGTTACCAGTTGCTGGGTCTAGGGGTGGTGCTGGCTTCAGATAAGTTTCGTTGCTGAGTTGACTACTGTCTCTGCAATATGGTGAGCGCTTGATAATTGCGCCTGGGGCAAATGCATAAGCAAATCCACCCGAAGGATCATCTAAGTCATCTACTTCCATATTTCTAAATGAAAATCCCTGACAGTAACAACCTGAATCCATTAATATCATGTTACGATATTCTTTACGTCCTAAGTCACTCATGTGCAGTTCTGTTACATACTGACCACCGATGCTGTACAATCCAGTGCGGTCTGGTAAGGCAATCTCGCCATCTTCTACATATACACCAGGATATACACTGATTAAAATAGGATCTTCAACTTCTCGACGTAACTCTCTAGCAAGGTCTGCAGCCCTTTCTATTGTCTTGAGGGCGTTAATAGGATCTCTACCTGAGCGTGCATCATCGCCATCTGTTTTCACATAAATTGTATTCGCTACTGGCTCGTCAAAGAAGTCTTTTTTATAATCCTTATCTAGCATTTCAAATTCTGCATCTAATGTTACTGCACTGGCAAATGTAGCGGGTCCTGTAACATCTAATGTGTCGTTAACAGTTAGGTCTTGAACTTCACTTGTGCCTAAACTTATAAATTCTGTATTAATAGTAGCGGTGTTTGCTTCAAACACATCTACAGTTAGATTTGCAATGTCGGCCTCATTATTAACAGTAAGTGTGTTAACAATCATTTGGTCGCCATAATAAAATTCGATTATGTTACCTAATGTTCCAATAGATTGTGTATCAACACCATTAACTGTTAAGACGCCGTTTATTGTGGTATCACCTTCAAACCTAGAAAGTTGATTAACAAGAAGTCGATTAGTTATAATCCCGCCTTCATTCGTTATGTTACCTGAATTGATGGTCGGCAATGTTGAAAGACCACTAACAGTTAAGTCTTCGTTAATAATTGTATTTTTATATATTGTTAAGTTATCTTCTACTATAAGATTTCCAGCAACATACAGTAAATTTTGACTCGGATTAATAAGTGATGCCATACTTGCCCTTTAACTCAAATATTTAAAACTATTTATCATATTTTGCAAAAGTCAAAAAAAAGCCCCGTTAGGGGCTTTTTAAGTTTTTAATAAGAACTAGTTCTTATTGGAATGCTACGTTTTGCAATGTGATTGCGTCAACGTAATCTGCTGCGTTACCCAAAGATGAAGCAGTGTTAGTTAATTCTTTATAACCATAACGTGTCATAAAGCTAACAACTGGTTCAAATGTGTTTGGATCCATTACTGGACCTGTTGACATTAATGGAACGTATGGGCAGTAGAACGCAGGAGCATCAGTTTCTGATGTACCTTTGTAGCCTACCAATACAACTGGTCCGCCTGAAGCAGCATCAGCAGCGTAGTTGTCTACGAATACTTTAACTGTACCATTCAATGTACCAGCAAACTTAGTGTTTGTTGGTGCGTCGAAAGAGCCTTCAGTTGTACGTGCAAACGTTGAAGTTGATGCACTTTGTAAGATTGTCAAAGCTTCTGGAGAAACTACAACGTAGTTACCAGCGCCACGACGTGTGCGAGCTGCAATTCTGTTTGCTGCGCGGTTGATTTCGATAGCAAGAGCTGCGTGACGATCACCAACGTATACTGACTGGCCACTTAATGCACCAAAGTCAAGAGCTTGACCAGCTCCAGCTAAGTTGCGTAACGAGCCAATGATTTCTTGGTCGATTTCAACAACAATTTCTTGTGCCAATGCTTGCATAATTTCTGCTTCGACGTCAACGCCGTGCATAGATTCTGCGTCTTGAGCAGCTTCAAAAGTCCAGCGAGCGCTTAAACGTCTTGTTTTAGCTTCTACTGTTTCTTTCAAGATTTGGATGCTCATCTTGCGTCCAGGATTGCCTTCAGCCGCTGCTGTAGCGTCTGGAGATCCTGCGTATGAAGCTGCCAACTTAAATGGTGACAAAGCTTCTTCACCAGCTACTGCACCGCCGCCTGTTTCGGCGTAACGAGTACGTAACGTGTGAATTTGTCCTACTGGACCAGTCATAGGCTGTACGCCTACTAGTTCGTTTGCGATCACGGAAGGCATAACCCTTCTGATCAAAGGTAACATAACCTTGTTTAAAGTTGCTACTGAACCAGCACCTGTTGCTCCTGCAGAAGCAGCCTCGTTTACCATCATCTTTTTGGCGTTTTCGAGGACTACGTCCATAGTCTTTTGACGTTGACCTGTAAGGCCTTCCATCAATGCGTCTTTGGTTGCTGACCAGTTGCTTTCAAATAAATTTGCCATTGTTTTAACTCCTAGTTATTTTGAAAGTCCGGCTAGTTTGCGGATTGCGTCTAATTGCACTACGCTTTCGGCATCTTCGGCGACCTCTGCTTTTGCAGGTGCCTGCTTATTACCAGTGTGTTCTCTTGTCACTGATTCTTTAATTGTCTTCTTTGCACGTGGTTCAGTGCTTTCTAGTAAAGAAGGAAGATACTTATTAAAAGCGGCTTCTAACTTTTCTGTCTTAACACTTTCCAGCAAATCTGACATTATTTCTTTTTTATCCTTGCCTAATGGGCTCATCAATTCTGCTAACTTCTCTTTACGATTGTAGCGGTCTTGTTGTGCACGTAACTTAGTTTCAGTTAACAGTCTAGACTTTTCGCTAATAGCGATTTTCTGTTCTGCAATTGTAACTTGTTTTTTCATTTGGGCAATTTGTTTCTGAACTGTTTTAATTTCTTTAACTTCATTTAAGTACGAAGTGTTGTACTCAGTTGCGAATGCTTCAAAAATTCTGCGTCCAAAGTCATTTTCGCGAGCTGCTGTGATATCATTACGGAAAGACTTAACTTCTTTGCCAACAACTGTGTTGATTTTGTTCTCAACCAAGTTGGCAGCTTTAGAAATAAAGTCACGCTTTGCTTCTGCAAGCTGACGCTTACCTTCTGCAACCATTTTGACTTTATGCTCAACTAATGCTTTCTTGTCCTCATGGAACTCAGCAAGTTCACCAGCTAGTGATTCTGTTACGAATTCATCCAACTTAGTGACGTGCTCAGATACACGAGTGCGGTCTGCACGTAGTTCTTTGACTTCCTTTGCAACCATAGTGGTTACAAACTTGTCTAGCATTTTAGCGTGTTCACTGACAGCTTTGCGATACTTAACTCTTTGTTCTGCGAGAGCAGCTTTGTCTGATGCTAATTCAGTCATTTCAGCTTCAACACGCTCTGAGATAAACTTGTCCATTGCTTCTACAATCAATCCTTTGTCATGATCGTATCGCTGGGCAAACTCTTCACGTAATTCTGCTGTTAATTCTTCTCTAGCTTCCGACAGTTTTGACTCCCACGCTTCTTGAAGTGAAGTAGTTGCCTCTTGAGACAAGCCTGCACCTTCAAGTAATTCGTTAAATGTCACTGCCATAGTAGTTCTCCTACTGTTATAATTTCAATTCTTTAATGAATTTAGTGATTTCATTCATTAAATGTTTTTCTGCACTTTTGTCGTGTGTTACGGCAGCGGCTGTTCTGTAAACAGATTCGCCGCCACGCATATTAAACAAACTTTCATAGATTGTCTTAGGATACGCATCTGGTGCGCTAGGCTGGGCCACAATGTCTACAGTTATCATGTCGAAATCTGATACTTTACCAGATTCACTTACATTACCGCTGCCTCGACTGCTAACGCCCAGTTTTGCTCCAGCTTTTAACAAGCTACGAGCAATGTTACCCATTGGAGTATCTATAATTTTAAGTTTACCATACCCGTCTGACCCATCACAGTGCATATCTGTTATGATATGTGCCACACGGTCTAGATTAATTTGGAGCTCTTCTGGATGATCTAATTCGCCCATCACAGTTTCGCCTTTGCTTAATCTAGTTCTAACACTTTCTACTGCACGTTCAATCTCCCCTTTAGGGTAAACCCTGCCGTTTTGATTTTGTACATCGCCTTGAATGAAAAGACCTGCCATGATTAAATCCTTGCCGCCCTGTCCATTGTCAGCTTCCATCAATTTCAGACCTGCTTGGTCTGCACTCATGTATTCGTATATTTTACGTGCCATTATCTATTCCCCACCTTAAGCTGATTTATGATCTACGTCAATGTTGCTTGTAGGTGTGTGATCTTTTGCTGAATCGCCTTTGTTGCCTTCGCCACCGTCTTTAGCATGGACAGGTTTGCCCTGGCTAGAAACTGATGTGTGCTTGGCTGGCTTCATTGAACCTGCGCTGCTGTCTGCATCGCCTGCTCCGCCTTTTGGATCAGCTACGTTATCAGATAACTTAGTTGCTTCTTCAACAACTTCTTCATCTTCGTCAACTTCTTCAGCTTCGTCTAATTCGTACTCAACTGATTCCATATCCATTTCTTCTTCGTCGCCCATGTCCATGTCCATCTCGAAGTCGTCTCCAGCTTCTTCGCCTTCGCCTTCTTCTTCATCTGACATTAACTTTTCGAACTCTGCACGAAGATCTTCTAATTCAGCTTCCAAGCCCTCGACTTTATCTTCGAGATCCTCTTCGCCTTCTTCTTCGTCGCCCATCATCATTTCTTCGTCGTCGCCCATTTCTTCTTCATCGGCTTCGCCGTAGACTTCTTCGTCTTCAATTTCGTCTTCAGTTTCTTCTATATCTGATTCGAAATCACCAACTGCATCGCTATCATCGATAGCTTCTTCAACTTCATCAAAAGATTCGTCTACTTCCTCTTCTGCTGATTCTTCAACTTCATCCTCTTCGGATTCGTCGAGTACTTTCTCGTACTCAGAACGTGCTTTAGAAACTACATATTCATGTAGCATTTCTTCTGCTTGTTCTGTATCTTCAGCTAAAAGGAGTTCGAGAATCTGCTCTAGTTTAGTACGTGATTCTGACATTGTGGCCTCCTAAATTAATCGTACATAGGTTTGAACGAGTAAAGATACTCGTCCACAAATTATATTTATAGTATAATATTAAATTATAGGAGGAAGTGGTTAATTTTGAACCATTTTGCTTAGGCTAGAGGTTGTTCGCCGGCAGGTGCAGCATACATCGTTCTTACAAATTGATCGTGTTCTGCGGTTTCAGCTGTTTTAATATCCCTAACTTTACGAAGTTTATTTAATTCTTCTAGTGTTAATCTAGTTTTTCTTGTGTCTGTACTACTGCGATATGTACCTTTGTCGTCCTCAGGTGTATAAAATTCATTTAATCTCATATTGCTTCTCCTCCTGGCGCTGGTTCTGCTATACCGGGCTCTATTGATGTATCTCCCTCTACGCCTTCTATTCCAGTGAGGTCGGCATCTGCGTCTGGATCAATCATCTCGTCAGGTTCCGGTCTAATTCCCATAGATCCCAAACTGGTATCTGTTGACGCAGCAGAATTTTCATATCTCGATACGTTATTTTCCTTACGCCACATTTCTTCGTTGTCTTTGATCTCATCTTCAGTAAGTCCAAGATATTTCTGTAATTTAAACTGATTGCTTAGATATGGTATAGCTTGTACTTGATTAAACAACTGTGCACGTTCTGTTTCTATCTGTAATTCTCTAAAGCTACTAAAATTCATAGGTTCTGTTAATTCTATGTAAAATGTACCCGAATCGATATCAATTCCTCGCCATTTTAAAAACATCTTAAACTCGTGATCTAAATCTTCTTGGATTTGTTTTTGCAAACGTTGCACATACTTGCTAAAGCGATACTCTTGGATATATGCCACGCCTACTTTTCCGTCATTATATGTAGCAGTACCATCTTCTGGTCCTGTTGGCAGATAACTGCTTGGTATTCGCAACCCTCTTACTAGTTTGTTGTTGAAGTATTTTAGATCATCGATTTGACCCAAATTCTCTCCGCCCGGTAACGTATCTACTTTAGAGCCACGTCCTTCTGCTGTTTGAGCAAAGAAGTAATCCTCTAACATACTCATTGGATTGTATGAGCTGTCTGCTATACTTTGGCCGTTGTCATTTTTTCCTGGAACACGCTTTTGTTGCACTTCGTATTTGACTTGTTCTAGATACTGCCGTGCTTTATGCGGAGGCATGTTGCCTACATCAATAAAGAATACTCTGCGCTCTGGTGCTCTGTGCACACGGTATATCAGTATGCTGTCTTCCAGCAATTCTTTCTGCTTAAACACTTTAAAAATTGGATCTAATATGCTTTGTCCAAAAGGCCATGCATTATCCATACCCTCTGTTAAACTAATATGCACAATATGTTCTGCGCCTACAGGAATTCCTTGATCTGAATCTGTACCAGCACCAGTTAAGTAACTGCCTGCTGCGGCGTTATTAGTTGGACTCATAATACCTGCGTTCATTGCTTGTCCGCTTCCGTAAGGTTTTCCGTGTAGTGGAGATGCGCTAGTTGCAATCTTTTCTTCAAAAATCGGCTCAAGATTTTTAACGAAGTAAATTTCTTTCGATTTCCCTTCGCTTTCGTTTACTATAACTTTAGTAATATTAGCAGGGTCTACCCAAAACAGTTCGTATGTTTCTGGATCTCTAATAAAAAATTGATCTCCGTACTTAATAGTATTTCTGAAAATTCTAAACACTCGTTTGTATAAATCGTTTAGATTACACCACTGTCTTAGAGTTTTATTAATAATTTTGCTTTCTGTGTCGCTTGGATCTTCATCATAATGGATACTAAATGGTAGCCCAGTAGAATCTTCTTCTTGTGTGCCGAACTCAGCAATAGTGTCTAGTGCTGTGTTAATTTCTGGATCGTTATCCATATTATCGTATTGTTGATAACGCATTAATCTGTTAGGAGAACCAGCATAAACTTCTGGTAGCCAACTTGCTAATTGATTAGATGCTGCCCCAGGACCTTGCTCAGTTGAGCTAGGCTGAATATTTAACGGTAATCCGCTATTATCAACAGGTGTAAAATGTTTTCTCCAACTCATACTAAATCCAAATGTTTATTGTATTACTAGTAGTATTTATCAGGTAGAGCAAAACTCTAAGTCGAATTTTCGATCGTGGTGTTGAGGGCAGATATTAACTTGTTTGTTTTTGCAGTGTTAGATGCAATTGCTGCCATAATACTTTCAACGTTAGTTGTTGCAGAATTTTCTCCAGAGTTGTTATTACCAGTACTTTGTGTTTGCGTGGCATTGTTAGCTGCTGTATTTGCATCGTTTTGTGCGTTAAGAGATTGGCCAGCTGGTGTTTTATTAATTGTCTCAGTCCCTTTTGCTGCTGTAAGTTTTTCTACTTGTGCTTGGTCAGCAAATTTTTTCTTGCTATTTGCTTCAAGAGCAGGGGTTTCTTCATCGTTAGCCCCAAAACCCAAAAAGCTCATTCCTTGTGATAGTAGTCCAGGGCTAGATGCATCGTTAATATTACTTATTGCGTCTGCTGATGCAGCTAGTGCAGCATGGTCTAAGTTAGCGAATCGTGCATACACGTCTGCCATTGCACCTAAGCTAACAGCAGAAGCAGCAATACCAGCAGCATCTAGAGTGGATAATCTACTAAAAATGTTAACTTGATCTTCTAACTCTCCTGTGTCAATATCATCTGAAATCTCGCCAAGATACCCTAACGAGAACGTAATTGCATCTATTGCACTAGCAATTCCGTACATTGTATCCGCTGGAATTATGCTAAGTCGTTCGATTGCGGCGGTTTGTGCATCTAAAACAGAAGTTTCGCTATCTCCTTTGACTGCATTGATAACGCTGCTAATGCCTTCTGCAATTCCACCAACTACACCCATTATGGTTCCGCCAATTTTTTCAACAGCTATGCCTACACCTTCTAGTATGCTTTTAATACCTGCGCCAAGCCCTTCAAATCCAGAGAATATAGATTCTAGCGCATTTCCAACTCCTTCAAAAACACTTTTAAGCACATCACCAAATGCGCTTACAATGGGCGCAACTCCTTCTAGAATCTCCTTAATCATCTTCCCAAAAGGTACAAACGCATCTTTTGCAATGTTTAATGCTGTAGCAAATCCAATAGTTGCAAGTGTAATGGCGCCTAATATCAGTGCTGCTTTACCTATTGCAGCCATGGGAACTTTGCCTATTGCTTTTAGTCCGTTAGCTGCGCCCATAAGCATACCGCCTAGGCCGCCGCCTTTGCCTGCCTTGCCTGCAACTGCGTTCCCTACAGGAGCGTTCCCGCCTATAGCTTTGGTAGCGCCGCCGCCTAGAAAACCTTTAGCTTTTCCGCCAAGTGCCATTGCAGCATTATATAGTTTAAGTGTTTTTGTTACTAATAAAAAGCTACCTACTACACCGCCCACTACTGCGCCTACACTGCCAAATACATCACCCATGCTTTCTACTGCACCAGTAAAGTCACCAGTAAATAAATTGTAGATAACCCTAAACGGTGCGGTTACAGCTATTATACCATCTTTAAGATTCGTAAATGCACTCTTTATGCTGTTCCATCCGCCACTCTTAAACCATTCTGCAAAATCCTGAATTGCAGGAACCATCTTGTTTCTAATTATTTCTGCAAAATTAGTAGTATCACCGCCAATCATGCCAAAGCTGTCCATGATTGTTACCCGTATAGTTTGAATAGCATCCTTAAATGCGCCCATCACACTTTGTGTGCCGGACATTTGTTTTTTCTGTTCTTGGCTGAGCTCGTTATAATCCTTAACAGCAACCAGTTGTTTCTTCATTTCGCCAGTAGCTGCGTCTTTAACTTCTATCTCTCGCATCATGGCTTTACCGTTTTTGTCCAGTATCTCGCCGTCCTTATTGCGTAATATAGTGTCTTTCACTAGCGCATCAGCAAATGCACCTGCTGGACCAGCAAAAGCTGCACTTAAATCTGTCATTGCTCCACTCATTGTGCCACTGATAGTATTCATTGCTGCATCATATGCTTGGGCTGCTTTTGCTAATCCACTTTGAACGCTGCCTGCTGAATTGGCGGCGCCTGCTAATGCACTTTTTGCTAAACCTGCACTTTCAAAAAGAGATTGCATCATGCCTGCTGCTGGTGATCCGGTGTTAACTAAATTTTGGAACATGCTGAGTGCTTTCTCATCGCCCAACAATTCACTTAAATTGTTTTGCAACATTGGACCAAATTCTTTCATCTTGGCCATGCCTTGTTCCTGCTCGGCAGCACTGCCATTCATTAACTTGCCGATGGTTTGCATTTCATTTGAAATTTCTTTGCCGCCAGCACCCATTGCACTCAGTGCAGTATAAAGTTCACTACCGCCTTGGGCCAAGAATGCTGCAGGTTCACTCATAGCAGTTAATATTGCATCCGATGCGCCGTCTGCTAATCCCATGCCCGCAAACTGTGTACCCAGTTGTTCGGCAGCTTCTAGATATTTTGCACCTGCCTCATCACCTAATCTAGCAACTGTTCTGGCTCTTGAAATCTGAAAGTTAAAATTACTGTCTAAAAGTTTGGCATTTTTGTCTCTTACTTCTTTTACACTTTGTCCTAGAGCTTGTGCAGCTTCCATCTGCATGCCATACAATTCTGCTGATCTCTGTGCTTGCCTCTGGCTATCAATTGCGCCTAATGCGCCTAACTGTTTACGCCTCTCTAAATCTTCTCCTAATACTTCAGCTGATTCCGCTATGCTTAAACCAAATTTATTACCGTTATCACTGATGTTGTTGAACGTTTTTTGTATGTCAGCAAAACCTGTCTTGCCCATAACCTGGACAACGCCACTGAAATTTTTCATTAGATCAGCTGCGGAGCCGGCAGTCATACCTAAGTAACTGAGATCTGCAATTAATTTTTCTGCACTACCAGTTGCATCAGTAAAGCCTACGCCTGCTTTCTGTAACTCGAGTAGTTCGTTACCAACCTGCTGAGCACCTTCAAACATTGTACCAACGACAGTCATTACAGAGCTGCCTAAACTCAAAAAGCTTTTAGTTAGCATTGCGTCTGCTTTCATAGCTCCGTTGAACAGGGTATCGCCTAAGATTTTACCTTTGCTAGCAGCACTTGCAATGCTTTCTGTGGCTTTGAGTTGCTGTTTTTGTAATGCTTTTGCTTCTTCGGCTACACTTTCTGTAACGTCTGTTTGTTCCTTAGCAAGATCAACTAATTTTCCGTAAACTTTAAGTGCATTTTTATCTGAACCCACCATGGCTTGCAAGAGTTTTTTCATATCCTCTTGTGTTTTTTCCAATGCAAAATCAGGTACTCTTGCTACATTTCCGTCTGGTAATTGAACGTCGGCCATAAAAATCCATTAAGTACAGTTTTAACGGTGATAAATATACATACAGATATATTCTCACACAACTATTTATCTGAATTATAAACTGGAGTTTTAAATGAGTAACCCGTTAAGTAAGTATTACAGGACACCTAAACTGTATGTGCAAGTACCCAGTCTAGGTAAGTTTTATTCTGAAGATGTACTAGTGTTACCAGAAAACAAAGAGCTGCCCGTGTTTGCAATGACAGCAAAAGATGAAATGATTATGAAAAATCCTGATGCATTGCTTAACGGCGAAGCTGTTGCACAAGTGATAGCAAGCTGTGTTCCAGCAGTAAAAAAACCTAGATCACTAGTCAGTAACGACATAGATGCATTACTAATAGCAATACAAGCTGCTACTTCAGGCGATGATATAGATATAAGCACCGAGTGTCCAGAATGTTCTGAACCTGTAAGTGGCGTGGCTAGCATCGAGCAAGCATTACAAAACATGACTGTAATAGAAGAAACATATAAATTTACAACGCCAAATGATTTAATAATAGAAGTTAGACCGTTTACATACGAAAGCACAGTTAAGGCAGGCATTACAAACTTCCAAAGCACACGCAGTTTGCAAAGTTTACAAAACATAGACGACGAACTAGAGCAGTTAAAAGCGTTTAATAAAAACTTTATGCAAATTGCTGCACTTAACTTCGACTTAATAGTTGATTCAGTGAGCAGTGTGCGCGGCGTGGAAGAAGCAGACGGCGAAGCATTTGTAGTTACTAACAGAGAAACTATCCGAGAATTTTTAGAAAACTGCGATAGTAGCATCGGTAATACCATCGAAGAAAGTATCACCAAGGTTAATCAAATTGGTGTACAAAGAAAGATAATGTTAGAATGTGAAAAATGTAACCACACATTTGAACACGATATAGGGTTTGATCCTGTAAATTTTTTCACAGCTTCCTAGCACAAGCAGACGGTGAGGATATTCTGAACCTCTTAAACCGGCTAAAGCAGGAAGCGGCAAAACTAGAAAAATCCATAGTAGAAATTGCAGTATATTCAGAAGGAAGTATTAGCTGGACTGAGTCTTGGCAAATGAGTCCTGAGCAAAGATCTCTCTGCATCTCTGTCATTAACGATCGCAACAGAGCAAAATCAGGTAAACCAACTAACGAAATGCTTTAAACCTATTTCTTTTAAACCCTAAAATTTTTTAACAGATTGTTCGATCTGTTTTTTTTGTTTTTAATTATGTTTTCTATCAAGTAATAGGTCCTACGGACCTTTTCCCACTGCATTCATTCACTTCACTTCGTTACGTTCATTCACTTGTTGGAAATATTTTTTAATCGGAAACATTAAACCTTCACTTGTATTGTATTGATATCATTTAACAATAACATAAGGCTATTCATGCAGATTGTGAAGTCACATGGAGCCGACACAATATCGGCTCCAAGTAAATTGGTTTCATGCGAGTTGCTTCAGCCCAACTAGGAGACAGGTATTTTAAGTACATTACACTCTTTGTTAGGCTCTGACCGTACCTTTTACCTGCGCCGATTTTTAATGCCATTCTAAGCTCCAAGATGGCAATACTGAGTTTTGTAATGTTTTTTCAACTGTTTAGACTAAACAAACGTTTCTCTCCTGATATGGGAGGACGTTTAAGCATCCTTTACGGGTAGTGTTTAGAATTGGCTAACAACAAAAACCTTTTAGCAGCGGTACATTTTATAATACATGCTAGATAGTATGGAGATCCGGCCTATCAACCTTGTGTGCTGTTTGTAACGTGCCTTGATGGAGTTTTAGACTGGGTGTCTGTTAATTTTTAAGATGGTCTCTGAGCGCTTCTTTTAGTATGTTTGATCCGCCTACTCTCACATTTATAATACCATTGTAGTATTCGTCTGTGAGCAACACGTTATGCTCAAACTGTAATTTTGCCTCTAAGTAACTTGCAACGCCTCGACTTGGACACATGTGTAAGATTTCTCTAGTAAACATGTCTTCGCCTAACCGGGCAACATCCTCATTTAAATGATCGCTGCTACCCCAGTATGTGCGCCAGTCACTTTCGACTGTGCTGCGCCGCTTGTTTTTTCTCCCTTTTAGTGGAGCCCTAGTTTTTTTAAACTTTGCTAGTTTCTTGCCTATGTATTTTTTGTTATTTGTATTGTTCGTAATTAAGTAAACAAACGCTTCCGTTCCCTCAGGCAACTCTGTAATTTCTTTACCCTGGTATGTCCACGTCATCAGCAACTATTTAGTTAACATATTCTGTATCTGTGTTATAACTGGTAAAACCACCTGACTTAATTACTGTGAGCACATTATTAACTCTGCCCACTAGCTCCTCTTTGTGAGATATAAGGAAAATGTTTTTACCCTGGTCTCTGTTCATCTTCTTTAAAATTCCTAAGCCAGCTTCTACACCCACAGTATCCATCCCGCTGTCTAACAGCTCATCAATGCACATAAAGTTCATTGGATGGTTGAGACTCTCATATATGTCCCTGAACGACCAACTTAGACTTAGGATAAGTCGGTTGCGTTCCCCCCTTGACAAATTGTCAAAGTCTAGGTCTCTGCCGTATTCTGTTATCTCTACACCCAAGTCTGAGCTAAACTTGACTTCATGCGGCAGCCCAATTCTTTCCAAATAGTGCGCTAGTCTGTGATTCAGATAGGCAATATTTTGATCTATAATCCTCTTACGAATAAAACTGTCCTTGCTGGTTAACAGTTTAAACAAGAAGTCCTGATGTTCACGCAGCTCGGTGAGGTCGTTAATAGCATCAAAGTCTGTTTCCTGTAAACCAGTTTGTTTTAGGCTTTCTATTTGTTCTACGTATGGATTTTCTTCTGTGCTCTTTTCAGCATATTGAGCAGCTAGTGTTTCTAAATTGTGTTTATGTTCGTAGGCTTCTTCAATTGTGCTGTAAAACGGATTCTCGCATTCTGGCACTTGCAGCTGCTCTAATTCTGCGCCAAGTTCCTGTAATTCTGTTAACTTTTCTTTCAGATACAGTGTTTCGGCATCCAGCTTCTCTTGCAGTTCTGTCCTGTATTCTGCATGTGTGGTTAAGTGTGCAGTTCCTTGTCCACAAGCAGGGCACACTCCTGCATCAGCATCCGCAATATTACCTGTTAGTTCTGTAATTCTGTTCTGACTTCTGCTAATACTAGTATCCACAGTTTTAACTTCTTTGCTCAGCGTGTCTACCTGTTTCTGCGCCTCTTTGGCTTCACCCAAACACTTATGAGCGTCAATTTCTGCATCTACATCCAACTCAGCTAATGCTGTAAGAGCAGTCTCCATTTGAGATAGCTTGTCTGACTTGTTTTTTTGCCAAGCAGCGCCGCGCATTTCTATATCTTTGATATTTTTCTGTATACGCTTATTGCTTTCTTCCATTGCATTGATGCGTATCTCTTCTTCTTTGATGCCATCTTTTGTTTGTTTAAGCAACTCTTTTAGTACATCAGCTTTAGCACTTAAATCTGTAATACCTAACAATTGCTCAATCATAGCTCGCTGATCGTTTGCTCGCAGACTTAGGAAAGGTTCAGTGTAAGTGTTTAGTGCAATAAGCTGCTTGAACATCTCATGCGGAAAGCCAATAATCTTTTCAATCTCTTTTTGTGTTTCACGACTATCGCCTTGCGCATCATCATCTTCACGCTCAACGCCATCTACTAATAAACGTAATACATTTGGACGCCTTCCTCGCTCAATACGATATTCACGCCCACTCATCTCAAATTCCACAGTGGTAATCATATGTTTACCATTTGTTTTATTGATTAAGTTATCACGCTTGATGTTAGTGAGAGCCTCACCGTACAGTGCATAACTGAGAGCATTCACAATAGTGGTTTTGCCAGTACCGTTACGACTGCCGTCACCACCCAAGTCCTCGTTATGTCCGATAACTAACGTGAGTTGACCGTTATCAAAATTAACCGCCTGGGTTTGTGCACCAATACTCATAAAGTTCTTGGCGCTAATATTTTTAATTTTTAGCATTTATACAGTTAGTCCGTTGTAAATGTCAATTAACCTGTTTTTGTTTACAGTGTCGCTTTCGATAGTATCTAGCTGACTTACCACAATAGCATCAACACTTTCAAACTCTATCTCACCGCCCTGAAATTCTTCTTGCTCTTCTTTGACCTGAATCAATTGTAGTTCACGCACATTATACTGTTCAGCGAACTTTTCTTTTATAAAGTTTGCCTCCTCGTAAGATATGCTTATGTTTAATTTTACACGAGCATGGGTGTATTTGTCAAGTAAGTTCTGATGATTGTCCAGTAACTCACTGAGACTTAACACTTTATACTTAGGGCAGTCTGGCCAGTTTACATATTGAGGTTCATCCCCCCAAGTTAGGAACATTGCTCCTCTATCATTGTCGCTGACATCAGCATAGTTATGAGGGAAAGCATTGCCAATATAGTGTATGTTGCCTTTGTACTGACGTTTGTGAAAGTGTCCACTAAACACATAGTCAGGACCACTGAGGTGTGTTGAATTAACACCGCCATGGTCAGGCATTTCTACGTGAGCATTCATTCTGAAGTGAGGGAGTTCTAAATGACCAAACAAATATTTGGCTTTGATCTTTTCCAGTTTACGCCATTCTTCTCCCACCATCCAGGGAATAATAGCAACATCGTCCTGAACAAACCATTCGTCAACCATTACAAAGTTTGATAGGTCTCTGATGTACTCCACACTGTTAAGCTCTCGCTTATCACGATAGTACAAGTCGTGGTTGCCAGTGATGAAGTATACTTTCTCAAAGTTGTCGTTAAGACGTTTTAGGTCTTTGATACTAGCGTTCATAGTTGCTACATTAACACTGGCTCTGTGATGACTCCAATCGCCTAAGAATATACAGGTCTCTGCATTTCTAGCTTTGGCTTCAGCGATAAACCAGTCCATAAACCTGTGACAATCGTCCAAGTGCAGGCGACTATTTTGCTTTAATCCATAGTGTATGTCAGTAAAGCATGCTGCCGTCTTAAACAGCTGGTTCATTATTTCCCTCGATATCTGCTGCTTCTTTACGCACGTTCCTAACCTCTTCTTCGTGTTTAAGTTGTCTGCTATAACTAGGCAAATGCCCTTGTTCAATTAATATGTCGTCTTTTATATTTTGACTTCTTTTTTCTAAATTAAGTACTCGAGTAAAACTATTATTAACCGCAGCCGTGTAATACGCAAACGGATTATCAGATTTTGCTTCATTAAACTGTAAACCCATATAACTTAATTGTACAAGTGCTTGTCCACGCATTTCGTCTACATACGTATACCCTCGCCAGTTTGCACGATGACTATACCTTTCAACAAGTTTTAAAAACATTGTGCCTAACTTATTCGTAATCCTGCCGTGATCAATTGAGAACTTGCCGTTACTCAAACTTCCCTGCCAGTGACTACGAACAACTTCACGAATTTTTTTATTTTCTAGATCTGTAATAACGAAATGTTTAAATGGTGGGAAATGTATTTTTGCTTTTGAGTCAGAAATTGTTTTATGTGTCTTTTTTCTATCTAACTCTTCTGGTATATGGTCAAATGTCATTACTCGAAACACTAATTCATACGTATCTAAACTATTAGGATCAACTAAAAAATCCTTTTGTTTAGGTTTATTTCTATAATTAGTTGAATCATATGTCAACATAGCACTAGCATAACTTTCAGATTGCATCTTTGCTGCTTTATTATTTTTTGCAGTCTGAATATTGCTAAAAATATCTTCAGCAGAGTCCACAATCACATCGTAGTTATTAAATTTTTCTGTATCTTCTGAATAACAGTATGTGAGTTTGCTTTTGTGTATTTCTTTTAAAATATCTTTGTTGTTTAAATAATTTATTTTTTTAGGTTTATCCTGGGTCATATAACATACTCCTTAATACATAATTTTACTACATTTTCTATAAAAGTCAAGCAAAACAACGGATTATTTATATTAAAACTATGTTTAATAATTCAGATAAATACATTTATACTTTAGAGGGGAGCAGATGTCTTTCGACAATTTTTTTGATAAGAGTAAAAACAGTCTAGGCAGCGTTCTTAGCAATAAGGCTGGAGACGCAATACGTAGTATTAATAATCCTATCTTGCGAAATGCTGCTGGCAACCTGTTAAATACTGCATTGCCTGGATTTGGTGGTGGTATTCCTAACTATAGTGATAACAGTTATGGTGCGGTAATTAGTGAAAAAATCATTAAGAGTATTGCTGAAGCACAAGGAACTATTGCTAATCCATTTCCAACTGATGAGCAAGTAGCATCCAGTACTGCACTAGAAAATGCATATGATTGGAGAGCAAGACTACGTCCAAAAAAAGGTGGGGAAGAAACATTTTATGCTGCTAGTATTGAAAACGGAGAAGGTGGTAACGGATTTACTGATTACCTAATGCGTCCTATACAAGAAAGCGGCGGTATGGTATGGCAACATACCCCCAGTATTTTTCTCAACGGTACTGCCGATTACGATCAAAAATACATGCAGGGAATGAATTACCCTATTAATACTTACTTTCACAGTAGGGCACCTGAAATTCCTGTTACTGCTGACTTCACTGCTAATGATCAATATGAAGCTAGATACATGTTAGCAGTATTAACTTTTTTACGTATTGCTACTAAAGGGTTTTATGGCGATAGTGCAGTTGCAAACGGCAGATATGGCACACCCCCTCCTGTTATGGTTTTTGAATACTTGGGCGATCACGGCTTTAATAAAGTTCCAGTAGTAGTAACCAACTATCAATTTCAACTAGACAACAATGTAGACTATGTGCCTGTAACAGTTCAAGACACTGTGACTTATGTGCCTACAATGGCAAACATATTAGTCACACTGAGTCCCACATTTACACCTACAAAACTACGCAGAAAGTTTGACCTTCAAGCTGTTGCAAACGGTGCACTTTACAAAGATGGATTTATTTAATGAACTATAATTATAGTAAAGACAGTTTTATGTACAATGCAGAAAAGATTAGCGATATCTTTTTAGGTGTAAACAACTTACCAGCATTACAAAAATCCATTAAAGATGAAGTATATATAATAGGGCACGGGTATGATGAACGTCCTGATTTACTCGCACATTCAATTTACGGAAAGTCTAGTGTGTGGTGGGTTTTTGCGTTACGAAACCCAGATATTATACAGGATCCTATACGAGATTTTAAAGCAGGCACAGAAATTATTTTACCGGCAGTAGAATCAGTACAAAAACTAATTGGTGGGTAAATTATGCCAGAATATGCTGTTCCAGTAATTGACGACCCTTATGTGGGCAAAGTATTTGGGAACATACTAGATTTCTATGATAACCCGTCGTACAATTTACGATTAACAATGGTTAAGCCTGAGTTTGAGGCAAACCCTTCTGGTCCGCTGGTTGCTCCACCTAGTGGCATTGTTATATTAGCACAAACAGGAGTTACTGGTACACAGATTGACGATTTAGAAATAGATGCTCTGGTAGATTCCAGTTTGGGCACTGAATTAAAATGCAGATTTACCATTATACAACCTGGTGCTGCTACTTTTTTAGACGAGATACAATATGCAAAAGCATATCTAGGATACGATAATTCTGCTAGTACAACTATGTTTCTCGAAATTCGCTTCCAAGGATATACTACAGACTTTGATGACAACGAAGAAGGCGGAGTACCCCAAGTAATACTGGGACCAATAGTTTACAAAATTGATCTCACTGAATTTAGTTTAAGTTTAGATGCAAGTGGCAGTGTTTATGATATGCAGGCAATAATTACCGACACTGTTGCTTACAAAGACACTGTTTATCGAACACCTCAAACTATTACGTCTACTGGAGCAACTATAACTGAACACGTAGAATCGTTTGTCACAGCCTTAAAAGAGTGGCACGAAAATACAACTTCATACGAAGTTTCAGACAAAATAGAAATTGATTTATCAGAGTTAATTGGTGCAAGTTCAAACGGATCTGTGGGAACCAGTTTAAGCATCATTTCAGATGATTCTTTGATAACCAGCAAAGACAAAGGGCAAGCTGAATCAGTAAATCGTATAATGAACGAGACATGGGATATAAGAACAAAACTAGAGCAACAAGCAGCATTAGATGCTGACCCTATTGATAGTGGTACTGCTCCAGAAATACAATTTGACGGCGACAATCTAAGCATAAAAGAAGGAACAAGTATAGCAGAGTATATGTATATACTGTTGAGCATGTGTCCAGAGTTTTATACAAAGTGTTCTAGGAAGGAAAATATAGACGACCCTGATAGTCCTGTAAAAAAAGACCAAGCATTTATTAGCTGGTTTAAAATAGATACCCGAGTAGAACGTTTGGAATTTGATCCTAGTAGAAATGATTACGCTCGCAAATACACATTTGTGCCTCTGCTGTTTAAAACAGCAAATCCAAATGTAGCAGTGGATATACAAGAATTAAATCCAGAATTATCAGATTTAAAAGAAAGGGTAAAACAGTATAAAGAGAGCGGTAGCTTATTAAAAGCATATGGGTACTTTTTTACAGGGGTAAACGATCAGATATTAAATCTAGATATAAAATATAATAATGGTACTGGATCAATGCTACCGCCAAAGTATGGTGCAATTGGAGAAGTTAGCCAGACAAGCCAAAATAAGTTAAGTGATTCTACACCAGCAGGTGAAGATACTAGCTTTGCTGGTAGACTAGACAGTATGTTAGGAAAAGCAAAAGAAAAAGCTGATAAAAACGTGTTCGGTGATTTTGTAGATGCCGTAACTAGTTTACAGTCAGGCAGTGAAGATATATTGGGCAGTGTGGCAAATCAGTTAGGTAGTGTGTTAGGTCTAACTGATAGCGAAATATTGACTAGAATGGCTGATCGAACAGGACTAAATGAATTAGTAGAGCAGGTAAATCAAGAACAAAGAAATTTATTTGGGGGATTGTCGATTAATTCACCTACACTTAACACAGAACCACCTGAAGTTGCAAGCGCTGGTCCTGGAAGCGGAACATACACTCCTGAACCAAGCGGATATGTGTACAGCACAGACTTTGTTCCTGCTGCCAGCGATAGTGCAGTAGATGCTAGCACTCTAGCAGAACTAGGGTATATACCCGGAGGCAGTATACCACCGCTACCAAATAAAGCTGATGCCAGCAAAGATGTTAAAAGTGTAGCCGAAGCAGGAACAACCCAGATCGGAAGTACACGAAATAAATTGTTTGGCTTTATCACTGAGCAGCAAAATAGTGTAAACTTTTTACTTGAAATAGATTTAGAATTACGTGGTGACCCTTGGTTTCTAGCTAGCCAAGATCTTAGCAAGCCCACAGAAGCCAAAGCAAATTTTAAAAGAGATGACAGTTTATTTTTTCTGAGAATAGCAAGCCCACAAAAAGCTGATCCTGACTGGCGAGACGAAGACAACAATACAGGATATTGGAAATTCGACGGAACAAGTAGAACTTTTAGCGGAGTGTATAAATTCCAATCTTGCATTAACAAGTTTTCAGGAGGACAATTTTCTGTAACAACAAAAGCAATAAGACTGCACGGGCTAGACGAGCCTGCAACAGAAATTATAGCAGAAGAGACCGAAACTGATGGCTAAAATGGATACTAACAAACAAAGCAGAAAAAACTCTGCATTTAGACAAACAATGAGTAACAATCCGTTGTTCGGAATCTATCTTGCGGAAGTTATTAGCACAAAAGATCTAGGTCGAAGTGGCATGATAAAAGTTGAGATACCTAGTATTGGTAAGGATGTAGAATTTACCAGTCAGCAATTTGATTGTTTTTGGACCTCGCCGTTTGCAGGCACAACCAATGTGGATAATACTAGTGACAACCCAATAGAAGGCTACACCACCACTCAAAAATCATATGGTATGTGGATGGTCCCGCCTGATATCGGTAATTTGCTTTTAGTTGCATTTGCAGATAATAACACAAAGTATCCTTATGTGATTAGTTGTATATATTCAGATAAACGACAGCATATGGTGCCTGGTATGCCAGCAGGAAAAAATTTTAGTGATCCTGGACTTGCAATGCCAGTTGCAGAGAAAAACAAATATGACGAACGAGCAACACATAACGATGCTATAAGAGCAGTAGCAGTTGATTTAGCAGAAGGTATTGTTAAACAAGGGTTAATTAACGATCCTGTACGCGGCGCCGGCACATCAGGCGCAAGGAGAGAGTCTCCATCAGAAGTGTTTGGCATACTAACTCCTGGACCAGTTGATCCAGATAACAATCGTGATAGATTAGGTGGCCATCAGTTTGTAATGGATGATAGTATAGAAAGTCGCTTGATTCGATTGAGAACAGCTGGCGGCGCCCAAATATTAATGGATGACACAACTGGTATTACGTATGTAATAAACAAAAAAGGCACAGCATGGGTAGAGCTTGGTGCAGATGGTGATGTTAATGTCTATTCAGATACTGACATTAACATGCGAGCAAAAGGTGATTTTAATATACGTGCAGATCAAAATGTTAATATTGAAGCAGGACAAAACGTAAACATTAAAGCAGCAGGGGATAACACAGGAACAGAAAACTATACTGGAGATGCTGGAGAATATACTCCTGCTTCAGGAACTGGAGGGCAAGTTACTGTAGAAGCAAAAACAGATTTTAATGTGGCTGCTAGTCTGAATGCCAAAGTAACGGCTGCTACAGGAGAGATACAACTGATTAGCGGACTAGCAACCAAAAGCGTTAGCGGACCAATTGGATTTATAGTATCCACAAAAGGCGATTTTGTTGTTGGCGCAGACGGGCAAGGCTTAATCAGCGCCGGAGGCACAGCCAGTTTATACGGCGGAGGCTCTACCTATGTTACAGGTTCCACAGTGAATTTAAACAGTTCTTCAGGACCCCAAATTGGCTCACAAGGAACTTCAATAGCAAACGGAGCTGCTAGTACTCCTAGGGCGCCTGTTATAACAGTACAGAGCTTTTTAGATGCTGCGTTAGAACCACCTGAGTTTGTTAGAACTAATGCTTTGTCAGGACAGGCGGCAGCAGCTCCTACTAATGGGGAAAGAACAGGAACACAAAATCAAATAGATACTATAGTATCAACTATGCCTACGGCAGAACCTTGGTCTGGCCATCAATAATCTTATTACTAGTAAGTTCAGCAATCTTTATATAGGCAGCGTATTTTTGTTTTGTTTCTTCGGCAATTTGAGATCTAAGCAGGTCAATTTCATTGCTCATGCTCACAACTTTTCGTCTGTACATTTCTAATTCTGACTTTTCGTGATTAGCCACTACGGGGATCTCCAATTCTAATTGTGTCATATATACTTATCCTAACCATATAAAAACATTAAAATAAGGGGGCAGTAACTGCCCCCTAGAGGTACGACTATTTAATATGGCAAATATTAGATTTAGCCGTTAATCAACTTGATCATATCCCGGAACTCTTTTGGTTCCTGGTTTTTGTTGTAACGATAGTTACCACTCAAGTTTATAGTGTCGAACAAAGAGTATTTTTTCTTTACGCTATCGTAGATACCCATTACAACAAATCTATTATTGTTGTCTTTAGATATTGAATTGGTAAAGATTTTATGAAATCGAGGAGATTTATCTACTTCAAATCCATAAACAGCACCCTGTTCTTCATTACGCTTTTTAGCCAACGCCCAAATATCATCGAACTGTTTGGATAGCTTAATTTTTCGCATAACTATTACCAGATTATCTTAATTAAATGGCACCGCTAAGTACCGCCTCACGTAAAATCTCTTACGCTTAGTAACCATTATACATGCACTTCTAATCAAAGTCAAGTATTAAAGTACTAGTTAATTTAACCGATAAATAACAGTATGGCAAATTTTATTGGAATGAGCACCGTAGATACAATTCGAGCACCTTACACCGTGATCGACGATGTTCTAGTAAAACGTGATCTGCTAAACGAATTTTATACTAAGCGCGGTGAACGAGTAATGAGACCAAATTACGGATGTATTATTTGGGAAGTGTTAATGGATCCTGACACTGTAGAACTGGAAAGTGCTGTAGATGAGGATATAAAAAGGATTATTGCTAGAGATCCTCGAGTGAAACTGCTTAGAATTAATACTGTGGTAGCAGAACACACACTGAGAAGCGAAGTCCAATTAGAGTATGTTTTTTCAGGAAACAGCGATACTCTTTATCTCAGTTATACACGAAGTGCAGAAGAAAGACTCAGCTAAAGGAATTATAAATGACCGTATCTAGACAACAAAACTTGTTTGCTGCTGAAGATTGGAAAATAGCATATAAAGTTTTTAATAATGTTAATTTTCAGGCGTATGACTTTGATACCATGCGTCTTGCAATGGTAGACTATATTAAAACAAATTTTCCAGAAAACTTTAATGACTACATCGAAAGTAGTGAATTCATTAGTATCATTGAATTATTAGCATACTTAGCGCAGAGTTTAGCGTTTAGGATGGATTTAAATTCCAGAGAAAACTTTTTAGAAACTGCAGAACGCAGAGATTCGGTGTTCAAACTAGCACGTATGTTAGGATATAATCCTAAAAGAAATGTGCCAGCGAGCGGATTGTTAAAAATAGTTAACATTAAAACCACCGAAAACATCACAGATAGTTTAGGTACTACACTGAATAATAGAAATATATATTGGGACGATGAAAACAATACACAAAGCTACGAACAGTTTATTACTATTTTAAACAGTGCAATGAGTAAGACTAATCGTTTCACTTCACCAATTAAAAGTGGTGAAGTTGGAAATGTTAAAACTGAACTATATCAGTTAAACACTCCTGCAGGTTCCCCTATTGCGTATAATTTTACACTTAGAATAAACGGAACAGAAAGAAACTTTAATGTGTGTAATCCAGATTTTGAGGACGAAGGATACTTTTATGAAAGACATCCTGATCCAACTAATTTATTTAATTTAATATATCGAAATGATAGCAAAGGGTCTAGCAGTGCAGACACTGGATTCTTTTTGTTTTTCCGACAAGGTATATTGAACTTTTTAGATTTTAATTACACTACTCCAGTGGAAAATCGTACACAAGATCTTGCAGTAGCAAACATTAACGAAAGCGATGTTTACCTGCAAGAAATAGATACTATTGGTGCTGTGGTTAACAAATGGACAAAAGTTCCCAACACTGTCGGTCAAACTTTAACATATAACACATTAGCATTAAACAGCAGAAACTTGTACAGCGTGGAAAATTTAGGTACTAGCGGAATACGTGTTAGATATTCAGATGGTAACTTTGCTAATGTCCCTCAAGGTGTATATAGATTATGGCACAGAACTAGTGACCCAGAGCGTTATAGCATACAACCACAAAATGCACGTAACATAGTATTGAGTGTGCCGTATACAAACAATATTGGCGAAAAGCACACGCTCAGCCTCACCTGTAGCTTGCAATATACTGTTAATAACAGTTTACCAGCAGAAAGCATTGCGGCGATCAAAGAACGTGCACCGCAAACATTTTATACGCAAAACAGAATGGTCAATGCACAGGATTATAATGTTTTCCCGCTGAGTCAAAGTAATAATATATTAAAACTAAAAGCAACTAACAAAACTCATGCTGGACACAGTCGTTATGTTGACATTAACGATCCTACAGGTACATTTCAAAACATAGACACTTTTGCTGACGATGCATATCTATACATTGACGATAGGAATCCTACAGAGACTATTATTGTTAACAGCAATGTAACTCCTCTAGAACTAGCAACTAGTATTATCCCTAACAGATTAAAAGGACAACCTGTAAATAATTTTGTTTATTACACACTGAGAAACATTTGGATTGATCCTGCTAAGAACGGTATTGTAGATGTGTTCGAATTCAGCGAAGCAGACAATGTGTTATGGAATCCATTACCAAGTGCAGAACGCAGCAAGACCGGCTATTTAACTGAAACTTTTACCACAGGCACAAGGAACATATTAGTTAACAATGTTGCAGGCAAAACAGAAATTCTAAAACAAAACAACTTTATTAAGTTTGTTAATCCTATAGATAGCTCAGAATACAAGTGGTGTAGGATTATTAATGTGGAAAATAGCGGAGCACTTAGCGCAGGTGTAAACACATCAGTTGGTCCTTGGACACTTAGTGAAGAAATAGAGGCAACTTGGCAGGCTTGTGAAGTAATTGTTAGTTTGAGAAAACTTTTTACTGTTGCTGAAGCAGAGTTAATACAAACTGAAATACGTAACAAAAGAAGTTTTGGCCTAGGCTATAATTTACAAACAGACACTTTTTACATTATTCCAGACAGTTTACTGACAGCAGATAGCAAGGCAGGAAAGTTTGCATTAGATAATGGCCAAGCTGGCGCATACAGTTGGTTAGTATTATTAAATTACTCTCCTGTAGATCAATTCAGTTATAGATATGATGTTACCCTAAGAGGAAATGATTATGTAGTTCAAAGCAGGGACGATATCCGTTTTTATAATGTGAAAAATTCAGGCACAATAAAAGACAAAATTACTTTTACCACAGTTAATACACGAAGCGGTGATACCGAAACATTCAGTTGGCAAGGCACTACATTTTTAAACAGTTTTACTGGAACCACATTTGAGCCTATTGGAATTAGTGCTAACCTTCCGCTTAAAACCAGAGCCACTACTTGGAAAGATTTAGAAGCTCAATGGGTGAGTAATTTTGGTTTGTTGAAACCAATAAACAGCAGCTTGGTTAGTATTACAAACAATAATCAATATGTAAGCGAAGCGTCTACCGGATTGAATGTGTATTTTAAAACTGGCGCCCTTGCAAGTGAAAGTAACTTGGTTATCGCAGCTAATACTGGACTTATAAGTGTGTTGCCTAGTAAAATCACAGTGCCTTTTAATAATACCACATTTGGTGTTAATGTAGTAGAAAGCACCGGCACGCCATTTATTGCATACAGGCAATTACCTAATAATGGCGTCCCTGGCACAGACGAAGTAATATTTAAAGCAGAAGAAGGCGGTGTACCATATAGCTATGGCGAGGGTGGTAACAGTTTAGACTCTAGCACTGTCGGTCGATTATATTTGTTAGATTATAATCCAGTAACTGAAACAGGAAACATTGAATACAGAAATATTCAAAATCATGATCTACATTCCAGTTCAGATATCACTGGCGCAGTAAGCAGAGACAAGTTAGTTTTAAGATACATTACCAATAAAGAAAAACTGTCAGTTCCAATTGATTGGGAACTAATAGACACTTTTAAAGAATCTGATGGGTATGTTGATCCTAGAAAAGTTAAAGTAGCACCTATTGATACCGATAGAGATTTGGTGCCTGATCGTCCTTTACAATTCTCAGAGTATGTTAATCCAGAAGACTACGTGCTGTTTGAATACTACAAAGATTTTGACGGCACTAGTTATGATATTCCAGTGAGCGGCGTTATTGCTGATTTTAGACGTGAGGATAATTTATTAATTAATAATACTGCAGGCACTGTTACGCCTTTGCGTTATACAGACATATATAGTTTTAGTGACCTAAAATGGATCATTGTCAAGAATGATGCTGTAGCGAATCTGTTTATTAACATTAGTTCAGCAGCAGGCTTAGTTATTTTTAGCGTAGGTTCGGGAAAAGTTTTTCAAGTAACACGAGTTAGTACAAGCGACACTGAACTCTTAGTGCTAGAAACCTCAGACTACTTTGTACGTATCGGTAGAGGTAAAAATCAAAACACTGCAACAGACAGCACGACAAACGGAATTATTAGATGGCAGCACAATGCTAGCAGTAGTGTACGTGTTGATCCTAGCATTAGTAACATAGTGGAAATGATTTTATTAACGCAAAGCTATAACGATTTGGTTAACAGATGGAAATCCAATCAATCAGGAGAGTTTCCCATAGAGCCAACCACCGATCAACTAAGCCTGGAATTTTCAGGACTAAATACATACAAGACTGCTAGCGATACATTAGTGTTCCGCAGCTCAAAGTTTAAATTGTTGTTTGGGAATCAAGCAGATGAAGAGTTTAAAGCTAAATTTCGTGTTGTTAAACTCAGCGACCAGATAAGTGATAATGAGTTAAAAAGTGGCATTATATCGACAATTAACGAATATTTTGACGTTAATAATTGGGAGTTTGGTGAAACATTTTATTTTACAGAATTGAGCACATACATTCATCAGAAATTAGGTAGTAACATAGGCAGTATTGTTATATTGCCCAAGAATATTTCAGGTAAATTTGGAGAGTTATTCCAAGTTAAAGCAGAGTCAAATGAATTATTCATTAGTACTGCTTCTGTTAATGATATAGAAATTATTAGCAGAATTGATAACCAAACTCTAAGAGCGGATATTTAACGTATGGCTGATAAAATTTATAAAAAGTTACCGGCAGTTCTACAAACGACAACGATCAAAAACTTTTTTGAGAATACTGTAGAACAACTGTTTAGCAAGCAAGACGCAGAAATAGTTCAAGGCTTTATAGGATCACCTAGTAACGAAGATGTTAACGCCAGAGGACAGTTTTTAACTGAACCAACTGCTACAAAACGTTTTTACGCCTTAACTCCAACAGTTAATACTATTAATAGTGTAACAGCTAAGAGTGAGAACTTTTATTTTTACGACGAAATAATAGATACACTTCATACTTACGGAGTGGATACTCATAATCATAATAAAATATTCAGTTCAGAATTTTTAACATACTTACCGCCGATAGACATCGATAAATTTTTAAACTATCAAGAATACTACTGGATAGAAAACGGACCTAACACAATTACTATAACTCCTACAGCAGATGTAGTACTAGACATAGACAATGAAGTGATAGGCAAAAAGGAATTCACTTACGGATCAGTTAACCTGCGTAACGGAATGATTCTTCAGTTCTCAGGTGATAACTGTGTACCTGCTAGCCGAGTAAATATTGAATACATTGTGCAAGGCGTAGGTACTGCAATACAATTAATACAAAAAGATCTAAACAATATTACTTCTTACACTAAAGATAAAGATTATATCCTACAAGCTAGGGGAGCAAAAAATCAAAATTTATGGAGTAGAATTAACTACTGGTATCATGTAAATAATTTCCGTGACGCAGGTCAAGACTTGCCTCCTAGAGTTAATCGTGCAAACAGACCTATCCTAGAATTTGCACAAGAATTAGAACTATTTAATCACGGAACTGAGTTTGCAACCGTTGTAGATTTAGCAACCAACGCCCCCCTTAATCAATTAGATGGATCACTTGCCGACGCACAGCTGACAGATGAAAATGTAATAGGCAAAGAATTTATATTTTTAAATCAGTCTGAGCTAGAAGTGGGAAATATTGTGCACACGGCTATTGAAATAGATTCAAACACAGCACCGCAATTAAATATAACAGACGTTACTGGCACATTTAACGCAAACATTGATTTAAACTGGACTAGATCAAAAAATAAGTTAGGGTATGAATTATCGTCTATAACAGTACTTGACCAAGGCTCGTCAATCACTTCCTTTCAACTTCTTGATCTGGACTACGCCCTCTTAGAAGAAGGCGATGTAGTCACTACAAGTACTATAAACATTGTAGCTCCAGTAACTTCTGTGTTGCCAGGAATGGCTGTTTGGATTCCGGCAGTTGGTACTAATGGCGAATACACTTATGGTATTGTAGATACTGTTGACACTGTAAATAGAATTATTACTACTGTAGAACCGATAACCATTTATCGTAACCTAGCGCTCCAGACACCCTATATAGCCTTTACTCCAATAATAGCTACTATAACTTCACCATATGGATCAGATGCAATAGTAGCAATCGGTTCATTCGGCGGCCTTGTTTACGAAGCGCTCAGTTTTGTATTAAATCCAGGCGCTGGGTATTATACTGAAGGCTCAATTAAAGTACAGCAAGTAGGCGACCCTATATTAAATCCTAGCGGTATCACTGAAGAAAATTTAGCGTTTGTCCCTTACAAAATAGATGTTGATAAACCTGTACAGGTTTCTCTGGGTTCTAATGCAGGTAAAGAATTTAAATGGGATGTTACAGGCTGGTTACAGTGTCAGGAGAAACTGTACTTAAACCAACCACCACTGTTTACACTTTATGACACCCGAGGAACTTACTTAGGCGATCGCCCAGGCAATAATTTTGCAGGCAGTAAAATATTTGGTTATGCGACCGAAGTACCAGCAAACGCACAAAACATTTCCAGAAGTGTTGTTGAAGACACTGAATTAGGTTTTAATTTTATATTTGAAAACTTTAAAAGCGGTAGCGAAATATTATTTGATAATTTTCAAGAAACAATAAGATATTCAGACAACCAAGGCGAGATTAACGGTTACTATTTTTATAAAATGGTTAGCGATGATGTCGAATCATATGAAACTTACATGCGAACTGTGCCAGTGAAAACTCGGCAGAGTATTGTAAGCAGCTATCTGGTAAACAAGTTTGATATTGATGGGGTACAACAAGAATGGTATATTGGCGGAGTCCCAGATGTAGACCAAAATTTAAACAATGGGTACGATATAACAGTCACAGTCAATGGAATAAAACGAACCGATTGGACTTACAATCTAAATAGAGCAGGGTATATTAAATTTGACACGTTCAATTTAATCGAATCTGATTTTATATACATTACAGCAAATTGCACTACGGGATTAATTAGCGAACGCACTACTAGTAAATATGAACTTCCGTTAGCATTGTACAGTAACATCTTTAATGAAGACATAAACACAATCAGCCAGCCAAGTTATGCAGGCCATTTTGCAAATTACATGCAAAGGCAACAAGGGTTTACTGGCGAAGTCTACGGCATCAATAATTTCAACGACACTAAAAAAGACATCAAGCATGCAACCGATATAATAGTAAGTCAAGATGATTTAGTATTAGGTGCATTTTTACTAGATGATCAACCACATAATTTAGTTGATGCGCTACGTTTCAATGCTAATGAATATATCAAATATAAAAACAGATTAATTAATGAAATTAACAAGTATTACAGTAACGAGTTTAATGAAGATTTGTCAGTAGAAGAAACTCTAGAAAATATTATTAAGAGAGTGATTTCTTATAAAGTAAGTCAGGATGTTTTTAACAGAACTTACGTGGTACCATTTGGCGATATCTACGACGTACAACAATTTTCAATTGCATTAGATCAAACACAACTTACACTTACAACCGACTTGGATTTAAACAAAATAGAAAACTCCGTTATGGTATATAGAAACGGTGTGTTATTGACAGCAGATGTTGATTACACGTTTAGTAGTCTTACGTTTCCAGTAACAATTGACATATCTACAGAGTTAGTAATTAACGATACTATCACTGTGAAAATATATAATGTTTTAAGAGATAGCGCTCAATGTCCTCCAACTCCTAGCACAATGGGCTTATATCCGTTGTTTATTCCTAGAATCGAACAAGACACCAGCTTTGTAACTCCTATCACAGTATTAGTGGGACACGACGGTAGTAGAACTCCTGTTAACAACGATGACAGAGACACGTTGCTGTTAGAATTTGAAAAAAGAATTTATAACAGTGCAAAAAAAGAATTTAGGAAATCTAACAGTTTACCTGAATATAATTATGCTGATGTTCGAGCAGGTGCTTTCAGAGAAACAGGGTATACTGTAAAAGAATGGAGCGATATATTAAGATATTATTTTATCGAATGGTCCAGAGCAAATGAACTAGATTATATCATTAACGAGTTTTATGATCAAATTAACAGTTTTACCTGGAACTATAACACAGAATTACCCGGACATTGGAAAGGTTTATACGAATATTACTATGATACTATAAATCCTCATACTAGTCCATGGGAAATGTTAGGATTCACAGAAAAGCCATCATGGTGGGATACAGAATATGCACTGTTCATAGAAGACGATTTTGGGTTAAACATTCCATATGTTAATTACGGCTCAGTTAATACCAAGATGTGGAAAGATCTTGAAGAAGGTATTATACGCCAAGGCCCACGTGAAAACGTAACTAACAATTTATACTTAGAAAACAATCGTTTTAGAAGAATGGGATTAAATGCAGTATTACCAGTAGACAGCGATGGTAATTTAAAATCGCCTGATCAAGTTATGACTACTGAAAATGTTACTCGCAGTATTTCATATACAAACACTGACACTGGTAATCATGACGCAAACTTTGCGTTTAGAACAAACAAATTTTATAATTTAAACGGCATTAATGTTAGTTGGGACAACGACAACGTGTATGTACAAGGTAGAGGTATTCCTGTTTACAGCGATGAAAACCAACCAATTAATGTATCGGGTGAACAATCACTGAGTGACATACCCATACTCAGCCAAGATATATCATATTGCGTACCAAGAAAACCACTCACGGATCTAGGTGTTAATGTTGAGACATGGAACGATGCCGATTATTGGGATGATTCTGCAACCTGGAATGATACTTCTCTCACTGCACTGGGTAATGCCAGTAAGATGAGCAATGACGCTATAGCAGTATTAGTTAACGGCTTACCGTTGTACAATTTTTACGATGAAAACACTACTTGGGAATCTCAAGGCAGTTGGCATTATGATAACAATCGTTTAGGTGAAGACAAATCTATAGACAGCGAAGGATTGTTACACTATAATAAAATCACTCCAGAAGTAGCAGGATTGAGCTCATGGAGTACTACAGAACATTCACCCATAGTAGGCTGGGCATTTGACGGTTTGCCTATATATGGTCCGTATGGTTATGCTGATCCTCTTGACAGCAGTAGTGCTATCGTGAGAGTAGAAAGTTCATGGAAACTACGTAGAGAAAATCCTACGTTTGGTACTAGACCTGGATCAGTTGGCGGAGCATTTTCGGGGGTATTTGTAGAAGATTATTACTTTGACGAAGATTTCTTCTCTGAAACACCACACGCAGCCGATGAATTTAATGCAGTGTTTGGTGTTACTCCTGATAGCGAGCAACCCTTTTATCACTATGTTGCAACATTAGATAACAATTTAAAGCCAGCATTTCCTTATGCTGTCGGTGGCGGTGTGCAAACTCGCACAGTTGAAGGCCTGTTTTTTAATGCATGGTCTAACACTTTTAGATTCCAAGCCAGTAATACCAGAGGTATTGCTAGAATAAACGTATTAGATCCAGGGGGTTTGTACACCCAGGGTAATACATCAGTAGTCATAGAAGGTGACGGCTCGGGAGCAACTGCTAATGTTGTTGTTACAGACGGCGGAATTACCAGCGTTGTGATTACTAATAAAGGGAAAGATTATAACACTGCAACTGCTGCAATAGTAGGTGATGGCGTCCGTGCTGTAATTGAAATTATTATAGACACTGAAGATAATAACAGTAACAATTGCGAAGTAAATGTGTCAGCGACTTCTGCCCTAGTAAGTGTTGAAAATCTAACAGTTACTTCTAATCGTAATTTAGACAAGAATTGGAAATTTGGTGACGGTGCGCCTGTTGAGCAAGCATGGAAATATTCATCTGGCTATCCTTTTGCAGTAACTGAAGCATTGTTATTAAGCAAGCCAGGTAAGTTTGCTACTGTGTTTAGTAATCCTATTAAAATTGCTAGAACTCCAGTCAATAAAAGAATTTTGGTTAACATTGACACAAATAAATCTTGGCATTTTTCAAATCCAAGCGAGTTCCAAATACATGGCGAAATAGTGGATAATGTGTTTACAACAAATATTGGCTACACTCAGTTTATTAACAGTTGGCTAACTTTTCAAAGATTAGACACCAACATAGATTTTGCTGAAAAGATTAGAACATTGAATGTTAAACTATCTCATCGTATGAGCAGTTTTATAGACCAAGACACACTAACAGCAAGAACGGATCAGTACAGTATCCAAGGAAGTGCTAGCAGTTTAATAATTCCTAAAGATGATTTATCTGTTGACTTACACAGTAGTAACTATAAATCAAGAAACTTTTACAGCGGAGTTATTGTTCAGCGAAGTTCTGAAGGATATATTGTTACTGGTTTTGATAAAAACCGCGGATATTTTGAAATATTAGAAAGCGACAGGCAAGGCAGAAGTAACAGAGTTGAAGTTGGCGGATCACCAGCAGGATACAGCCAGTGGCAACCTAACCTCACTTATAATAAAACTGCTATTGTAGAATACCAAGGAAGATATTTTCAAGCAAGAGTTAGAATAACGGGCGGAGAAACCTTCGACAGAGATCTATGGGCACCACTTGCATCTTTACCACAATTGAATGCTGCTAGAGGTACTAGATATCAAAATACTACTGGAATAGTTCGAAGAATATATTATGGTACAGAGTACACTAATATTGATGATGTATATGACTTTTTAATCAGTTTAGGAAGATTCAATGAACTTAGTGGTTTTCAGTTTGGAGAATACGACATCTCAATAAGCGATATTAGAAATTGGGATTATGCTGCAAAACAATTCCTATTTTGGACCACAGGAAATTGGGAAGTAGGAAACACATTAGAACTTAGTCCTGCAGCAACACAAATTACGTTTGAATCCCCTGACAGAGGCTTTGTTGCAAAAATAAATCGTACAGATAGGCAGCAATTTACTCTTGTAACTGAAGATGGTAGTATTATTGATGCAAGTGAATGTGAAATTGTTAGATCGGATAGAATGATCTCTATTAAACCGCCTGCAGGAAAGCAAATATATGGTGTAATGTTGTATGTAAAAGAAATAGAACATGTGATAAGTTTCAATAACACAACGCAATTTAATGATATTATATTCAGCAGTTTGCTCAATCAACGACAAAGCAGAATAAAATTAAAAACTAAACGTACTAAAGATTGGGATGGCCGATTAAACGCATCAGGATACATTGTTGACGGTGGCGAATTAATACCTAATCCTGATAACTTAGCAGAAAATCTTGGACGCTATCATGAACTAGGGTTTGTGCCTGTACAAAAAGATGTCTATGATGCAAGTAGAGCATTGTACGGATATGTACCAAGAGAATATTTAACAGAATTGGATGTACTTGATGATCAACAATTTGATTTTTACAGAGGTATGTTACAGAGTAAAGGTACGCAAACCAGTTTAACTCGAATTGCTAAGAGCAGCAGTATACTGGATGGCGACATAACTATTTTTGACGAATGGGCGCTTAAGATTGGCGAGTTTGGCGACACTAGTAACAACCAGCACGTAGAGTTGAGACTGGAAAAAACAGATTTAAAACAAGATCCCCAGTTAATTACACTAAGCTTTCCAGAAGATATTACTAATGTAGTAGAAAGTATTGAAGTTGTAGATGCAAGATATATATACACTGAAGCGCCAGCTATCGAAATAGCTGCACCTTTATCTCCTGGCATACAAGCAACCGCGCAAAGTTTTTTAAACACTGATGGTACGCTAAGTCATATAGAGGTTACAGAGCCTGGTAGTAATTACTCACTAGAAGGTGTAACGTCTAATGTTATTGCTTCTGATGTAACACTATATGATTTAAACAGCGACTTTGACTATGCAAGCACTACTAGCACAAATTATGTTAATCTTTCTGTTAACCAGATTGATATTACTATAAGTGTTAACGGTAGTTCGTCAACTCTTGTTTCTATTCCTAGCGCAAATCCGGGTGTGGTAGATGTATTACCTGCCGACATAGTTTCAGCATTAGAAGATGCATTTCCAGAGGAACTGTTTGTTGTTGCTAGAGAAACACATGACCTTTCAGGTAGCGTAAAATGGTTGTTTACACTGCTAGCAACAAACGAATTAGTAATTGATGACGGAAATGATTTGTTACTTACAAACGGCACTTATATAAACACTCAGCGATACAGATTAGACAGCACTGTACAACAAGGAAGTAATGTAACAGTTGCAAGTGATATAACTGTGACTGTGGCTAATGTTGTTGTTTCAGATTCAAACTGGGACTTTGATTTAGGACAAATTGTGTCTACTAACCCAAGTAGTAGTACGCCAGTAATTAGCAATACAAAACGTCAGCAAGGAGACGTTGACTCTGTAACGTATACTGCTATTTTCAACATGTACGGCGAACCCGGTTCAACTGAGAACGGGCAGTTTGAACTACTTCCACTATCACTACAGGGATCTGGCACCGGAGTAATATTTAATATAATAACTGTTAGTAGAACTAACATTGGCGGCGCACCATACGGATCAGAAACCTGGCAAGTAGAGATAGATATCACGATACAAAACCGTGGACAAGATTATGTTCTAGGAGATACATTTATTTTAAGAAGCTCACTGTCGTTACGAGAACATCAAGTAGTAACAGTAGATGCAATTAATAATGCATACGATCTTAGAGAATATACCTTAATTAATAATAACGCTAGTTTAGACTTAGGTCCTGCATTTGCTACAGAGAATTTACAGATTGATAATTCTGGACAGTATAAATTTATTGAAGTATACATAGACGATCAGAAGATTGAAAATTTTGCAGACGGTGGAACAGGTGCAGGGACTTTATACGTTATAGATAATGGCGGCGCTGGTGGAACAGGAAGAATACAATTTCCTGATATTAGTAGACTACCTATAGCACTGTTAACATATCAGTTTAATCCTCCGTTAAGTGAACCTGTACCTAACGGATACCAAAGAGAAACATATTTTAGTCTTACCTCAGCTAACACAATTAAAGTTGTAGAATCAAGCACTATACAATTTAATGCTGGATTTACTGACGATATTGCTGAATCAGACATTAGAATTAAAGTAACAACACAAGACGGAATTGTTACAAGAATTGGACAAGTACGAACATATGAAGTAACCCGAGATCAGAAAAACGATAATATACTTTTTGTAGATATTGACAATACAGAAAGATTCCTAAAGAAACCAACAGGCGTAAGGACTAATAATTTGTGGGCAACTACAAATGCAGTAAATGCAAGCGGTATTACCGACCAAGCATATCCTACAGTACTTAACGCAGGATACGTTGCAACAGGTAATGTAGAATATCAAAGTTTTGATATAGCTAGCTTGCCTGATCTTTACGACGATAATATATTAATTAAACCATATAGCGGTAGCCATATTCATATGGCAAAAGACGATCACAATGATTGGAATGTATATAAACTGTTAAACATAGGCAGTGATGTTAGTTTCCTGAGTAAAAACCAATCAGGCAATGTAAGTCTTTACACTGACAAAAGTTTGTTTAACTTTATAGATACTAACCAGATAGGACAGCCTAACACTGGCAAGTTCATGGATTATTATATCACACTTGATAATGCAAACGTAAGTGATAATGTTTTGGTGTGGAGTAATGAAGAAGTAGTATTAACTGAAAGCAGCACTGTAGAAGACGTACAAGCACCTAGGATGGTTGAAGCATTTATAAAGAGCATCGGACCATCTGACTTATTGAGTATCACTAGTGTTGATCCTATAGTAGGCGGTTATGTAAACAACCTTACACTAATACCACAGTTGGTTAGTGATACAGTAATTGTTACCGGTTCCTTCAATGGTAGAATTAACGAAGGTGATGCTATAACTCTGCTTGATAATTTAGGTACTAACTATAGCAGTAATGTTTCAGCAGGCGCCGCTACCTCTTCAACCGACGGAAAGTTAACATTGTCTGCTGACAATGAAGATGTACTTTTACTTGATCCTTTAGTAACAGCAGCAGGTGCCGGAAATTTATATGTTACGCTTAATGTCCAGGTCAGTGACTATTTGTATGGAGAGTATACAGCAAACGCATCTACATTAACATTAGAAGACAAGCTAAATTTTGAATTAATCACAGCAATAAATGGCAAAAAGTTTGCTGTTGACTCGGTGAGTACGGGCAGTAACACTGTTACATTAACAGACCCTAAAGGAAAGGATAGTAATTTAGCAGATAATTATATTTTTACTTCTAATCTAGCTGCTAATTTAGAGACTTCAGGTTACACTGTTACCGTTTACGAACAATATACGCCTCTTAGCGGTAATTATTTTATAGCTGCTAATGTAACTTACAACAGTTTTGAAATTGAACGTCCTGGTACTGCTCCTAGTACCAATGTTACCGGGGCACTGTTGAATAAATCTAGAATAACAACTAGTGCACCGCACGAACTATTTCCAGGAGATATTGTTAGGATAAACACTCCAAACGTATCAGGCACTTTTAGCATAGACACGGTTACCGCCAACACAATGGATTTAGGTGCCCGATGGCTTCCAGGATATGTTAGTGAGTCAGGCAATATTGTTAAAAAAGGAATCAAGATAGAAACAGTTGCACCACATGGCATTAGTTCGTTGTATGCTAAATCAGATAAACGAATAGCAGTACACTTTGTGTCGCCACTGTACTATAACAAGGTGTACTATGTAGATAGCGTCACACCAACAACATTAATCATAAACAATGTGTGGCCCAGAACTGACACTACTCATGTATTCTACGAGGAAAAAGTTGCACAACTAAGTAGTTCTGCACTGTTTGACAAAGAAAATCCTGATTATGAAAATGCTACTAATATTATAGAGATAGTAGAGAATCCTCTGCTCAGTGATTATCAAGCAACGTGGGACAGTAATTCGTCAATATTAAGTGACGGTATGATTAATTTTTATGGAAATGTTGTTATTATTTCTCCACGTGCACTACCTAGTAATACCAGCGTAAGCACAGGTATAACATTAGTTAGATCAGTAAAAAGAGAAACTAAATTCCCTGTAGTGACAACACTTGATCATAATAGAATTAATATGAACGGTAGTGAAATAACTGTTGACAGCTATAATAACTTGTCTGGTATGAACGAAGCTATTAATAGAGCTATTGCTCTGCGCCGAGCATACACTGACTTAACACAACCTACTAGTGCAGGATTTCGATTAGCATTCAATATGTTAACAGATCCTTTCACTCCTGTTGCACAAACCAGCTCAGGTAATAAGCTACCAGCAGCATTTATTTCTAATTATGGTCCTTACGTGCGTGATGCAGAGACGATTAATCGATTAGGAAACCAAAATGCACAAGCAACTGGCGAATTAAAAATTGCTGACACTGTAGAACAGATATACAATGAAAACTTTAACCAAGGGCCGAAGATAGCTGGTCCTACTCAAGGATTAAGTTACACTGATGCTATAACAGGAATCAAGTATAACTGGAGCCCAAGTATAAAAGATTACAGAGCAGAATATACTGCTCAGCAGGAATTAGAAGAACAAAGCATCACTAATACTGTTGAATACCCTGATCCAGAAGGACATATAACAACAATTCAAGGACCTGCAATATCAAGTTGGAGTTCGGAAGGAATATTATATGAAGTACCTGGTGTATATGGAGATATTGCATATCCTGAGGGTAGTGTGGTAATTTACAATTCGCAATATTGGATTGCGCTAATAGATATAATGTTGTCAGACAATACTACATTTGGTTCTGACGGCGGTAATCCGTATCAAGATCGTGAATTTCCAGATCAAGACCTAATACGCACTAATATTAATGGCAAATTTGTTTACACTTGGCGAGCAATTAACAATTCAGATGCTATTAAGTCAGCAATAAATGAACAGCTAACTCTTACTACCTTGCCTGGCACTGGGACTAGTACAGCAAATATACCAGGAGTAAAACGTAAGAGTTATAACATGCTTGAAAAAACTGATTTAAACGGACTGCTAGTACAACCTAGCTACAATGATCCGGTCGGCACAGTCATACCAAGATACAGATTACAGCCCAATCAGTATAAATCATATGCAATTTATCAAGCTGTAAGGAACGACAATAATGACATATATTACATAAAACTAGATGAGGTTAGCCCGCCATTAACTCGACATGATTTTTATAGGACTATAAATGCATACAGTAACTTTAGTGGGTACGAAGCAGTAGACTTTTATTATACTAATAATATTACATTAAGCAATTACCTGGATGTTAATCAGAGAATAACCTACAACCGTGATCCGTTAAAGATGAAACAGACTGGTTATGTGTTAGAAATAGGACCAGCAGAACCTGCATCTTTTATAGGCAAGCAATTGCTCGCAGAACCATTTGCTGTTTCAGGTGGCAACAATACTAATGCAATTGAAAACTTTAGAAACTTACCATACTTGGAAATAGCGTCATCAGATCAAAATGGTAGTTTAGGTAAAGCAACAATTACGCTAGGCAATGAAAATGACAACGCAAACGGATATAACAGTTTCTTATTGTGGACGCCGGGACTAACACCAGGTAAGTGGGGGCCTTCACCAGAAGGCCCTGGCCCATTAAATGGATACAACGGCGTTCCAGTATCAGCAGGCTTCGGAAAGGGCTATTACAGTGCTGGCGATGGCCACACTGATGCAGGTAACTATCCTGGTTACACAGTAAAATACGATCGTCCAATTCCTAGATTTGTATATTCTAAAAATTATAAAGTAAGTCCTCCTGTAACTAATAGAGATGACACATTAGAATACATACCTCTAACAAATACTGATTTAGGTGAGCTTGGATTACGTCCAGATCAGATATATGTAGCATGTTTTTGGACTGAACCTTTCGTTTATACTAATCAACTAGTTGGATATAATAACAATAACATTGACAGTTCCGGCAAACCGGCACCAATTTACAGCGATTATGAAGGCACTGTTGTTAGGTTTAAGTATATTAGAATTACAGAGTTACCAGCAAATGCTATAACACGTAGATTAATCCCTGATACAGGTTGGGGTGGTAAACCTTGGTCAAATAGAATAGTTGACAATGTAGGTGTGCAATTTACCAACGACAATGAAAATCAAATTTGGGATTTATTTAAGCCAGCAGACGTATCAGCAGGTACAACAACAGAAGCATTAACAACAGCTACTGTACAAAACACTGCTGATGCCCCTACCGGCGAACAAATTCAAAGTAGCACTGCTCCTGAAACGCAGCAAATATTCGTTCCTACTACATCTTTAGGACCAGTTATTACAGGCGGTGTGCTTGATGGACTTACTGGTCCGTGTGACACTGTGCAACAACCTGGGGATCCTGAGTCAGGCATCGGCGGCGATTGCGATAAAGTTCCTCAGGAATCAGTACAAGCTTTAACACTTACTAAAGACGATATGGAGCTGATATCAGATCCTACAATCATCAGTGATTATAATGTATACTATAAAACAGTTAAGATTGCAGGAAGCCGCTCGCCGTTTACAGTATTTTTTAACTCAGGAGGTAGCTCAATTGCTCTAGGGTTAACACAATCCAAAAATATATACACTCCAACTGAAACAACTGTTCAGGCACAGTTTGGTGGAGAACAGCCGTTTATTAAAAATAATACAGGTACTAGCAGAGCAGGAAGTCTACAAGGACAAGTGTTCTCATATGGAGACATTAATACTGGCGTACCTGTTACTAACATTGTTAGTAATGCATTAGGATTAATAACAAACGCACCGTTACCTGGCATACAAACTTACACTGCTGCTGGTAGCGAAGTAACATTCCCTAGCATAACTGGGTCAGCATTCAATTTGCTATTCCCAGATAACGAAATGGCTGTAAGTGGTATCGGGTTTATCAGAGAAGAACAATTAATTTGTAGTGTACCTGGACCATATGTGACTGTGTTTGTTGCAACAGATAGTCGCGCTAGCACCGATGACTTCACACTAGTATTAAGTTACCTCAAAGAACTTGTAGTTACAGAAGAAGTAGCTCCAATAACTGGTGAGTGCACGGACGACGTTTTAACAAACAGCAGAAACTATTCTGCCGGCGCAACTGTAAGAGCATGGAGCAACAATGTAACTCCTCTAAATGGAACGTTTAGTACTATATTTGCAAATGCCAATGGCAATCCCATATTATACGATTATTTTAGTAGTATATCTGAATCAGGCTCAGTAACATCGTTTGTGGATTTTAGATCTAGAGTGGATAATATTTATTGGACAGCAGGAGCAGCCGATTCTCCTTATGCAAATAAAGATACTTATAAAGCATTAGAACTGCAAATACCTCTAGGAACTAGAACTGGCTTTACATACGACACAATTGATAACTGGGCCGACACTCCGAGCCCAGATGTAGTTAACCTCACTTCTCATGTGGATAAAACTAATAATTTGCTGGTGTCAGAAAACATAGTTAATGCGTTTAATACTCCTGTTAAAGCAGGAAATACGAATAGTGGTTCTACTATAGAACTTAAAGGTTATTTTAGAGCACCTAAAACAGGCTGGTATAAATTTGATAATATAACCAATGAAACCGAAAATCTATCTAGGTCGTGGATTTGGGTAAGTTCGTCAGCTGATCCTTCTAACAGTTTAACACATGTAAACTCCAGGATTTTATGGAAAAGATACGGGGTTGATGATGCTAAACTTCAAATAGATTCTGCAGGGAATGAAACAGCAGTAGCAGAAGAATATTTTGTAAATGACGGCTACCAATTAACTGGTGACGAAACTCAGGAGCAATATATTAATAGTGTAGCATACCACAGAGACAATGCAGCTAGTTCACATACTCATTCACAGACCGGTCAAACTACAGTGATTTTCTTAAAAGAAGGATCATTTTATTTTACTAGAGCATTAGCTACTAACCACCTAGTAGAAGCAGTGATGCACTTGCAGTATGCGTTTAGTGATGCACCAGAAAACTTGCTTCCTAGTTCAACTAATTTTACTACTGGACGTTTAGGCTTCTCAGGAAGAACTTGCGCTGCTGATATTCAGGATAATGCACCTCCAGTAGTGCAGGATCCTGCACAACCAATAGATCCAGTGACTAATCCTGCACCAGTTTATGATTGCTTTGGAACACCTATCGGTCAAAATTTTAACCTTTATCAAACTTCTACAACACTAGCAATTGATGTATCATATGAAGGCGAATCAGGGGTATATAGTTATATTGACATTAACGATGGTGCTGTTAACACTTTAGATTTTTATACTAATACAGATCCTAACTTTTCAGGAACAATACCTACGTCTATTACTACTAGTATTGCAACGTTTTGTACAGCTGATTTAGCTGCTTGCATAACCAATCAGTTAACATCACAGTATGCTGGACAATCATTAAACGACCAACAAAAACTTGCAATTATAAATTCATGTAGCAATGTTACACAGGAACCAGAAACACCTATATATCCTGCGGACCAAGGTAACGATCCAGATAATGATGAACAAACACAAGAAATTGTTTTCGAGCCATTAATAGATGATCGCCAAGATGTGCAGAGAGGGTGGACTGGTGGTATTGCAACCTCAGAGCAAGGGCAAACCAGAGGTTATGTTTGGGGTAACTATGTAGGATACAGCAAGCCACAGATGACCGGATACAATTTTTATCCTGGCGTGTTTAAGAAAACCACTGTGAAGTTAGTGCAACCAAGCCAAAATACTTATACCACACAAAATACTATACCAGAAGGTCAAGTAGTTGGTCCTAATAGTCAACGTATATCAGGTGGTGCAATTATATCTTTAGCTAAACCACTTACAACAACTGTACCAAAGACCCCAACAGTGTTAAAAAGATACGAAGTACAAGATCAGCCATGGGCTGATAATTTAACAAATGTAAATTCTTTAACCTATAACCCTCGCAGAATTGGCAGTAGTATTAATGTTAACAACAGTAATTTAACGAATGTTAAACCTACCATTAACAGTAATGATTTAGATTATAATGGTCCAGCATTCACAACCCCTGACACGGTTTTGCAGGAAGATCGCAGCGATGTAACTAGAGTTGTAGCAAATCAAACTACGAGCTTACAACCGTTACAGTTTTCTAAAGTAAACACAGGTATAAGATTTACCAAAGTGCCTGTTATTGATATAACACCGCTAGATATTGATGCTAACGGAAACTACTTGCCAGCAGGTACTACTGTGCAAGCACAAATTTCTCGACCTACACCTACAGCAAGTATTACCCAAGAAGATTTGCTGGGCACCAAAGAAGGAGAAGAACTTTACATAAATGGAAGGCGACTTGTTGTTAGAGCTAGAACACTAGAGGATCTTAAAAATCAAATTAACTGCGGTGTGTTCGGATTAGAGGCTGGTATTGTAAACCAGGCAGGACAACCTACACTAGTTATATCAAGTTGTACTGGACAAGCATGGAGAGTAGCAAATGGCTGCGGTGGCGGAGTATATTCGCAAGTTGGTGACTTCCATATTAACAGAGGTTTTGAACAATCTCGAACAGCAGTAAGTAGCTTAACTGATGCTGTTGTTGATACAGGACAGGCAGCCGCTAGTACAGTATATACAAAATATACTTATGTTACAGAACAAACTATAGGTGTTGCAGGCGAAATTATACCAGCAAATACCTATGTTAGATTTGGTTTAAATACTGGTACTGGGGAAACAGGATACACCACAAACCAAACTTATGTTGATGCTGCTGGTGATATAAACCTTGTTGAATTTGAAGGCAACAGCACTGGCACTATTGCCCCTATGCCCAGTACAAGCATCACTAGTGAATATCAGACAGCTGGTAGTGGATATAGAATAGGTGACAGACTGAGATTAATTGGCGGTACTCCAATAAATTCTGCAAAAGCTCCTCTAACTAAAATTTGTATAGACAGTGCAGGATCAGGTTATACCGATGTTACTAAATTGCAAGTAGTAATTAATTCAAATAACGCTACGCCTGGAGTAGGCGCAGCCGCAATAGTTACTGCACTGGATATTAATGGCGGTATAGCAGAAATAGAAATAGTTAACGGCGGTACTGGGTACGACATAAATAGACCACCACTTGTAGAAATTATTGATTTAGCTAATCCTAGTGCTGCAACAAGAACTATAGACAGCAGATGGCCAGGCGCATCCGCCGGCGGCAGTTTAAGTGTTAATGGTGGAGATATTTTAGAAATAGATAATTATAGTAGTTCTATAGACGGCAAAGATTTATATATAGACAAGCGTCATCTCAAAGCTACCGCTCCGTTTACGATAGGACAACGACTTTTTGACGGGTTAGTTTCCCCAGTAAATATAAACAGTAATGTGGCATGGATCGATCCGCAAACGCTGGATAATAGTTTTACTGGAAGAGCACAAATTACATTGACTGGCGTTAGTTCAGGCTCAGCTATATTAGAAAGTATCCGACCAAACAGTTTTGTAGAAATCGCTCATTTTCCGAGAACTGCATTCGATAACGTAGCCACAATTACAGCTGGAAGCTTGTCTAAGTTAAGCAGCACAATGACCATCCCAGGCAACTATCAGGCAATTATACAGCCAGGAGATGTAATTACATTCCTCGATCAAAATGAACAGTTAGAAAAAGAAGATGGTTCGATTAGTTTGCCAGATCCAAGATATATACAGTTACAGATAGATAGTGCAACAGATAACGGAGGCAGCACTGACCTCGTATTTACAACCACTGTCGATGCACGATATACTTTCGCAGACGCTACTGTAGGCGGAACTGACAGACCAGTACTTATAGGTAGAGCAATTGAATCTAAATTCTTTATTCCTCAGCCTACTGACAACAATCCTACTGTTACATATAATAGTGGATTAAGCACACTTACTGTAGTTATAGAAAGTGACATGTTTAGAACGTTCCCATCATTTAAAAATAGTGGCATGTTTGGAAACGGTTTCTTACCAGATGTTTATACAGGGATTATGCAGCCCGACACTGTTTATGTTTATTATAAGAAGGCATGGTGGACCGAAACACTGGTTAATCCTCCAGGCGGCGTTCCTGTATTACAAGATATTGTTGATCCTAGTGTGCCTAGAAATAGTGCAAAATTAAGTGCATTAATGGGAACCAGTGATACATACGGCACTAACTTAAATTTCAATGATAATGCACTGAAAGCTGGATACCAAGGCATGGCAGGCCCACAGCGTATTGCTAAGTTCATTGTTACTGGTGTAGATAGTTTTGGTGCTATTACTAGTTTAAGGATTATCGACAGAGGAGTATACAAAATATTCCCAAGTGATTTAACCCGTGGATTACCTTTAGAGTATGATTACGAAATACCAGGAACAAGTAGCGGACAATTATTAAACGGAGTAGCAACAGTACTTCCTAGCCAACGTGGCACTACATTAGGCGTCAGCGACCCACTGTGGTCTGTGCAATACGGACCAGATCATCCAGAATATAAGGTTGATCCGTACGGCGATACTTCAAATGAGCGCCATCCAGACTGGTTTAGATATCCTGAATTTTATTTTAATGGTGTGCAATGGGTTCCTTATAAAGGAACTCCAGGAGAGTATGATCCTAGCACATGGGTAATTGTTGATACCAGAGATCCTTCTACCAGCCAAGACATTAGTATTAATGATGCGTGGGAAAATTTAACAGCAGAACAAATTGAGAGATTTTATGTTACTGGACAGTTACTACGTAAAACATATCTTATAGACGACAATGTAGCGAGCACCACATACGGAAAATATATTACACCTAGAACGCTTGCAGGAGGCTCAGGTGCTAGAGTGTTTTTAACAGCGCAAGAAATACCTGATTGTTCCGAAAAAGGCACTGCTAGAGAAGCATTAGGTTTACCAGAGATTGTTGAGAAAGTAAATGCTCCGTTATCCTTAGCAAAAAATATCAACGATGCTATTGAGGCTGCAGGATATAATCCAAATACACTAAATGCAAGTGTTACTCCTAACGGTGATTTGGGGGAGTTTGGTTTAAGCACCAGTTTCCCTGGAATAAGATTAGATTCGTCAACACCTGGTTTCTTAGAGAAATTTGGATTACCCACAGGTGATTATAATTTGGGCATGTTGTGTATTGAAAGCACACTCCAAGATCCGAATACAACAGACGAAGAAGCACAGCAAGTAATTAATGAACTGTACCAATCAGGATCGTATGGTAACCTCAGTACAGACGAGCTAAGTTCTATTACTGGCCGTTCAAGAGAAGATGTTAAAAACGTTGATGTATTAAGTTTTGCTTGTGTTCAGCGTATATCTCCTAAAGTACCAGCTGGTGTTAACACTGGGGATCTGTTAAATGATAATAACAGTATATTTCCTGGTAACAACATTATACGTTTAAGAGAATTATTTAAGTATACAGTTAGCAACATATTTGGCGAAGATATTAGTTTAAACACGGTTAGCAATAGACAGGACGTTAGCGTTAATGTTTTTGAAAGCAGAAGATATAATAATTTTAATACACTACCTGTAAACTTTGAGACTACCGATGCAGCCACTAATGCGGTTAATACAGTATTATACCCTGGTCAACCAGTTATTAACACAAATGTCCCTTCTACAAACCTACCAGTTGTCGAAAAGCGTTGGATTGATAATTATAACGGCAGTTGGGCTTATTTCGAGAATGGTGTGTTAATCAGGCAGCAAGAGCCATTAGTTGATTCTCGGTATGTCAGTAGCACATTAATGTACAATGGAACTACTGGCGAGAAATTCTTAGATTTATACCAATGGGATCCGTTTAAAGGGGTGTTACCTAAATTTATTGCTGACGAAGTTTACTATATTAGCGAAGTAGACCCTGTAGGTTACAGCAGTGCAAGAAGTGTGTTTGGTAGAAATAATATAGGCAAAACTTGGTGGGATACCAGTACAATACGTTATTTTTGGTATGAGCAAGGGTCAGCAGTTGAGCGCCGGAACGCTTGGGGAAGTGCCTTCCCTGGAAGCAGCATTACAATATGTGAATGGATAGAAAGCGAAGCTTTGCCAGAAAATTGGGCTGGCGATGGAACTCCTCGATTCCTTGATAGATATATCACAGAAAGACATCAAGATCCTATAACAGGCGAGTTTAAATTGTATTACTATTACTGGGTGCAGAATAGATCAATAATAGATGACAGAATCAAGAGAGATTTAAACAGGTCCCTTGATACACGCACTATCGCAAGATACATAGCTAATCCTTACAAGTATGGTATTGAAACTGTTTCGTATATAAGTCCCTCGTCAATGTTAATAGGTAACACAGGACCTAGCTTAAATAAATTTGAAAATAGATTGCAAATTAATTTTAGTAGAAACCTTAATCCCGACGGCATAGATCACACTGCATGGGAATTAGCAAGAGAAGGCGACAAGGATAGCGTTATCCCAAATGATTTATCAAACAAGCTTATAGATAGTTTAGCAGCAGAAAACGCAATAGGCCAAGTAGTACCGTCACCGTTGTTAAGTGATGTAGAACGTTACGGTATAGGTTTCCGACCTCGTCAAACAATGTTTAAAAACATCAAAGAAGCAAGACGAGTTATGGTTAATGTAATTAATAGACTGCTTAGTGACTTGAGATTAGAAACAGAGTATCCTGAATGGGATTCAACTTTACCATCAGTTAGAACATATATTAAAACTGTTGATTGGTTTGCTGTTAGAACAGTTGATAACGAAACAAACGAAAATATTAGATTTAATGATTCTTATAAGCCTGTCTACAAAGTTAGCAGTGTAGCAGAATTATACAGATTGCAAAATGTTCCAGATGGTAGTATTGCACAAGTAAGTAACGAGCAAAACACTAGTGTTGAATTATGGATTTACATAGGAAACCAGAATAGATACAAACAGATTAATATCAAAGACGAAACAATTCAGTTAAGCTCTGCGTTGTACACTGATGATACTAATGCTATTATGAGTAACGAAATACGTTTACTGTTAACTACACTAAAAGATAAAGTATTCTTCAACACAAACAAATGGAATGAGTTGTTCTTTGAAATGTTAAAGTATGCATATGTTGAGCAAGGACAGTTGAGCTGGGCATTTAAAACTTCTTATTTGTTTGTTAAAAAAGAAGAAGAAGACTTAGTTAAATTTACTGGATTTAAGCCTGACAACTTCCAGAAAGTACTTGATTACATGAATGAAGTTAAACCATACAATGCTAAGATTCGTGAATACAAAGATGGTAAGCGAGCACCACTTGATTACATAGGACAAAACAATATCAGCGATTATGATAAACCTCCCTTTGTTGATCCGGAAGCCAACAAAATTAGAGTGTTGGACGAAACAATACCAGCAGACCTAGAACTTATGGGAACAAATGCTCGATACGTTGACTATTGGACAGCCATCACAACTGATAATACTACTCCTATAAGAAAAGGCAAAGTCAATCTTACTTTCGACAGAACAAACTGGTTACCAACATTGTTTGGATGGGATCCGGCTACTGATACAGAAAGTATAGCTATATCTAAAAATATTGCGTTTTTATCAGTAGCTAATGCAGCAGTTATGGCTGATCCTAGCAGTAACATAAGAGCAATAGATAGAATATTTAAATATGATTCAGATGTTCAGGCAGCATTCAACACTGAAGTAAACACGTTCTTTAATGACCCTACTGCGTCTGCTAATACAAGTATTGTAGGGAACTATTTGTTACTTAATAACATGATTGGCAGCAATCAAATGGATACTACATTATCGCTGCTAAAAACAAAATCCGGCGGTGATTTCCAAGGGGAAACTGTAAATGCATATACCTTCAAAGAATATGTTGATAATTTTGATTCCATAACTGACGTAGTTACACAGTTTGGTTTCGACAGCGACCCGTGGGACGAAAACACTGATTATGATAACGTAACAGTTACGGACAGCAGAAATAGTGCCAATTACGGTAATGTTACAAGCATAGGAGTTGGAGATCATCCTTGGGACCAAGTAAAAGAATATGTAATCTATGAAGGCATAATTAATAAAGATATAGATGGCCCTGTAACGCTGAGACGTAACGATGAAGTTTACGAAGGATTTGATAGTATTACTTTTCATAGAATGCTTTACGGCGAAGAAATGCCAGAAGAGTTAGCATTGTTTGATCCGTTAGAGTCTGTTGTAATGACAGTTGTAACCTCAGAATTTGCTAGAGGTACCACGGAAGTTGTGGCACAGTATGATGTTTTACCTGCAAACCTTGATCTTCAACATACTGTATACAATTTAGTAAGCACTACAGTATTAGATGGTGGAAGGGGTTGGATTAATCCTACAGTTACTTTCTATAACGATTTTACTAACAGTGAGGTTGGCCTGTGGTCAGCAACTGCTACAGTAGTACCAGATGGCGACGGTTCGACCATTAGTGCTATAAACATTACCCTTGGTGCCGCGCAAATTATCGGGTTACAAAGTCAACTTAACATAGTTGTTTCTGAAAGTTATACTCAAACTTTAACAGCGCAAGCAAACAAAAGAACAAACGTACTTAAATTAAGTAATCCTGCAGAATTAATTGTTGGACAAAGTGTAACCAGTGTTACAGGTAATATATTGTATGGAGAAATTGTGTCAATAGATGGTGCAAATGCAACTATCAGCACTTTCTTAGAAGATACACTGCTTAACGGATCAACAGTGTCAGTTAGCGGAAGTAACTTTACTGGTAGAAGTTTTTATGGAATAACAACTGAAGCAAGTGTTTTAATTGATAAGAAATTTGCAGAAGAAAATTATGATCCATCAGAATACACTATAATTTCTCCAACACTTGCAGAGTTTACAAATATTGATTTTGTTAACGCAGTGATTCAGGCTGGTGTAGATCCTACTAGCAATACTAATTTCTACGGCATCGATACAGTCTCTGGGTGGGATACTGCTATAGAAAATGGTACTATTGGAGCTTGGGACTTAGTCACCGAAACCATACAAGAAAATATCGTTGAGCAAGTAGCACCCAACTCACGTGAAGTTACACATAGAGTGCATATGAACTTATTTGGCGGTACAGATTATTTAAGAATAAGCAGTAGAAAGACATCTGCCCTATCAAAAGACTTAGAAATATGGGGGAGCGAATTATTCCTTGACAATGTTTCGTGGGTACAGCCAGCATCTTTAGACCAGCCTCAGGCTTTGTGGATAGGTGATGAGTTAATACAATATGGTAGGAAGATCGACGATAAAGTTGATTTTATAACTAGGGGTGCTAAAGGCACCACTATACAACACCACCCAGCAGGAACTCCAGTGTACTCTGCTTACAATGTAGATTTGTTTAATGACTTGATGCCAGAGAGCGCAGTATGGCTTGAAATAGGAACACGTTACGAAGACGTAACTAAGTGGGATCAAGCAGGAGATGCTACTCTTGGTAATCAGGATGATAACTTTTGGTTACAGATTAATAGCTGGGACGAAAATGCCAATGTATTAAGCACACAGAGCGATACCGCAGTATTAATAGAGAGTGGTGCAGAAACAAGTAACTTAGTAATGACTACAGGAATGTTTGATATAACTAACAAAGCTATTAAGATAAAATCTACTATCTCACAACCAGCTGTACTAGCGCAGTCGGCAGTACAATATACTAATATTTTACAATTACAAGCTCCATTGTACACTAGTACGGCTGTCGTAATGGAAGATGTTCCTCAAGGTAATAGTACTATAAGAGTAAGTAGTCCAGGACATAATGTTAATGATATACTAATTGTGCAGACAGCTAGTGGAACAGCTGGTGAATATATTGGACAAATTCAGTCCTACTTAGGCGAACCAGAGCCCGGTAAACATGAATACCAGTTGTATACTCCAGTGTATCAGAAAGTTAATGAACTTACACAATTGTGGTTCTCAAGATATGTACCAGGCATGGAAATTAAACGGGGTATTGATACCTTAGGGTTTATAGGAGACTTGAATTATGGGTCAGGTAATATTACACTAAGTAATCAATTATCTAGTCTCTTACCAACAGCAGGACAAACTGTTGAGTTGTATTGGAGAGATGTTGCAATTGTAAATGAAACATTTGGTGCAGGCCCGGGACAAATAGTTAATGTTGTTCCTAGTGCAGCTGAAGGTTGGCAGTCAACGTTTAATAGAATTTTATTCAACGACGCTGTTACTGTTGAAGTTGAAGTGATTGAAACAGGCAATTCAGATGTAGCGTGGGATAGTGCAAGACTTGCTGGTCAAACAGCACAAAGTTTGGCAGATAGAGCAAATGCTGATTATAGTTCTTTTAACAGCATTATGCGATTTATGCACTTCGGCGAAGATCCGACCCCATAAGTAAATTAGTGTTTTTTAAAAGTGATAAATAACAACAATGGATGTTAATAAACCAAATTCGGAAAAACAAGTTATGAATCAATCTACAAAACCAGATGACCAAATGGGATTGAACGTGAGCGGGCATATTTTAATCCGCGACAAGCAAACCGGTCAGGAGATCGTAAACAAAAGAAATGCTATTCATTACGGTAATATGGCATACATAGTAGCTCAAGCATTAAGTAATAATGAAACAGCATATATTCATTATCTTGCTTTCGGAAATGGCGGAACTAGTGTAGATACAGCTGGAAAAGTATCATATAAAACCCCTAGGGTCACCGAAGGATATGAATCAGGTGCAAACTTATACAGTAGGACATATTGGAAGGCTATTAGCGACAGCGACGAAAACAGCGATCAAGTTAATAATAATATATCGATAATCCCAGGACAAAGTTACACTGATATTAAATGTACCTGTACGTTAGCATATAATGAACCAAGTGGTCAAGACACGTTTGATAGTAGTACAACTAATGAAGGAGATTACATTTTCGATGAGCTTGCTTTATTTTCTTACCCAACTGATACTGGATTAGCAACCCCAGAAGAAATTATAAACACAAGCACAATGTTAACCCATGTACTTTTTCATCCAGTACAAAAAAGTTCAAACAGAGAGATAGAAGTAATTTACACTATTAGAGTACAACTAAGCTAAGAGGATTAAACAGTGCCATATATTATTGAGAATGCAAGCGGCGAACCAATAACGATACCTGACGGTAGTCTTAACAGTGACTACAGTATCGATCTTATTGGACGTAACTATGAGAATTATGGTCAAGTTATTGCAAAAACCCAAATCGATTTATTAGATAATTTCGCCTCTGACGGTACTCCGCCAGCTGATCCAACAAGTGGTCAATTATGGTACGATAAAAACTTTAAAGTGTTGAGATCATACGACGGCACTACGGGTGCATGGCTGCCAAATCGCCCTCTTGTAGTAAACTCCCCTCCTACAAATATACACGGCCAAAACAAAGCAGGTACAGAATATTTTAACATTGGTACAGGTCAATTATATATTAACACGGGCTCTACTGGGTATCAACTAGCAAACAAGCCAGGGGAAATATCCCTACTGTATGATACAAACTCTGAACTAAGCAATCCAACTTTTTATGGAACCAGTATAAGAAATATCTTCTTAGTTGATACTGATGGAATACCGCGCTCAGTATTAGCATTATATTATAAAAATGATGGTGAAATAACAGCAAGCGGCTATTATGACGGCGAGCGTATTATTGCATTATATAGTGGACACGAAACTTCTTTTACTGTTGCAGATGCAGTAAGTACTACAGATGGAGATACTCATAATTTTCATCCTCAATTCGATATTGTACAAAGTATAGGCGGTATAGGTACTACTATATATCCTGGGATGAATACTCGATTAGACGATCAAACAGTAGTTAATTCAGCAAGATTATCACAAAGATCTAATGCTGCTTATAATTTAAACACTGGTTCTTATTACCTTGAATTAGTTAACGGACAAATTGAAGATAACGGTGGTACAAACATTGCTGCTGCTAATGTGTTTCATCATGGTGCAAACACTGTTCCTGTAGTAAGTAATACATATAATTTAGGTAGTACTACTAACCTATTCTCACAAGGTTATATAAATGATTTAAAAATTGGCAATAGCATTTTATCTAATGGTGGTACATACACCATTGGGTCTCAAGCTGATCCAGTTGATGTTGTAAGCGCATCTACTATTAATGTCTATACTAATATACTTTTTCCATCAGGCGGAGACATTGCATCAACTAGTGACCGAGTAAACAACATTAGTGCAGCTAACGTAAACATTCAGGGACATGCTGATATTAATGGCTACAGAATGCCTGCTAGTACTGGTACTAACGGTCAGCTTATGTATTTAAATAATGTAACTGGCGGAAGTGAATTTGCAGACCCTATAAGTAATATTAAATATGTTACTAGCAGTAATGGTAGTATTGATGTAGTAGAATCATCTTCGACAGAAACACCAATTGGTAGTTTATCATTAAATGTTAGATCATTAGATTTTCAATCTAATGTTAATTATACAAGAGAATTAATTTCTATTGCAACAGCATCAAATACTGCACTAGAGTATAATAATACTACGGGCGAAATTAGTTTTATTAGAACAACACCGTTTGATAATCTAGTTCCTGCTACGCATTTCTTATTACTACAAGGTACTACCAGCCAAACAGCAACAGGGGTTAAGACGTTTACGGCAAGAGCAGATTTTCCAGCAGGAATAGATATATCAAAAAATATTCGATACGGTGCATCCGCAGATTTTCCAGCAGGAATACCTACATCAACGACAAATTTAGTTTTTAACACTCGCGACGATAGCACTGCTACAAATCATAGCATAACGTTTTCAAAGAAAGGCGACATTACTGCATCAGGCGACATTACTGCATTTAGTGATTTAAGACTAAAAGAAAATTTAGAACCTATTACCGATGCAGTATCAAAAGTTAAAGCAATTACGGGATACACATACACATTGATAGGAGATTCGGTTAAGCACACAGGAGTTATTGCACAAGATGTAGAATCAGTACTACCAGAAGTTGTTCACACTGGCGACGATCCTGACGGGACAAAGAGTGTTGCATACGGAAATATGGTGGGATTGTTAATTGAAGCAATAAAAGATTTATCTAATGAAATAGACGCTCTGAAACAACGACTCGGCGATTAAAGCAAGGATTTTTTTGATGGTACATAGAGAATACAATGTCATTGTACATAAAGATGTGGATTTAGCTGAGCTAGAACAAGAACTGTGTGCTGCATTTGGTAACGAAACGATCCCTGATCGTGAAGTGGAAATTGTTGATCCAAGATATAAAAATCCACGTATTACTAGTTTTAATCTCAGTGATGACGAAGCTGAACAGTTACGTGCAGATCCTAGAATACTAGAAGTAGAAATTCCACCACTTCAACAACCAGGTATGATTGTTGAAAGATTTGTAGTGACTACCCAATCAGGAGATTTTGATAGAAGTAGTAGTACTGCTGATGATCATGTTAACTGGGGTTTACGTAGAGTTATTGAAACTACCAATACATTTGGTGGTAGCACAACTATTGCAGGGGATTATAGTTATAGCAGAGATGGAACCGGCGTCGACTTTGTAGTAATGGATAGCGGAATACAAGCCGATCATCCTGAATTCGAAGACGCAGATGGAAATAGTCGTGTAAGACAAATTGATTGGTATGATGCTGCTGATATTCCAGGAACTATGCCAACTAATTTTTACACTGACTTTGAGGGACATGGAACACATTGCGCCGCAATTGCTGCTGGTAAAACATATGGATGGGCTAAAAACGCAGATATATATTCGTTTAAAATGGCAGGACTAGAAGGACCAACAGATCCTTATAATGGTATTAATTATTCAGTAATATTTGACCTTGTTGTAGCATGGCATAATCGTAAAAACAATCCTGCTGATCCTATCTACACTGGACGTCCTACAGTAATGAATATGAGCTGGGGGTTTCTTTACCAGAACGAAAATGAACCAGATTCCGGTGAATACAGGGGTACACCGTGGACATTTGGAGATCCCGGATACACGGTAGGCACGACGCTGTGGAATAGCACAGGTATAGTACCAAAATTAGGAAATCCCACAAATGGTTATAAGTATAAATTACCAGGTACCAGTACTAGTGCGAACACAGACATTGACACTATTGCATCAGCAGGAATAATAGTAACAATTTCAGCAGGAAACAACTATTATAAAAATACTCTACCAGGCGATGTAGAGTACGATAATTCAGTTTCGTGGGGTGCCATAACAAGATTTTATCATCGACAGGGATCTCCTTACAGCCCTGATATTTTTTTTGTAGGAAGCATAGACACAGATCAAATATTAGACGGGACTTATAAAGACCGTGTAGCTTCGAGCAGCACCAGAGGTCCAGCAGTAAACATATTTTCTCCAGGCGATAGCATAGCAAGTGCTACTTCTACAGTTAATTCGTATGCAAGTTTAGATGTTTATAATTATATTCCAGACACTAATTTTAGAATGGTAGAACTTGGCGGTACTAGTATGGCCGCCCCACAGGTGGCAGGCATAGCAGCATTACATTTGCAAGCTAATCCTAATTTAACACCAGCACAAATACAAGACCGGATTATAAACGATAACAGTTATAATGTAATGTACAGTACAGGATCAGACACTGACTATACAGCGTACACTAGTTCACTCCTGGGCGCTGCTGGTAATGTTGTATATTCTAAATATTCTATAGACGTTAACGAATCACTAAGTGATATTACTTTGAGCAATCCTTCATTAGTGACTACAAATTTAAACCAGCCAGCAACTATTAATTTACGGGATTTAACAAGTAACGTAGCTGTAACAAATTTTCGTGAATTTACGGTTACTACTACGCCAACCAACGGCACGGTTACGTTAATTGATCCATCCCAAGGCACAGTGGAATATACTCCAAATACTAGTTATACTGGGCCAGACAATTTTTCTTTTACCTTAAAAAATAATTTAGGTAATGTTAGCACTAATCAATCTGATGTTTCTGTGCAAGTTGGTAGCGGACAACTCGTAACAGTAGCCGATGATTCTTTTACTACATTTGGATTAGAAACCACAGTACTTGATGTTTTAGCAAACGATGGTATAAATGCTAATGTATCCACAGTGGTAGTTGATACTAGTCCTTCTAATGGCACAGCATCTCCAAACATAGATGGTACAATTGATTATACATCGAGCATAAGATACGGACTAGATTCTTTTACGTACACAGTAGATAGTACCACTGACGTAACTAGCGATATTTCAAATGTTACAGTATACATAAATCAGAGAGTAGCTGTTTCAGATTTCTCGTTTGAGGCAAATAGCCCTGGCACATCAACAATACCTGTACTAAAAAATTCTACAAGTTACGATCCTCATTTTGCAAATGTTAGAGCTATTTACAATTTTATATCTCCCAGTTTAGGCACAGCAGCCAGTGCTACCGGCAGCACTTATCTCGGTAATATTACTCCAGTTGGCTCGTCGATAGAATTTGTAACCACTGGTGGCGAACATGATCTTGGCAGCTTATATTTTGGAGATAAGAATTTTCATACAGGAGCATCAATCGATTCTACAAATTTAGCTGCTAGTAATTTCTTTACAAGTCCTGAGTGGACTGTGGAATGGAGCTTTAAAATATCTAGTAGCAGTGTTACTGGTACGCAATCGATGATGTGTGCTAAAAGCGTTAACAACGGTCCGTTACGTGTATTTTTTAACGGCACAGGTTTAACATGTTTAGTTAGTTCCTCTAGTTCTATTATTAGAAATTTTCAAGGATTAACTGGCTGGGTCTATGACGATTGGAACAAAATTGCAATACAACGAAATAATGATTCGTTAGCTGTGTTTATAAACGGAGTACTAGTAAGAGAAGATTCTACTCTTACAAGTCTTAACAATATATCTGAAACAGACAGTATTATATATCTCGGTAGAGATGCATTTAGTACCACCTCATATAAACTTAACGATTGTTACATGGATAACATTCGATTTACTGCATCTGCAAGATACGATATAGCAGATAGTTATTATCCTGCGACACAGACATTTGCCACTAGTAATTCTGATTTAGCAAACGTCAGCACATTAACAATTGCAGAACAACCTACTTACGGTACCGCAGTACTTGATTTAGGAAATGCTGCAATATTATACACAGCTGACGAAGGATATGTAGGAGCAGACTCTTTCAAATATAATGTAACTAGCCTTAATCCAACACTGAGCGGCAATGCAATTGTTACGCTTGAAGTATCAGGTATAGGAACGTATGATACAATGCTGGTTTCTCCTGCATCAGTAGACGAAGACGGTAGCACAGTAACATTTACTATTAATACTGCATTTGTATTAGATGGTACCACTGTTGGATATACTGTAGGCGGTACTGGCATAACAGTTGATGATATCAGTTTGGGTAGTTTAACTGGAACAATTAATGTAAATTCTAATCAAGGCACACTAGCATTACAGGTGTTAACTGATAACTTAACTGAGGGTGCTGAAACACTTACTTTGACACTAGATGCAACTGACAGTGCGGGATGGGCAACAAACAGTTTAAGCAATGTATTACTAATTAATGATACCAGCCTAAGTAAAATATATGATTCATTAGATGTTTCGCCTGTATCGGTAGACGAAGACGGCAGTAATGTAACATTTACAGTTAATACCACTAATGTAACAGATGCTACAACAATTGGTTACACCATAAGCGGTACTGGTATAACAACTAACGACATTAGTTTAGGCAGTTTAACAGGGTCTATAACTATTACAGCAAACGAAGGTACACTAGAATTCCAGGTGTTAGCCGACACGTTTACGGAAGGTCCAGAAACCTTAATTTTAACACTAGATGCTAATGATAGTTTTGGTACTAGTACCGGATCACTGAGTAATACTGTAACCATCAATGATACTAGTGTAACAGCAGGAGTTTATAACACATCAACTTTTAATATTAACAGTGTTAACGAAGACTCAGACGGGGACAACACTGATGTAATATTTACTGTGAACACTACAGCAGTACTTGATGGGACCACTGTTGGTTATACTATTAGTGGTACTGGAATCACAGTTGATGATATCAGCCTACCAAGCCTCACTGGTAGTATTACTATCAACAGTAATACAGGTAGTGTGTCTTTCAATGTAATTGCTGATAATTTAACAGAAGGAAACGAAACTTTAATCTTAACCCTGGATGCAACAGATAGTGCAGGATGGTCAACAGGCGGGTTAAGTGACACTGTGTTACTTGTTGATACATCAGTTAATGATCCTATATATGATAATGTATACTTTAATTTAACTAACGTTGACGAAGATTCGTCAACACAAGTAGTTTTCACAGTAGATACTAGTTACGTAATAGACGGAACTACAATTGGTTATACTGTAGGCGGGACAGGAATTACTGTTAATGATATAAGTTTAATATCTCTAACCGGAGATTTTACAATAATCAATAATACTGATAGTATTGATTTTACTGTAAATACAGATAGTTTAACAGAAGGAAACGAAACTTTAACGATTACGTTGGACGCACAAGACTCTGTTGGAACTAACACAGGTAGTTTAGCAAATAGTATTATTTTAAACGACACTAGCCAATCACCGCTACCAGGCACACCTACCTACAACACAGTAGGTTTTAATTTTCCTACTGTTAACGAAGATGGCACAACTATTGTTATTTTTACAATTAATACCACTGACGTTGTGTCAGGAACAACAGTACCTTACACAATCAGCGGCGGCGGCATTACAACTGATGATTTAAATCTTAACTCTTTAACAGGCGATATAGTTATAGTTCAAGGTAACATAGGACAACTTGCGTTTACAGTAAGCCAAGACTTCTTGACAGAAGGACCAGAAATATTAACTGTAACACTTGGTGCTACGGACAGTAACGGCGACCCAACTGGATCATTATCGGCGCAGGTAACATTAATTGACACTAGCAAAACCCCTGCCTACTTATCTGCTGCGTTTGATGTAGATAGCATAACAGAAAATGGAACAGATTTTGCAGTGTTTAGAGTTGATACTGAAAACGTAGCTGTCAATACTGAAATTGGATATGTAATAACAGGTGTTGGCAGCGGAGATATATCAGTCCCGCTAACAGGCAATATATTTATTAACAATACAGACTACGGCATACTTGCATTTACTGCCACAGAAGACTTTACAACAGATGGCAACATGACTGCTACTGTTACACTAGTAGCTCAGGATAGTTTTGGTACATTTACTGGAGGACTAAGTGACAGTGTTATAATTATTGACACTAGTAAAACACCAAATACTCCGCCTACTGCTACTAGTGTAAATACATCTACTGGAGAATCGACAACAATCATCATAGATTTATCAGGTAATATTTCCGATAGCGGCCCATCTTCGGGACTAACTGCATTAAATATTGTTACACCTCCGGATTTTGGTACTGCAAATGTAACTTTTAGTTTACCTGATGCTTACATTACATATACCCCTAATCCTGGTTTCTATGGCACAGACATAATTGCATATAACGTAACTGACAACGAGGATACAGACAGTAATACTGCATTTGTTACTATTAGAGTTTTTCAAGCACCAATTGCTGCTAATAATACAGTAACAATGAATCAAGCGGAAGTAGAAACTTTTGATATTTTATCAAATGATTCCCCCGGCGAAGGCGCCTTAGTTCCAACATTAACTGTTATTGAAACAGTGCCTAGCAACGGTACTGTGATTAATAATTTAGACGGCACAATTACTTATACTCCGTTTTCACAGTTCTTTGGTATTGATACACTAACATATAATATTACAAATAGTAATAACGCTACCAGTCTGACACCTGGCACAGTAACTATTACTGTAAATCAAGCATCTCCACCGGTAGCAGAGGACGACGAATTCATTGGGCTTGTTAATACTGCATTTAATATAAACGTAGTATCTAATGACCTTACAGGAAATGATCCAATAGATTTAAACACATTGATTATAACAGTTCCTCCAGTAAACGGCGCAGCAATTTATTTAAATGATGGTACGATTACGTATACACCAAATACAGGATTTATTGGCGTAGATACCTTATCATACACAATAAGTGATACTGTTGGTAGAACTTCTAATCCTGCTAATGTGACCATTACAATATCAGGTCCTGATGCATTGTTATTACACACTGTGAATAACGAAAATGCATATGGTTCTTCAGTTGGTGATAATTTTGGTGAAGTGGTAGCAATGTCCGATCGATATAGTATAGTAGGCGCACCAAACGAAGACGATGATAATGGTACTAGTTCAGGTAAAGCATATATATTTAATAATACAACTGGCGAATTACTGCACACATTAGTAAATCCTAATCCTGACAATTTAAGTATAAATGATTATTTTGGATCCGCTGTAGGAATAACAGACAACTATGCTATTGTAGGTTCTTACGGCGAAGACGCTACCACTGGTGTAAGCCCTGGAAGGGCATATATTTATAATGCTTTTACTGGCTTACTACTGCATACAATATCTGATCCTAGCCCACCTTACGAGTTTAATAACTTTGGTCAAACAGTCGCAATAACAGATAATTATTTCATAGTGGGCGACCCTACTTTTACCCAAGGTGGCGCAAGCAGTGGCATAGTGTATGTTTATGACCTCGCAACTGCTACACTGCTGCATACAATAACTAATCCTAATCTCTATTATTCAGGCTCGGGAGACCGTTTTGGTAGTGCAATAGCAATGACAGATACTTATTTTGTTGTGGGTGCTCCTGGCGAAGACGCGACTGTCGCACCGCTAGGCGATACTGGTATAGCGTATATATACAATACAGTCACTGGCGCACAATTGTACACGTTAGAAAACCCTGCTAACCCTGGCACACAAGACCTCTTTGGTTCTTCAGTAGCAATAACAAATGATTATGCAGTAATTGGCGCACCAAGAGCCACTGGAGATTCTCTAACCTATTCTGGAATTCAGTGGGGCGCTGCTTATATTTTTAACACTAGCACCGGTGCACTATTGCACACTCTAGATAATCCCGAAGAAAGCGCCCTTCCAATGTTTATGGGCTCTTCAGTAGCAATAGACAATGTCCGAACTTTAGTTTCCGTTCCAGACGGCAACAATCAAACAGGCATAGTGCATGTTTATGATACAGCAACTGGCAGTTATCTTTATGCTATAGTTGATCCTAATGCCGATATAAACAGTAGATTTGGCAACTACGTTGGATTATCAGATAACTATAGCATAGTCACTTCGCCTGGATCAGTATTAGGCGGTATTGAAGGAGCAGTATATATATTTCTCACTACTGTAGGAATAAACACAGCGCCAATATCAGTAAATGATTCAATAACCACATTCGAAAATGATACTGTCATTATAGATGTGTTGGCAAACGATATAGATTTAGAAAATAACATTAGACCTAGCACAGTAAGAATGACTAGTACTCCGCTTAATGGTACTGCAATTGTCCAACAGAATGGTACTATTCAATATACTCCAGCATTTGGTTATACGGGACTAGATTCGTTTACATATAAAGTATCAGATGTTTATAACCTTCCTGCTTCAAACGCTACAGTCTCAGTAGATATTCTGCAGCTACCACTAGCTGTCAACGATTCAGTAACTATAGAAAAAAACACTATTGCAGAAATCAACTTACCCAGTAACGATATAGGAGCCAGTATAGATCCGTCTAGCGTAACAATTATTTCTTTACCTTTGAATGGTATAGTACAGTTAGACCAACCTACAGGCAATGTGGTTTATGTACCTAACACAAACTGGGTGGGCACTGATACTTTTCAATACACAATAAAAAATACCTTTGGGAATATTAGTACTAATATTGGAACAGTAACAATTATTGTTGAACAACCACCCGGCGACGGAAACATAATATCAATTCAAGGTAATCAGTTTGATCAATTTGGTACTGTAGTTGACAAGCCGGTTGATGTAGAAGAATTTTCGGATAAACTAGCTCCAGTAATTGACACCGATATACAGTCATTTCCTGTTAGTTTCTTTTACGATAATCCAACATTGTTATACAGCGCAACGTCAAAGCCTACATATAAATGGGCAGGTTATAATCCCAGTGTTTATCCAAGGAAAAAGGTAACAGACAGGATACCGTTTAAGTGGAGTGATATGGTTGGATACCAGAATTATTATCTACCATTCCCTGATCCAGTAATAAAAATTACTAATCTTGGTGATGTTTCAGGTTACACTAATGATACTGAAAGCCTTATCGCATCTTCTGCAACTATTAGTGTGGATTGGCAACAATCTTCATGGCCTATTCCACCAAGACCTAGTCCATCTCAATATCAGTATACACGGTCTGTAACATTCACCTGGTACCGAGACGGAGTATTCTTATCAAGAGAAACAAAAGTTAATGATTCAGTGTTTACTGTCAGTTCTCCGCCTTTATTACCTCTTGGTGATGCAAAAAACTATAACATAAGACTAGACGTTATAGCAATACTGTATGGTCCAGATGACAGAGTAGTTCCTTTTAAGAACGATGCATCTTTTGCACATACTAGTAGCAGTAAAATATCCAATGCTGCATTTAAAGTATCTACATATCAACCATCAGCATCAGCGTTAACAACTAGTGTGCTGCCAATAAAACCTAATTCTACTGGTACTCAGTATGTAACAGTGTATAGAAGATTTGTTGATGATACGCTTATAAGTACAATTGGAAACTCAGTTACTTTTGGCTCATTTAAAAGAGGATATATTTATCCCAACTTTGATTCTGCTCCAGGAAGAACTCCTGACAATTACGTAGATTACGAATGGCAGAGACGTATCGATCCTGGCAAAGAATGGTTTGCTGAAAATCTTACTGACAACACGCAGTTCTATTGGGACGCTGGCAGTAACGACGGCTTGGGTGGCAGCCAAGATTTAAACGGACATCAAATTAGATTTAGAGCAAGGGCAAGACAAGAGTTAAATGATCCAGATCAGACGACCACTGGGGATTGGGCAACCACTAGTCCTATAACTGTGCAATATTTTACAGAATACTATGTACCAATATTCAGTTTAGGTGGTGTTACTAGCGCAATAAAAGGCGGGGAAATATCAGCAGTGTTTACCCCATACAATATGGGTGCTGGAGCCACTACTTACTACTGGCGTATAGTTCCTCTTGGAGCATTTGCAAACGAGTTTGTCACAGACAGTGGAAGTTTTAGTTTAGATGAAAATTTATATTATGATGGAAGTAGGCCTGTCGATCATAGAAAAACTATAACAAGTCTGGTTAACGTTGGTGATACTGTGGATCGATCTTATTCTATAGAATTTTTTACAAATTCTGGTTACACAGGCGATCCTATTTTTGCAGACACGTTAACCACAGTATCTTCTGTACCAGCATACAATATTCAGGCACGATGGTTAGGGTCCAACGGCAAAAATTATACTGGTAATATTGATAAATGGGAAGTATATGTTAGAGAAGAATCTGTTGTAGATTTGTTTGACATACAAATTAAAAACTTGTCGTACAAAGTTGGTGACATTGTTTACTTGCAAAATGATCGCATAGTAGGAGATGGAACTAGTGCTAATGATATTTACTTTAGAAAAAATAGTAATCAAGCATGGGCAAAATATAACAGCGGAACTAGAGTAGCAGTAGAATGTTATAATGTAACAGTAACTGACACAGATTATATTGCCCACTTTGCTATACAATTTAAAGGCGAAGACGATTCACCATTGGGCGGTAGCGCTGCTAATTATGAACTGTTTAATTTTACATTCTATAATGCTGCGGTTGCTGGAACAGCACTAGTAGACTTTACGGCTAGAATTTACGACAATGTAGAATTCTTCTTTGCTATTACTAGCGAATTAGAAGCATCTGAGGTAACTTATTATACTATTAATAATGTATTATCTCAAACTGGCGACGGTTACGTTAAATGGAAATCATATGACATTGCTTCTAATACAGGTAATGACGATCATTATTTTTTAAATCCAGGTACGTATGCACTAGAAGATTTAACTTTCTTTTATCAGTGGGAGCGTATACAGGATGGCGAGTGGACCTCTTTTAAAAACGATCTCGGTGGTTCTGACTGGGTTAATAAGACATCTAGCGCTTATTATTTGGGGAGCGGTGACGAAGGGTTTTATTTTAATGACATAGGAGATACAACTGTTATCCATAATTGGGCAAACGGTATAGACATACGACAGAGAATAATTATATATAATAATCGAGGAAAAATTATAGCAGACCAATACAGTAATGTGGTTACCATGAAAATTAATGTAAGCGACACTGCAAGCTCTGTGGGAATCAACAGTATTAGTGTACAAAATGCTACAGAAGGTAGCACTACTTATACTCTAACAATTAACAGCAAAGGAATGATAGGAAAAGGAGTTCGTGTACAACTAACTAACAATAATTTCTATCACACATCAACAGATTTTTATACTTTAATAAAAAGAAATACTACAAATGTGCGCTTAAATGATCTTATTCCACAAAAATATTACAATACTGCGGCCACAGAAACTATAACTGTGACTGCTCCTGCTGGAACTGCTGCTGCTGGGTACGAAAGTAAATCTACAACATACACTATTGCGCAAGCGCCCATGGAGTTTGTGTTTGGAAAAGTTGATTATACTTCAGGCGGAAGCACTCTTGAGAAAGGGTTTGGTCAGAGCACTGCGATAACAAGTGAAGAAGGCGGTGTGTTAAACTTCCGAGGCTTCTTTAATAACGTACCGCCAGGAGAAGACATTATATTAGAGTTCTACGCATTCACTGATGATGGCTCACTTGTGCCTAACGCTAGCATAGTAAACTTAATAAGCGGTACTGATGGTTTAGGCAGTCTTGATAAACCTTATAAAACAGGAACAATAACATATCCTTATGTTCCAGCAAATAGTTTGGTTAAAAGAAATCAATCATATCTAGCAAAAATGGAAGGATTAACTTTAAAATATGATCCTAGTTCCTTTGACACGTTTAAAGGAAATTGGCGAGTTACTACTACACCGAATAGATTAGTAGACATCACCGGTTCAATTAAAAGCGTTAACACTTTGCCTGTGCCATGGAGTCCATCAGGACAAGATATCAATGTTATTGCTTCTGAAAATATAAAAGAAGATGGTACAACTGCTAATCCTGTACTACAAGGATACGTGTTTTTCTGGGGTATAAGTTCAGCGCCAGCAGGAACAACCATTTACTGGAGAATAAATTCTAGTAAAACTACTGCTGTAGCTGGTGTTAATTATGACGGTACACAAAATAACGCAACACTGACCACAGATGCGAGTGGTGTCGCATTTCAAAATAAGCCAGGAGTTAGACAAGACGGTGACCCAACAGCTCCTTTGTTTTTCCCTGTAATTAATGACGGAACATACGCTGTAACAGATCCTGTGATAGCAGTAGACATGTCATTTTACAGTGATTTTAGAACGTCGTACACTGCATCAACTAAGATACTTAATGTTAATCCAGCGCCAATACCTGCTCCCACTGTCAATTTAGCACAAGCGTATAGTACTGGAATATTATGGACTTATATCAATGTACAAAATTTTGCAGCAGGAGATTATCCTACAGGAACAATACTTACATTTATAATAGACGATGATGGTACAATAAAGAAAATAGCAGGGTCAAAAGGAACAATTACAACTGAAAGTACTTGGTTACCAGCAGGCGAAAGTGCTAGTGATTATGAATGGAAAGTATCATATAGACATAGTGATAGTGCTCTTGCCGACCAAACTAGTGCAATAATGTATGCATATAATAATGGGTCTACTGGCAATGCTCAATCGTTTAATACTTGGTATAGTACTACTGGCTCTCAAATAATATTTTCCAGTGGTTCTCAAGGTGTTAACGCTGATCCTGCAACATCAGTCATGACTATTGAAGTGCGATCTAAGAGCAATAACGCAGTTAAAGATTCAGATTCAACCTCAATATATTGGCTACCGGATAGTTATACATTGCCAAGTGAGGATGTACCAGTAGAAGAACAACCAACTACACCAGCGACACCGCCACCGACACCAGTAATTAAATACTTCTTCTGGGAGCCAGCAACAATAGAAGTAGGTCAATCTAATACATTGTATTGGAGTGTATCTAACGCAACTTCAGTAGAAGTAACAGGTGACACTGGAACTTACAGGTTATCAGGATCGGGTTCACGAGTAAATGGCCCGTACAAAAGTGCCGGCAACTTTAGTACAACACTAACAGCATACAAAGCAGGCGCAGTGCCGACTACCGCCACTGCCACTGCCCCAATTACAGTAACAGCCGGACCTTCAGGACCAGAACCTTCAGGACCGGAGCCGATAAGGCCGCCTTCCATAGTTATTGATGAAAGATAGGATTTAAAAATTAAAACGTATTTTATAAAAAATGATAAATAACAAGTATATAAATTGAGGAATATTAACAATGCCATATATAGTAACTAACAGTGATGGTAGCTCTACAATAACAGTAGCAGATAGTACAGTCGACACTGGTACGTATTCCCTTGCCCTTATTGGACGTAATGTTGCAAATTATGGGCAATATTTTGCTCAAAATACAATTAGACAATTAGAAAATTTTGCTAGTACTACTGCACCTAATCCTGGTACAACGCTAGAAGGACAACTTTGGTACAATAAAACTGAACAGCAATTAAGTGTATGGCAAGGATCTACTTGGAAAAGAATTGGAGTTGTAGTAGGATCAGATAACCAAAAGCCCACTCAGTTTAGAACATCCGGTACAAGTTTTTTCAATACAACCACAGACAAACTGGAAATTTGGAATAACGGTTGGCAAGAAGCGGCATATGGTGGTACAGTTACAGATGAATTTTCTTCGGATAGTAGCATCCAAAGTCCAACTACATACGGAACAAGATTAAGAACATTATTTTTTAAGGAAGCATCAACAGACAACATGCTGCCTGTTTTAGCATTAGTATATACTAAAAGTCCACAAATTAATCCAACTGATCCTACTAGTAATAGAGGTTCGACCGAGGTACCATCAGGTTCAGGTAATTACGAAACAATCATGGCGTTTTGGAGTGATTTTGACTTCTATGTCAACAGTGGAGGTACTGATTCTCCAGTCAATGGCAGTATTGTAGACTATTACAACGAGTTAGTAGAAGTTGATTCAGGAATACTTGCTGCTAGAGCAGGTAGATCGACTGGGCAAGTATTTAAAGGTTTGAACCAACGTGCTGAATATGAAGGTTCTAGTATTGCTACATTTGACAGCGTTTTTATTACCAGCGCATTGGGCTCAGCTAGTTTACCGGTTCCAGAAGGATACTTTTCTAGTTTAACCATTGGATCAGATATTACTGTGCAAACACTGACTGTTAATAATGACGGATCTGTAGGAGGACAACTTACTGTTACTGGCAATATTACTTCTACATCAGGTACTATTAATACAACAGACTTAGTTGTTACTAATTCTAGTATCTTAAACGGAACTACAACCATAAATGGCTCTATTGTAGTTAATGGCGTAAACAGCCAAACATTAGGAACTGTTACTGAAGTAATTGAAGACAGCTATTTTGGAAACGTTACTGCTGCAAACGCAACCATTAATAATTTAACGGTTACCGGAGACGTTGTTGGTTTATCAGTAGCAGGATTGGAATCTAGTGGTGACGTGGTTATACAAACAGGTTCTACTCTTATTATTGAAGACACAATTCAAGGAAGCATAGCTAATGTAACAACTCTTGATGCAAGTACATCAGGAGCAACACATTATCTTACTTTTGGGACAAGTGACCTCGACTCTACTGCCCAACCACTTAACACAGATAGCGGAATAAACTATGTACCTAACACTGGTACCTTAAGTGCAACTACATTTTCTGGTACAGCAACCTCAGCAGAGTTTGCGGATTTAGCTGAAATATACTCAACGGATGCTGTATACTTACCTGGTACTGTTGTAACAATCGGCGGCGATGCTGAAATAACATTGTGCACAGAAGATGCTAGCACAGATGTATTTGGAGTTGTGTCAACAGACCCAGCGTACTTAATGAACAGCAAAGCAGAAGGTGTAGCGGTTGCATTACAAGGTCGTGTACCAGTTAGAGTTATAGGTAGTTGTTCTAAAGGCGACAGATTGGTTAGCGCAGGTGAAGGTGTTGCTAGAACAATAGGAAATACACCATATGATCCACGTATGGTAATAGGTCGAGCACTGTCTGGCAAATCAAGTCAAGCAGAAGATTTTGTAGAAACAGTAGTAGGAGTTAAGTAATGGCATCAGGAGCAACTATCACAATTACAGGCGGCACAAATATGCAATTAGTTGTAGCCGGTGTAGACAGTGTTGAAGCCGACGACTATAACTTGCCTAGAGCAAATGTAAATGATTTATTATCATCCCCGCAAGATGTAACACTTGGTACATTTACATTAGCTAGTACTTTTGGATACAATCAAGGTGGTGCAAGTGTTAATCCAAACAGTCAAGGTTCAACAGTTCTTGCAGCAGGAAGTTCTAGAGGTCTTAAAGACTTGCAAGACGATGTACAGGCATTACAGGTATTTTTAAATGAAACTAGTGAAACTGTTACTGATGTGGCAGCTGGAGATATTATTACAGCCGCGACTTTTAACAGCTTGATGTTAGCAGTAGAAGATTGTTGGAATTCTAGATTTAACCACACTCCTAGCGCAGCAGTCACTGATGCAACTGTACAAAGAACAACTGCATGGACTAATACTCTTACTTCTGTATTAACGTGGACTTTTGCCAGTGAAGCTGATTGCAGAGCATTCTTCAACGGTGGTGGCGAACTAGGTTTTAGTGTAGGTAGAACTGGTGGCTCAGCGAGTGATCAAAATACAAGGTGGGACGAAACGTTTACAGCAGTTGGTGATATATTGTTAGACCATGAAACAACTCAAGCGGGTTCTGGAACAAATTCAAATATAGGATTTTATGAACTAACTACTAGTCCTCAGCAGTTGCTTGAAAAATTTACTGCTACAGCTCCATACACTGCTGACGTACTTCGAGTTACAGCAAACGTAAACAGCACAACCAACCCAACAGTTATTACAATGACACTGACTTTAACTGATGCAGGCGACAATATTATTGATGCCCAACCAGATGGAACACTGAGCATTAATGCACGTAGACGCCAGCCTGATGTTACTGGTACTGGTTTTAGTGCTTTTGCCACTCCAACTGACAGCTTAGGTGCAATATCTGGTTCATAAACTTATATTTTAATTGATACTTGCTTATAAATAGTGATAACACACTTACATTACAGGTATCTTTATGAGCGCAAAACTTTCAAAAGCATTAGAATTTGCTAATTATCGTGTTACTTTAAACAATCAAAAAGAAGCTCTGAGAGCTAAAGCACATTCTCTACTAAGTTACAGCATTAATGGCGGAACTTTTACCATAGACAGAACACTAATATCGTTTTGTAGAAATCTCATTGACGAACAGTTAGTTGAAGCTATACTGCTTGACGATTATAACAATCCTATTAAAATAGAAATTGTTGAATTTTACGAAGAAATTTTAAGCAGATATAGCGAAACTACCAATGACTATTACGTAGAATACGAAAAAATAAAAAAGGCTAGAAGTGTAAACAAGGTAGTGGATATCAATGAAGATAATGTCTAAGACTAACACAATTGATCGAGGTATTATAATGTTCGCTCATAATAATACTGAAATAGATTATTTTCGTTTAGCAGTGGTAAATGCAACACTGATACAACGCTACTTAGGCTTAGAAAAACAAAATATTGCTGTGGTCACTGACTTACACTCTCTTGAACACGCCCAAAAACAATTGGGCAAAAGATTTATTAAAAACGCAATCGGGCATATAATTATAAACGAAAAAGATGTTAATTTTAAACATTCCAATGTCCGCACATACAAAGATACTAGTTTACATTCTAAACATTTAAGTTTTTATAACAAAAACAGAAGTGATGCATACGATTTAAGTCCGTTCCAAGAAACCATACTAATAGATGCTGACTATCTTGTTTTAAGCGATTCTCTTAATCAGTGCTGGGGACATAATAACGAATTAATGATGAACTGGGAATATAAAGATGTATATAGTAGTAGAAAATATCCTTCGTTAACACGATTACATAACTTAGGAATTAGCATGTATTGGGCTACTGTGGTGTATTTCCGCAAAACAGATTACTGCGAAACATTTTTCAATCTAGTCAAACAAGTCAGAGATAATAAAGACTACTATGGACAACTGTTTAGAATTAATAATAAACTGTATAGAAACGATTTTAGTTTTAGTGTAGCAGCACATATATTAGGCGGATTCCAAGATAAAACATTGCCGCAGTTACCTTTTCAGTTGTTCAAAACATTTGATACAGATGATGTTTATGAGGTGAACAGTGATTTAAGTTTAGTTCTTTGTTTAGAGAAACCAGATTCGCCTGGAGATTTTATTGCCACTAAGTGGAAGGGAGTAGATGTGCACATAATGAACAAATGGGCGTTATCTAGGATATCAAACGGATTATTGGAATATGTCTAAAGGGTATATTGTGATTGCTCAAAATAACGCCACTGTTGATTACTTGCAACAGGCGTATGCCCTTGCATTAAATTTAAAGTTAACTCAGAGCGAAGTTAACAAGTTAACTGTTTGTGTTGATAAGGCAACAAAACGATTAATAACAGATAAACACAGACAAGTATTTGATTGCATAGTAGATATTCCCTGGATCGATGATGCTGAAAACAGTGATTGGAAAATACAAAACAAGTGGAAATATTATTACATGACACCTTACGATGAAACTGTAATATTAGATACAGACATGATATTTCCTGTAGATGTTAGTTTCTGGTGGGATGTACTCAGCGAACGAGACGTTTGGGCAAGTACTAGTGTGAGAAACTTTAAAAACGAAACTGTGACTAATGATTATTATCGAAAAGTGTTTACTAACAACCAGCTTCCTAACGTGTATACTGCATTTATGTATTTTAAAAAATCCGAAGTTGCCGGGGAGTTGTTTGGATTAGCAGAGATAATATTCCAGCATTGGGAAAGATTTTTTTATCTTTATATACCTAATAATAAACCAGACAATGTTAGCGGCGATGTGGTTTTTGCACTAGCAATGAAACTGTTGGGCGTGGAAAACGAATGCACTAAGCCTAAACTAACTAATTTGCCTACATTTGTTCACATGAAAAGCAAATTACAGAATTCACCACAGTTAAACGATGAGTGGACTGCTAGTTTACCAACCTATTATCATAGCTACAGAGATTTTAAAATAGGCAATTTCCAGCAACAGTTACCCTTCCATTATGTAAACAAAGAATGGATGACACCTGCAAAGATTGCACAAATGGAAAACGATTATGACAGTTAATCAAGCTGCAATTGACCGTAAAAATAGATTTTTAGAAGAAAAAAAGTCTGTATCATCTGTGAAAGAGTTAGTTAAGCATAAAGTTGAACAACCTTTTACTTTGTGGTTCAATAGTGAAGGTGATATATTATCGTTTTCGCAAAATGAAATAGCACCGAGGAACGGATGGTACACATATGATTTTGAACCAGAACAGCTATCAGTGTTATACAACGGAACACATAATTATATAGTTGTAAAAGATCAATTAGTTGAAAACAAATATTCTATACAACGAAAAGTTTTAGAGGAACAGCTAATTTCTAAAGAGGAATATTTCTTACATGAAGTTCCTTTTGTTCGCGTATCACCTAGAGGGATAAGACTAGAATTAACAAAAAATCATTTAAAAATTGCTCTCGACACTAACATTAAACAATTATACGAAGGCATTAGTCCAGTTAAAGCAACTGCAAAATCGCAACGTACATTTGAATTTTATATAACTAAAACTGGCGATCCGCATATACTTTACGATCAAGGATCTGTGTACTTTAGTCAGTTATTAACTAGCGACGTAGTTAAGATTAAATTAAATAAACAACTGCCAAAAGAAGTAAGTATATATACTAAAAAACTTTTTGAAAGTAAATATCGTTACAGTGTTACAGACAAAAGGAAAACGAATTAATGAAAGTAGAAGTAACAGAATTAGATATTGTGTATATTAGTTATGACGAACCTAACTGCGAAGAACACTGGTCTGATCTCTTAAATAAAGTTCCATGGGCAAAACGTGTTCATGGTGTAAAAGGTTTTGATGCTGCACATAAACGTGCTGCACAAATAGCAGAAACAGACCGGTTCATCACAGTAGACGGCGATAATATAGTAATGCCAGACTTTTTTGATCAAACGCTAGATATACCAGACACTGATATGTATGGTAATGAAATAAGCGAAAGCATCTTTAGTTGGAACGGAAGAAATTTGCTAAACGGATTAGTCTACGGCAACGGCGGACTTAAATGTTGGCCTACAGAATACACTAAAACTATTAGCACACATGAAGCAGCCACCGACGGCGAAGGTATGGAGTTTTGTTGGAAGTTAAACTATATTCAACTTAACGACACGTTCTCAGAAGTTCATCAAACTGCAAGCCCATTCCAGGCGTTTCGCGCAGGATTTAGAGAAGGCGTTAAGATGAGTTTAGATCAAGGCAAGCGAGTACAAGCTAACGAGTTTAAGGAAAAAATCTGGTACGGCAACTATAATAGATTACAAGTTTGGTGCAATATTGGTGATGATGTGGAAAATGGGGTGTGGGCTATATATGGTGCAAGGCTGGGCTGCAAAATGACAGTGCTGTCAGATTGGGACACTAACAACATTGCAGATTACACTTGGTTTAAGGATTTCTTTTACAAGCAAGTCGCTCCTCAATTTAATGGCAACAAGCAAAATCAGTGTCCTCATACCAAGCAGCAGTGGGATGATCATTTATTATATAAAGAGATAACAGCGTTAGGAAATGAAATAAACACTGAAGTTAACCAAATGTTGTTATTTGATCCAAATCCACTAGTGAGTAAGTTCTTTAAAACAACCTACACTGCTCCTAGGCGTTGGGGTGTTATGGTTAGGGAAAAACAGATTCAAGAATTACTTGAGAAAGGGTTAATAGGACATTAACCATATAAAATTAACAAATGTTTTTATTCAGATAAATATTAACACAATACACAAAGGATACACAGATGGCCTCGATCGGATTTATTGGGGTAGGCAAGTTAGGACAAGCCTGCGCCGAGATGGTCGCTGAGATCCATGATGTTGTTGGTTATGATGTAGAACCCAGAGAGCCTGAAAATTTTACAATGGTTTCAGACTTGCGGGATGCTGTAATAGGACAAGATATTGTTTTTATTGCTACACCTACACCACACGACCCACAGTATGATGGACGAGCACCCACCAGCCATTTACCCAACAAAGACTTTGACTATACTATAGTCAAGGATATCTTAAAACAGGTAAATGAAGTAGCAACACCTAAGCAATTAGTTGTACTAATTAGCACAGTATTACCTGGCACTGTTCGCAGAGAATTTATACCTCTATTAACAAACGCACGTTTTATATATAACCCTTACTTGATTGCCATGGGCACAGTCAAGTGGGATATGGTTAATCCAGAAATGGTTATGATTGGCACTGGAGACGGTTCAAAAACTGGTGATGCAAAACAGTTAGTAGATTTTTACAAAACAATCATGCAAAACGATCCCAAGTATGTTGTAGGTACCTGGGATGAATGTGAATGCATCAAAGTGTTCTACAATACGTTTATTAGTGCTAAAGTTAGTTTGGTAAACATGATACAAGACGTTGCTGAAAAGCAGGGTAATATAAATGCAGAAGTTGTATGCGATGCTCTTGCTAATGCTGATAGGCGTATTATGGGTCCGGGTTACATGAAGCCTGGTATGGGCGATGGTGGTGCTTGTCACCCCAGAGATAATATTGCGTTACGCTGGATGGCTGAGGAGTTGGATCTAGGTTATGATTTATTTGATTCAGTAATGCGTAGCAGAGAAGTACAAGCAGAGAACATGGCAAAGCGTTTGGTACAACTAAGTTTACCTGCTAATATTGCGCCTATGCATTATATTCCTAAGCTACCAATTGTTATTGTGGGTAAAGCTTATAAACCTCTTGTGCCTTATGAAGCAGGTAGCAGCAGTATGCTAGTTGGCCATTATATAGAAAAATTAGGCGGCGAACTTTATTATTTAGATGAAGAATGTGGAGAAACACCACCTGAAAACATTTTAAATAACCCAGCAGTTTATTTAATGGCCCATAATCCTGAAGTAACTTATGGCGAACAATTAGATTTTGTAAAAAGTTGGTATGCAGACAATCACGCCGTTACAAACTGTGATACTGCATTAACAGTCGAAACTGCAAATGGTTCAGAATTGACTTTCAGTACAGGAAGTGTTATACTAGATCCTTGGAGAAAAGTTCCAAACAATATCCCTGGGGTCGAAGTCATACATTACGGGAATACAAGGGGAGAGAGATCATGGCAATAGTAACAAAATATAAAATTAATACAGAGATACCCGGCTGGACTACTGAAAAAAAATTAAATATGTTGGCGGAAAAAGCCGCAGCAGTACCTGAAAATGGCACAATTGTCGAGCTAGGAACTTTTTGCGGAAGAAGTGCATACAGTCTTGGTAGTAATAAACTAGATTCTGTGAAACTGGTATGTGTAGATATGTTCCCTGACAACTTTATACAGATTCTGGCTAAAGACTTCCCTGGCATTGAGCATGGCTTCGGCAATTTAGATACTCCATATACATGGCAAGCATGTTCTTACGCCCTCAAAGATGTTGTTAATCTAGAATATCTTAGAACAGTATTGCCCCTTCCTAGTTTTGTACAAATAGATTTGGAGGTTGATTTATTGTTTATTGACACAGTACACAATGCTGAGGGAGTCCAAAGTGATATAGATCAATGGTTTCCTCTACTAACAGATAATGCAGTTGTTGTTTTTGATGATTATTGTGATGTATTTCCTGAATATTCAGAAATAATAGACAAGCACCTTCTTACTCTAGATGTACAAAACAGAGAAGTATACGAACATGCATTATGGGTACAGCTAGGAAAAAAAGAGGAAAACAAATAACATGGCATATAAAAAAGGTATAACAAAATTTCCTGGGACTGGCTCTCAACAAACATTTGATGCTTTAAGTGAAGTGAGCGATTCCTTTTGTTTAGCAAAATGGCTGCAGGTTACATTGCATTTACAAAATGGGCACAACCATAGTTGCCACCATCCCGTTACACATCGGGCAGACGAAGATGAAATTGCAAATAATCCTAATGCGCTACACAATACTCTGTACAAAAAAGCCAAGCAAGCACAAATGTTAACAGGAGAACGGCCTACAGAATGCCAATACTGCTGGAACATAGAAGACATAGGGAAAGACAGTGATGACACGAGTTTTGCAAGTGACAGGATTCACAAGTCAGGCGATATTACTTGGGCCGGTACAAACCAAATACAGCCGTTGTTAGACAAAATAAAACGGGGCGAAAAAATAAATCCGCGTTATGTTGAAATTTCATTCAGTAATGTGTGTAATTTTAAATGCAGTTATTGTTCTCCTGTACACAGCAGTCTATGGACTAGCGAAATCAAAAACAAAGGTCCATATGAGTTGCTGTCTAATCCAGGACATAATAATCTAGAATGGTTAGAGAAAGAAGATAAACTACCTATACACCACAAAGATTATAATCCATATGTAGAAGCATTTTGGGAATGGTGGCCTGATCTTGTTCAAGATCTAGTGTCGTTTAGAATTACTGGCGGCGAGCCATTACTTGAAGAAAATACGTTTAAAGCGATCAAGATGTTACAAGAATCTGAAACTGGATCGCTAAAAGAGATGAGTATTAACAGCAATGCGTGTGTACCAGACGAAGTTATAGATCGGTATATTCTAGAAATGAATAAATTATTAGATTCTGGAAAAGTTGAAATTTCTCGGTTCTTTACAAGCTGCGATACCCATGGCGAGCAAGCTGAATATATCAGGCACGGATTTGATTATAAGAGGTGGCTTAAAAATGTAGACAAAATTCTAACAGAAATACCTAAATCTAGAGTGACAATTATGTGCACTGCTAATCTCATGAGCCTACCAAGATTTCATTTATTTCTCCAAGACGTACATGCGTTAAAGAAAAAACACTGGAATAATCCACTTAAAGGGCGTGACCAAGGATTAACATTAGATATACCTATATTGCGTCATCCCGCTCATCAAAGTGTAGCTATACTACCTAGCACATATGCAGACATGTTAACTCCTAGTTTAGTCTATATGACCAGCCACTGGGTGGATGGACAGAACCGTGATGCCTGGACAAAAAGAACTACTACCAAATTCTCACTTGATCTTTTACAAGATATACAAGAAGATGATAAAATGTTTACTGATTTAGAAATGCAGAGGTTTCAAAGACTGATAAAATCAGTTGAGGAAGATGTAAATGTTAACGAAGGTGTTAATTCTAAAACTTCAATGATTGATTTTTATTTGTTTGTAAACGAACATGATAGAAGACGTGGTACAGATTTCAAAAAAACTTTTCCAGAACTTATGGATTTTTATAGGTTATGTGAAGAAGAACATAATAAAAGAATTATGGTGAGGAATATATAATGTCAGGGTACGACCAAGAATTAAAAGATTTTAAAAAAGTATTAGATGGCGTGAGTCCTAGTTTTTGCAGTGCCAAATGGTTGCAAACAACGTTGCATTTACAAAATGGAAGAACACATAGTTGCCATCATCCCTCACCGCATGCAATCCCTATACAGGAATTGGAGAATTACGGACCCACAGCATTACATAACACAAAGTACAAGAAAGAGCAGCGCCGCCAGATGTTAGCTGGTGAGAGACCTAAAGAGTGTCAATACTGTTGGAATATTGAAGATTTGCCAGGGGACCATATTAGTGATAGACCACGTAAAAGTATGGAACCTTGGGCTAAAGATAAGTTAGATAATATTATTGCTAGCGATTCTGATGCCAACATATTGCCTACCTATGTAGAAGTTAGTTTTAGTAATGCGTGTAATTTTAAATGTAGTTATTGCTCCCCTGTGCATAGCAGTCAATGGGTTAAAGAAATACGTGATCATGGACCATATAATTTAGGAAGTAGGATGCACAATGGGTTAGAATATTTTGAGGAGACTGGGCAACTACCTTCACCTGACGCTGACACGTATATACTCCATTTTCATAGTTGGTTGCTGAATACTCTAGGACCAAGTAGATCATTACAGGTATTGAGAATTACAGGAGGAGAGCCTACTCAAACAAAAGAGTTCGCTAAACTATGGGATATACTTTATCAGGTTCCACAACCTCAAATGGAGTTATGCATAAACACTAATTTAGGCATGGATAAAAAAGGTTTGGAAGATTTTACAGGCAAAATTAATCTCGCTTATCATCTCAATCTAGTTAAAAGTGTGACAATACACACCAGTTGCGATGCAGCTGGCGCTCAAGCAGAATACACAAGACATGGTTTAAATTATAATCAGTGGTTAGAGAATTGCCAGGTTCTTTTAAATACTTTTCCAAATTTAACAATAAACATAATGTGCACTACAAATATATTCTCTTTAACTAGTATGGATCGTTTTTTAGCCGACGTACTAGCATTAAAATTATGTTATCATACTACTGAACGGACAGTACCAGTAACAATAGATTTCAGTATATTACGCTGGCCCGGCCATCAATCTCTTTCTATTATGCCATATGACTTTGCCGATATGTTTAATACTAGTTTAGCATTTATGGAGAAGTGGAGAGATGATACTGAGTTAGTTGGTGGCAGCGAATCGATAGAGGCTTACGGAGTACACTATAATAAAACTCATAGTAGACAGTTAAATAAAGGCTTCTATGATTTTGAAATAAGCAAATTTAAAAGAATGATGGAGTTTACCAGGAACCCCCCTGATCTCAATGAGGGTGTAGTTAGTATCCAGGGGGCGTGGAGAGATTTTTATTTGTTTGTAGACGAACATGATAAAAGACGTGGAACAGATTTTAAAAAAACTTTTCCTGAGCTAGTAGAATTTTACAATCTCGCTAAAGCTACACATAAAAATAATGTGCATGTGACTTTAACTAATCATAGTACAACATACAAGTAGAATAGTAAAAACTATGACAGCCAATAAAATCAACAAACAAAAAATAATATTTGGTTATGACTATTTTTTCCCAAGTGGTCCACTACCTAACGCATTAGATTTTGATGCAACATTGTTAAATCTCATAAATTCTAAACATCAGAATGCAAAACGTGGTTCTAGTATATTTACTTCTCCCCAACTTTTTCATACAAACATATTAGGTATGGTTAGAGGCAATCCTGTACATCATTGGCCTGTAACAGAATACTCTAATTTACAAGCTGCTAATTATTGGGACATACTGGATATACAAATGTGTAGTGTGTATAGTATCCCCCCAGATGTAAAATACATATACCCAATTGTGTTACCGCCTCATTTAAACGAATGGATTTCTTTAGACGTTGTCCATACAAAACCTGGCAACTTTTTTTTCAACAACATGAGTGCGGTGGCACGTCAAGACGTATGTGAAGGAAGAGCTACTATATTTCTAGATTTTGGACAAGAAAATTTTATATCGAAATGGGATTTGGACAATTTACATCAGATGTTAGACCTGGTTAACCTGCGTGGTCCCAGTAGAGATAACTGGAATAAGATACCACCAGAACAAATAGTATTAGGACATAATACGTTTAACGGCCAGGAGATTTACGAAAACTGGTATTCAGAGGAAGAAAGAAAAATAACGTACAGAAATTGGGACAGTGTTTTACATCAAACCTCGAAGTTTTACGCTCATGAACATGCGAATTCTTCAGCGTTGCCAACGTTGGAAGAATTAAATAAAGATGTAATTAGACAGTATTATTTTATATTCAATAACAAACAGCCTAGACCATGGAGAATAGATTTGTTACTAGCTTTTGAAAGAATGGGATTGCTAGAAAATAAAATCAATTGGAGCTGGCTCAGTGACCGGGAGTTTGATTTAGATGATCTTAAAAGAAGTTTAGCACTGTTTCCTTTAGACAACAAGTCAGACAAGGATTTGGTCCAGTTAAACAGTCAATTACCACGTCCATTAGATGGCGAACCTAACTCCACATTTGATAATGTAAGCGCTTGGACTGACAAAGATAGTAAACACATATTCTTAGACAGTTATTTCTATTTGTGTACTGAAACTTACATGGATCAAGACGGCTATGAAAGCATCACAGAAAAAATAGCAAAGCCTATTGCTAACGGCCTTCCGTTTTTATTTGCTAGTTTTCCTGGTGTATTACAAAAATTAAGAGAATTAGGATTCCGTACATTCAATGGCTTTATCGACGAAAGCTATGACTTAGAGCCTGATGCAACAAAAAGAATGGTAATGATAGGAAATGAAGTTGCACGATTATGCGCACTACCAAAAGGTGTAATACATGAATGGTACCACTCGCAGCAAGAAACTTTAATACATAATCAACAAAATCTTTTAAAATATTACCAAAATCCTAGCCACACAACATCACTGATAGACGAGTTAGTAAAAAAATCCGGGGGTACAGAGGATAAATGAGCGATCAAGAGATATTGCGCAATTGGGTATGTATGAACCCATTTAAATATTTAGACATTCAGGAAAATTTTTCTTGGGTTTGTTGTCCTAGTTGGATAACACTAACTCCTATTTCCAGACACTATGAGTTAGAGAACAACGGGGAAATTACTATTGCTGAAGATTGGTTTAATGGAGAAATAATTAAAGATATCAGGCACAGCGTATTAGATGGTTCTTACGAGTACTGTGATAAAAAAGTGTGCCCTCATCTTAGCGAAATCGTTAACAATAAACAACCTACACACCCTTTGCCTATAATAACTAGGGTTGAATTCCAAGAACAATATCTAAAAGAAAAAGATCCTATAACATTTGTTGAGGAATTCAAAGAAGGACCAGAGGAAATATTGTTTGGTTTTGATCGCGCCTGCAATCTTAAATGTCCCAGTTGCCGTGATGATATAGTAATTAATCTCAAAGAGGAAGATCCATTACAAATTAAAAAAAGAAAGATTGCAGATATTATCACTGATAATTTTGCACACAATGCTAAAAAGTTAATGATAACAGGAAGCGGAGATCCTTTTTACAGCAGAGCATTTAGGAATTACTTGCAAGAATTTCCTATTGACAATTATCCTAACATGGAGATGATACACATAATTACGAATGGTAACTTACTCAATAAAAAAATGTGGGATAGTCTTAATGCCAAAGAGTTTATTCGCAGTATTGAATTTAGCGTAGACGCAGGAACACAACACACATACGAAACAGTAACTAGGTTAAATGGAGACTGGAATAAACTGTTACAAAACATATCGTTTGTTGCAACACAAGAACAAATTAACGATATTACCTTAAGCATGGTTGTAAGTGAATTAAACTACACGGAGATGCATACCTTTTGGCTAACTATGACAGATTTATTAAAAGATTTTCAGGGTAACCTAACGCTGAATTTTAGACGTATTGTGCATTGGCAACACAGCGCATATCGCCCAGAAGACATAAGAAACATTTCTGTATTTGATCGTGATCATCCGCAGCACGATAATTTTTTAACTGAAACAAACAAAATAAAAGATTTACCTTTTGTAAGTCATAACTTTCACGAGGTAATATAAACTATGCGACTACTGGCTCAAACTCATAAACCTGAAAAACAAATTACATTTTTATATGATTATGCATTTCCTAACTACTATCTGCCTAATGCAACTAGTATGGATTTATTCATGTTAAATTATATGAACAGCCAGCACGATGACGCTCCCAGCCCGTTTACAATAAACAATCATGATGCTGTAAGCAAATTGTTTAATAATAGAAATTATAATATGGCTGCAAGCAATCACGGATCTACACTATCCGCTTCTTGCTTTGCAAGGATAATAACCATAAACTGTGACACAATGACTAATCGTACAAAGTATCACCGTTATGTATACCCAATACATTTAACAGCGCATCTGGATCACTTTAATGGTAGGCCAGAGGGTGACAACAAGCTTAGTAAGTTTAAAGTAAATGGGGACTATTTCTATAAGTTTATGAGTGAACAAGCAATTCAAGATGTTCGCAGCGGCAAAGCAACATTATTACTTGATTACGGTTTAGAAAATTGGATACTTCGCACAGAATACGAACAAATACATGCGACACTAGACGCCGCTGGATTTCCAGCAGAAAACGTTGTGGTGTTTATTAATTCTTTGAATGCAGAAGATGTTTATAATGAATGGTTCCCAGATAATAAAAGATTACAAGTAGCAAATTTCCCCTATTTAATGATTGCGTCAAGCCAAACTTATTCCTCAGGAGAGCATTCAGTTACCGAAAAAAACTTATTAGCAAATAAAGACAACCTACGCACTTATCATTATTTGTTTAAAAGTCGTCGGCCTAGATTTCACCGCCAAGTCATTGGTTTGCATTTACTTAGTAAAGATAATTTAAAAAAAGGCAATTGGAGCTATTTAAGAGCAGGGGAGTTACCTGATCACACATTAAATTCTCTCAGGATACATTTTCCTGATATTGACTATATAAACATGGACTTAGTTGATTCATTTAACAGTATGCTTCCCAAAACACTGGTTGGCGAAGAAGACCTCACAGAACAAACTGTTCAAACTTGGAGAGACTCTGAGTTAAACATATACTCTAACAGCTATTTTTATATCTGCACTGAAACTGGTTTTGGCTGGGAAAGTTGGCATCAGAAAAGGGAGCACCATATCCTAACAGAAAAAGTGTGGAAACCCGTAGCTAATTTTCAACCATTTATTTTTTGCACTGTGCCAGGCACACTTGGACGATTGCGCGAGTTAGGATACCGCACATTTGATGGCTATATTGACGAAAGTTATGATCTAGAACCAGATTACAACAAAAGAATGCTTATGATATTAAAAGAAATAGACAAGTTATGTGCATTGCCACAAGAAGAAATACACAACTGGTATTGGTCCCAATGGGATATTTTGGTACACAACCGGCGTCATTTGATTGATCAATGCAATTTTGTTAATGCTAACCTTCTTATAGAACCGTTAGTACGTAAATTACCAGCTAGGTGGATAAATGAATGAATTATAAATTACAAAAGTGGGACGAAGTAGCTACAAGCTATTTACAATCATTTGGGCAACAAGTTCCTGTTTACTCGCCTTCAGTATTTAGGGAATACAGAGGAGAAATTTTTACAACTTTCCACAGTCAAAAACATCCAGTACTAGAATACTTGACTAGCAATGTGAACATACACGCAAGATTTAGTAAAAGTTACAAAGGAGTTTTGCGAGGATTACATTACGACAACAAAACTTGGAAATTAGTTCAAGCAATAGTGGGTGATATGTACTTCGTAGTATTAGACGTTAGACCAGATAGCAGTACATATGGTTTGTGGGAAAGTTATATACTCAGTGAACACACCAGAGATCAAGTATTAGTTCCGCCAGGATTTGCTAACGGGTTTTTTGCTTTAACTGATTGCATGTTCCACTACAATTTATTTTATGAAGGAGAATATGTAGATGAAAATGCACAAGGCACTGTTAAGTGGAATGATAAAAATTTTAACATCAAATGGCCCACAAATAATCCTATTTTACAAACAAGGGATGAATCTTGACATACAATGAATGCCATGCTTTTGGATGCAGTTTTACTTTTGGAACCTCGTTAGAGCTAGAAAGCAGCAACTGGAATCGCATGGACAGATTCTCATCATTGGTTGCTGAACACTTAGGATGTAAGGAAGTAAATCATGGACTTCAAGGATGTTCGACGGCTGGTATCTTGGACAGTGTGTACAAATTTGCTAATACTCGCAGTAAGCAACAAGCAGCAGACAATCACAATACTTTATTAATTATACAAACCTCTATTCTTTCTAGGTTGCAAGTATCTAGCAGTAGCCATAATAATTATTATCAGGTAATGAACTCAGACCAACCTGAGCCATGGATTAAAGATTTTTATAACATGTATCTAGCATATTCCTATAATAATTTACTTGCATCTCAACAGTTAACTCAAAACATCACTGTGGTTGATGGTTATTTAAAGCATCAAGGATATTCGGTTATTTGGGTACCACTTGATTGGGATGTTAATTCACCAAAATCGAGTGATTTTGATCCCAGAATATCAATTGTAGACTTTGGCGATAAAGACCGACTTACTGATATGTTAGTGTTCGCTGACAGACACAGACTGCGTTTAGTAGATTTACCTGACGGTCCAAAAGATTACCACCTTTCCAAGAAAGGCCATCAAGAAGTAGCACAAAAGATAATTAATTGTATACAACGGGACAAGCCATGATCAAAAATTTATCTGCATATGAAAAAGTGCGTGACATCGATTACTCAGTACAAGATCTTAAAGACTTTGAGTTGGATATAGTTGAACACTGGGAAGCAGGCAAAATACATGGACCTGTACATCTTAGTCATGGGAACGAACAACAACTAATAGAAATATTCCAGTGTATAAGTAAACAAGATTGGGTGTTCAGTACATGGAGAAGTCACTACCATGCATTGCTAAAAGGAGTTCCGCCTGATCAGGTAAAATCAGATATATTAGCAGGAAACAGCATTACACTGTCTAATGTTGAACATAATTTTACTAGTAGTGCAATAGTAGGTGGGTGTTTAAGTATAGCATTAGGTTTAGCACTGGGGTTAAAAGAAACCGGCAGTAAAGATCGTGTTTGGTGCTTTATTGGTGACATGTGTTTTGAGAGTGGATTGTTTTATGAGACACACAAATATGCACGTAACTTTAATTTACCTTTACACTTTATAGTAGAAGATAACGGCGTAGCAACTAACACGCCAACTAAAGAAACCTGGAACGGAAAACGTGATATACCAGACGATGTAATTTATTACACATACGAATCAAAATATCCTCATTACGGTACGGGGAAATGGGTAATATTTTGAATGTAAAATTTGTTTATCAAAATTGGCATGATGGTTATCCTATTACTAATGGTTTGAATGCAGCGGCACTAAAAGAAGTGATACGCAGATGGGAAGAACCTTCGTGTAATGCGCAATCTCCAAATGATTTAGCTCACGAAGCCTGCCACGCAGTTGGACTAAATTTCCCCTACCATCTAAAATCACAATGGTGGAAGCAAGCCGGTATTGAAGAAGTGAGAGTCCAAGACATAGACCCTCAGAGCGATACTATATGGATATATCCTAACAACATAATGCGCGATTTCGGTGGTGTTGTGAGTGATTCCTACGATTTTTTTAGTGTATTATCTCCTGAATTGTTAGCATTTATGAGATCAGGAACAGTAAAAATTCTGTTCGACAACTCTCACGATCCCACAGTGAACCAGGCACACTGTGGCCAAAAGAGTATATCGTATAAGTTCGAACTTAATGGTATTAATCCTAACAACGTATTGTTTATAGCTGGCGACACCGACAGTGCGGTAGAAACTACAAAACATCTTAAGATGAAAATAATCCCGTTGGGTAAGTTTTATCCTTGGTGCGCCGCAAATACTTTTGTTGAGGCCTCTAAAGACAGCATTATAGATCCCATAGGCTTAAAGTCAGAGTATGTTACAGCAGCTGATTTGGATTCTAGTAAGATAAGAAAACACAAATTTTTAAGTTTTAATAGATCTTTACGCCCTCATAGACTTTGGCTTCTATGTAAAAGCATAGAACAAAACTGGTTAAAAGACAATTTATTTAGTTTTTTGTCAATGGCTGGTGGCCGGGAGGTAGCGCAGGATATATTACTCAATATAAATTCTGATTACGATATTGCATCCAAAATTCCAAACAGCGGCTTAAAGAATATTATAGACCGCGATTCGATGCCCTGGTTGCCCCCTATTGCTAAGTTTAGCCAAAAAGTGGTAGACGAAGCTAAAAAAATTATTCCGTTAGAATTAGATACACAATCAGTGCCCAGGGACAATCTGGGAGGGTTTAGTACTAGTAGTTGTAATAACAAACAATTTTACTCAGAAAGTTACTTTAATATCACTACAGAAACTGGACTTGATTATATGTTTCTTAGTGAAAAAACATTTAGACCTATTCAAAATTTACAACCATTTATTTTTATAGGACCAGCAGGTGCTTTAAAATATTTAAAAACTCAAGGCTTTAAAACTTTTGATTCAGTAATAGATGAATCCTACGATTTGGAAGCAGATCCCAGCATACGACTTACAATGATAGCAGAGCAAATAAACAAAATTAACAATATGGACATGCAAACTGTCCACGATATGTACTATAGTTTAACAGATATACTTATACATAATCAACAACACCTACTTACATTTTGCGGAGATTCTCCGTATATAGAAAGTATGGAATACATAAAAGGAATATATAGTGGAAATTAAATCAAAAAACATCATTGTTACAGGCGCAAACGGGCTTGTAGGCTTACCTGCTGTTGAAAAATGTTTAGCAGAAGGAGCAAGTAATGTTTATGCAGTGGATATTAATACTAACAAATTAGAACAATTAGGAAAACATCCTAATCTACACATAGTCAACTCAGACTTGACTTATCTAGATAAGTGTGAAGATCTTTTTAAAAATAAAGACATTAACATAGTATTACATATTGCAGGCATTAAAGGATCTCCTGCAAGGTCTTCAAAACAACCTTGCGACTTTTTGTTTCCGATGTTAATGTTTAATACAAATATGATTAAAGCAGCATTTGATGCAAAAGTGGACTGGTTTGTTTATCTATCTTCTGTAGGCGTGTACCAACCTAGCCAAATTATGTATGAAGATGATGTATGGGCAACAGTTCCATCTAAAAATGATTGGTATCCAGGCTGGACAAAGCGCATGGGTGAATTAACATTAGAATCTTTACAGGTACAATATGGATGGAACAATTGGACTGTTATTCGACCGTCAAACATTTACGGGGTTAACGATAACTTTGCTCAAGATGCAACAGTTATTAGTAGTAATATTTGGAAATTAAAAAATGTTCCAGGAAACATTGTGGCGTGGGGCGATGGATCCCCAAAACGAGACTTTGTATTTAGTGACGATGTTGCTCAAGCAAGCATTGATGCAGTAAAAAAAGAAGTAAATGATATTATTAACTTTGGATGCGGCAAAGCAGTAAGTATTAAAGAAACTATAGAAACTATAGTAGATGTTTACACAGAAATTTCAGGCGAAGAACGAAATATTGTTTGGGATGAAACAAAAATGAACGGAGATCCTATAAGATGTTTAAGTTCAGCTCGCCAAGAAAAATATGATATACTACCTAATACTTCTCTCAGAGATGGGATCAAAAAAACTATAACTACGTATTTTGATTTATAAGAAAATAGTTTTGCATTACCGAATTTTTTTGCTGTAAAAGACTGCCACGATAAATATTACACACAAACACAGAGACAAACATGGAACTTACAGACAAAATATTAATAACAGGTGCCAGCGGATTTATTGGCAGTAATATTCTTAAAAATCTTTACAGTAAAGGATATAGGAACATACGAACTACAAGTCTTTCAAGAGATTTAAGAAATGACTTTACTGGTTGCGAAACAATCGAACATCTTAAAGGTGATTTAAAAGAAGAACAGTTCTGTACTAGTGTAACCAAGGACTGTGATGTAGTTATAAATTGCGCTGCAAGCACGTCAAATGCACTGGACACCAAAGTCAATCCATTAATCCACGTAACCCCTAACATAATTATGAATGTTAATTTGCTAGAACAATCATGGAGAAACTCTGTGAGTAAATTTGTATTCATTAGTAGTAACACTGTATACCCCGAGATGGGTAACGAGTATTGCCACGAAGAAATAGACTGTATAGGGAGCAAGTTAATTCCTGTGTATGCAGCGGTTGGCGGAATGAAAAGATACTTTGAACAATTGTGTGATTACTTTAGCAATCAAATACACAATCCTATGCAATGTATTATAGTACGACCTAGTAATGCATTTGGGCCTAACGATAAGTTTGATTATGATAAATGTCATGTAACTCCTGCTAATATACGCAAGGTAGCAGACGGGTTGAATCCGATACCAATTTGGGGCGATGGTAAAGACATTAGAGACTTAATGTATGTAGAAGATATGTCAGACAGCATAGTTTTTCTAGCAGAAAATATTCACAAGTATGATATTGTAAATGTTTGTTACGGTAAGGGATATAGTATCAATGAAGTTCTAGCTGTCATGAAAGATATTGAAAATAATGATAATCCAGTGGACTATGTTAATAATAAAGCATTCATGATATCTGTGAGACTTTTAAGTAGCAAAAAACTTAACGATATGGGATGGAAGCCTAAGTATACTCTTCGCGAAGGTTTGGAAAAAACTTTAAACTGGTATAAGCAAAATACACATTTATTCGATCCGGACAGCAAACCATGAAAATTCTTATTACAGGTGGAGCAGGGTATTTGGGCTCCACAATGGCGGAATATCTCCTTGACTGTGGACATACAGTAACAGTTCTAGACAATTTAATGTACAAGCAGTTGAGTTTACTGCATTTATTTAAATGGGAAGGATTCAACTTTATAAAAGGTGATGTTAGAAATGTTAAACTGTTAAAAGAACTAGTAGGAATACATGATGTTATTATACCTCTTGCTGCTATAGTAGGGATGCCTGCATGTAATGCCGACCCTGAACTTGCTGTAGCTGTAAATCAAACACACGTAGAAAACATTATTGCGTCAATGAACGACAACACCAAGATAATTATGCCTAACACTAACAGCCAATATGGAAGCAGTCAGGAAATTATTACAGAAGAAAGTGATTTTAATCCACTTAGTTTATATGCTGAAACTAAATGTGCTGCTGAGGATGCAGTAATTGCTGCTGGCGGAGTAGCATTGCGATTAGCAACAGTATTCGGAGTAAGTCCAAGAATGCGTCAAGATTTGCTGGTTAACGATTTTGTTTACAGATCTGTAGTGGACGGTTATCTGGTTTTATTTGAAAGCCACTACAAACGTAATTATATACATGTTCAAGATATAGCTAGAGTGTTTGCTTTTATGATCCAGAACTATGATGCTGCGAGTGGGCAAGCATTCAATGTAGGTCTAAGCAGTGCTAATTTAAGTAAACTTGAACTGGCAGAAAAAATCCATGAACACATACCTAATTTAGTTATATGCCAAGAAGAATTTAAAAAAGATTTCGACCAAAGAAATTATATTATTAGTAATGACAAAGTAGAAAGCCTAGGTTGGAAACCACAATTTGGATTAGACTTCGGTATAGCCCAATTAATAACTGCATATCAAATGGTGCAAACTTACAACAACAGGAGTTTTACGAATTTATGAAATCTAGAAAATACAATCACACACTAGGAGACCTAATAGATAGGTTATCAATTGTTCAACTTAAAGAAGTGTTTATACCAGAGTTTAAAAATGAATATGCAGATGAAATTAACGACATTGTGCATGACATACAGCTAATTTTAGATGAAGAAAATCCTAAACTTGATGCGAAAACCCTTAGAGCTATCATAGTATGTGCTCAAATGAATTTACATATTTGGCATAATGAGTCTAATTACCGACGAGGAATCAAGGAGGGTAATAATCTAGAACTAACGCATGGATTAAATGGTATTCGTAATACCAGTAAAAATGTAATACAAGAAGCAGTGGGCGGTAGAAAAGATTATAAAGTAGACTGCTTGGCAGCTGATTGGAAAGATTGGTCAGTTAGTTGGGATGAACAAACAGGAGATAGATAGGATGCTGTACAAGGACGAACTAAAAAATGCAATGACCTACATAGGCAAAAAACCTTTAAGTAAATTTATTGGGCAGCAAACGGTTTATCCTGGTAACGTTACAAGCGGCACTTTGGTAAATGTCCCTAGTGATAAATTATTAGAAGTGCCAGTGTTCGAAGAAGTACAAATGGGTATGAGTTTGGGTTATGCACTAACAGGAGGTACAGTAGTATCAATTTTTCCTAGATGGGACTTTTTGATAAGTGCTACTAACCAACTAGTCAATCATGCCGACAAATGGAAACTTTTAACTAATAAGGAAGTTAATTTGATAATTAGAGTGTGCAAAGGATCAACCACACCGCTTAATCCTGGGCTTCAACACCAAGGTGATTATTTTGATGAATTCCAATCAATGTGTAAAAACGTCAATTTCGTAAAATTAACTAAACCAGCTCAAATTTACAACAGTTATGCAGAAGCAACAGATCAAGGAGGTGTACATTTAATACTGGAGTACCCTGACTTATATGAAACAACCGATGAATAACAATACACGTTGGACTGAGAAAGCAATTGCATTTGCAGGATGCAGTTTTACCTGGGGACAAGGCCTTTATTATTATAGCGATTTAAGCACAGTGGTCCCAGTAGGCGAATATGATTATCAAGATAATCTTGTTACTGAGATACAAAAAAAGTATGTAATGAGAAATAATTATAGCTGGCATGTTGCAAACTATTTTAACAGTGTTCAACTAAACCAACTTAGGAACGGAGGGTCAAACTCCGATTGGATTAATTACTGGGGCGAAGATATATTGGGGGGTCCCAATCGGGAACATTATTACTATCCTGAGGAAATACACCTTTTTGTTGTCCAAATGACACAACCCCACAGAGACAATAACAGCCAATTATTTCCTTCAGATATGACCTATTTGGATGCATTAAACGATCCTAATCTACTTCCTGAAATAATGGAAATTCACGGCTTTAAAACAATACAAGAATTTACCAACGCTCATAATAAAATGGTTGTGGGAAATGTAAAAGCATTTTTACAAAAATTAGAAGCTCATGGAATACCTACTATGCTATATACCTGGCCAGCCGAGAATGTAAATCACATAATAAGTGATCCTTGGCTAGCTGAAAGATTTATGCGCATAACATATAATGGAATCACTTATGATTGTCAGTATGACTTGATGAACGATAATCCTCATCTAGTAATCAAGCACGACAAAAGTACGTTTGGTGAAAATTGCCCTACCGATCATCACCCTTCGTTAGAATGTCATAAAATAATAGCAGATAATGTAATACAACACATTACAACACACGATTTAATAAAGGAAAGAAATGAACGAGAGTTGGCAAGATCTTAAACATAATTTTTTTGAGCAGAAAGCCCGCCCTACTAGCAGAACGGATTAGCGTATGAAAATATTTGTTAATGGTACCTTTGATATTTTACATCCTGGACATATGGCATTATTTGAATACGCAAAATCGCTAGGTAAGGTGAGAGTAGCAATAGATTCTGATGCACGAATAAAGTTAATGAAGGGCGATAGTAGGCCTATTAACAGTGTGGAAGTTAGGAAACGCATGTTAGAATGCATAAGATATATTGATGAAGTTAGTGTTTTCGGCAGCGATCAAGAACTGATTGACACGGTAAAGACTTATGCACCTGATATAATGATAGTGGGTTCAGATTATAAACACAAAACAGTTATTGGAAGTGAACATGCAAAAAAATTGTTTTTCTTTGAAAGAGACGATAGATATTCTTCAACTAGCATCATCCAAAATATTAATAATAGGTGACGGCTGTAAAGATATCTACCACTACGGCGATGTAAATAAGATCAGCCAGGAAGCCCCTGTGCCTATTTTTAAGCAAGTAAAAACGGATTTTAAATTAGGCATGAGTTACAATGTGTGTAGAAATTTTAATGCTCTTGGATCAAACACAGTACTGCAAAGTTATGTTGCAGAGAATAAACATCGATACATAGATAGAAAAAGTAATCAGCAAGTATACAGAGTTGACGAATCTTTAGCAACACCTCGATCTGAATTTGATTGTAGTGGAGACTTTGATGCAGTAGTGATTAGCGATTATGACAAAGGCGCTTTAAGCTATGAAGATATCGAAGAGATAATTACATCCGCGAATGCACCAGTTTTTATTGATACAAAAAAATCTGATCTTGCAAGATTTAAGGATTGTATAGTAAAAATAAATGAGATAGAATACAATGATAGTGTTAGCTTGCCAGAGAATTTAATTGTTACTAGAGGCAGCAAAGACGTAATTGTTCTAGATCAAGGTAAAGTTACAAGTACGCATCCTGTTAATTCAGTAGAGTTATATGATACTACAGGAGCAGGAGATAGCTTTTTAGCCGCATTTGTGTTATACTATATAGCTACAGATCATTTAGTAGACTCAATAAACTTTGCTGTTAGAAGTAGCCAAATAAGTATAACTAAACGTGGGGTATATGCACCTACTCTGGAGGAAATATGTCAACTAGACTAAGTGGTGACGTGCAAAAAACATGGGGGTCAGAAACAATTTGGTGTTCTAACGATTTGTATTGTGGCAAAATGCTTAATTTTAACACAGGACATAGTTTCAGTATGCACTTCCACAAGGAAAAAGATGAGACATGGTATGTGCTTAGTGGTAAATTCCAGTTAACAACTATTAATACAACAAATGCTGAACAACTAGTTGAAACACTACACGCAGGAGATGTAAAACATATACCGCCTATGCTGCCTCATCAGTTACTGTGTTTAGAAGCTGGCACCGTTATTGAAGTTAGCACACCTGATAGCGTAGAAGACAACTACCGAATGTGGAGAGGACAACCATCATGAAATACATAATTGACATTGACGGAACTATATGTTATACCGATAAAAGTGAATATACTAAATCTAAGCCTATAAGTAGTAATATAGACCAAGTTAACAATTTGTATGACCAAGGACATGAGATTGTTTACTGGACTGCACGTGGAGGCAATAGCGGTATCGATCATTCCGAACTAACATTAAAGCAATTGAGTGATTGGGGATGTAAATATCACTCAGTGATGTTTAACAAACCTACTTACGATGTGTGGGTTGACGACAAAGCTTCTTGGATTTTTTCTGAAACACCAAAGGCGCAGTTTAGTGACGAATTAAAAGAAAGATTAAAAAAATTAAGAGAACGGGATCCGTTTATATACAGATGAATAGAATATTAGGTATTAGCAGTATGTTCCATGATGCAGCAGTATGCGTTATAGAAGATGGAGAAATATTGTTTGCGAGTCATGCTGAACGTTATAGTAAAGAAAAGAATGATCCTTTTCTTAACGAACAACTAATGACTGAAGCTCTCAGTTATGGTCTACCTGATGTCATAGTGCTGCATGAAAAAACTTGGGCAAAGCGTTTGAGGAATATTGCTGGCAGACAATGGAGCGGATTGCGTGAACCTAGTGCAGAATCTTTTATTAAAACAAGCATGCCGTTTTTAAATGATGTACCAATTAAAAGCTATTGGCATCACGAAACACACGCAGCAGCTGGTGTACTAACAAGCAATTTAGATAGTGCTGCTGTTATGGTTATTGACGCTATTGGAGAATTTGATACTGCTAGTATATGGCATTGGAAAGATAATAAATTAACAAAGAAACACAGTATAAAATTCCCTCACAGCTTAGGGTTGTTTTATAGCGCAGTAACACATTTTGTCGGATTAAAACCCATGGAGGATGAATACATTCTAATGGGAATGGCAGCATATGGGAATGATGTTGTTGCTGCTGATATCGAAAGTGCAATGACAGATGTTTACTTTAATAATAAACAAGGCCCTATTAAATTTAGAGAAAATTTACAACGTGGGTTACCACATAAAAGCCATTTTAATCAATATGATAATATGGACATAGCATTAGCTGCACAAAACATTACAGAAAAACACATACTGGACTATGCTAACATAGCAAAAAATATAACTGGAGAAAACAATCTAGTATTTATGGGAGGTGTTGCTCTTAACTGTGTTGCTAACAGTCGACTGTGTTCTTTGTTTGAAAATGTACACATAATGCCTAATCCTGGTGATGCAGGTAGTGCATTAGGTGCCGCAGCATTAGAATATTTTAATCAAACTGGAAATAAAGTAAACTGGAAAAGCCCTTACTTAGGAACAAACATACCAGGAAAGTATCCTGTGAATAAAGCAATGGGTGCACTAACATCAAATAAAATTTTTGGTATAGCAAACGGCCGGGCGGAGTTTGGACCAAGAGCGTTAGGTAATCGCAGTTTGATGGCAGATCCCAGAGGAGAACAAATTAAACAAAGAGTTAACGTAATTAAGAAGCGCCAACAATTTCGCCCTTTTGCTCCTGTTGTTTTAGAACAATACGCTAATAAATATTTTGATATGCCAGTAGCATCAAGTCCTTATATGCAATTTGTTGCTAAATGTAAATTCCCTAATATGTATCCTGCTATTGTTCATGCAGACGGTTCAAGCCGTGTGCAGACAGTTAACAAGTCCCAACATCCTGGATTGTACCAACTGCTAATGGAATTTTACTCTTCAACAGGATGCCCTATGTTGCTGAACACTAGTTTAAATATTAAAGGACAGCCAATAATTAACGACGAGGATGACGCTAAAGCATGGACATTACAATATGGTAGGCCTGTATTTACACATGATTAAGATACCGCTTAATAAATATTCCTATGTTTGATATATATTATACTGGTACAAATTCCTTACTGCATAGCACATATCCCTTTGCAAAAAAATACACGGAAGATGCTAATCCATTGACAAAAATGTATTGGCTAGTAGACTCTGACATAGAAATTGTTGATCATAGTATTTTTGAATACCGTCCTCCTGCACATCAGGAACAATATGAACATATCTGGAAATGGAATAGTAAAAATTACGGCGGTGTACGGCTGCTACCTAAAAAATCTCCTAAAGGTGTTGTAGAGATAAACAAAGTTGTATGTAAAAAAACTATTAGGATACTTTTTGATTGTGATGATCCAGACGAATATTTTGAGAATAATACAGCAGAGTACGTATGGTGTGTAGATTCTAGATATAAGTTGCCAGAAGGTGGTTTAGAATGGGCACCTGATAACACTGAACTTCCTTATATACATAATTTCCATTTAAAAAATCAACTTCAAGACTATTATCCTGAAGATGAAGGTGGGGTGACGCTGTATCCTAGAGACTGGAAAAAGCTGACAAAAAAATATCACGGGATTATGCATTTGGATAGCAGATTGTATCCTGTAATGTATGTTAGTGATCCTTCAGATTACTCGCAACGTAATATATACAATCATGATTATGTGTGGTTAATAGACAAAAACTATAAGATAAATGAAGAAACCCTTCAATGGACTCCTAGTGTGGGAGAGCCTGAACAGTATATACATAATTTTCGAATGCCACAACAACTAAAAGAAAAATATCCACGAGCAATGGGAGGCATTTACTTAGTACCTAAAAACTGGATGGATGCTCAGATAAAAATACACAAAGGTTGCCATGTTGAAAATGAGGAATATGATACATTTTTCACTAATAAACCGTTTAATGCAAGTACATATGAATTCTATGCAAACCGTAGCCTAACCGATTGGTTTTGGATTGTTGACTTAGAATACAATTTTAACGGTAAACTAAGCTTTGTTCCTGACAAACACGATGGTAAAGTAACCCACGTTTTTCACTTTCCTGGGCAATTGCCTGCCCGCTATCCAGACAACGTAGCTGACCTTCCTCCTGACGATACTCGTAATGGCGGAATAAGATTAGTACACAAACAATTTGATATAACTAAAAACAAAGTGTGCAGAGATATATTACCTATAATTTATGACGTATTTTTTGTACATCACACAGAATTAAATAATTACACCAAGTATGAAAAACTATCTAATACAAGTATGTTTTATCTGGTAGACGAGGAGTTAGTGTTCGACATTGACTCACTGAATTATGTTCCTGAACCTTGGGCGTATCAATACGTACACACATGGCATTTACCTCCTCAGCTGGAATATAGATATGATAACGAAGGAGTTGGTCCCATAAAACTTGTACCAAATACTTTTGTTAATGATGGTCACTATAAGTTAATTGAAGGAGATTTGTTTATTGGTAACTATGAAAATCTATCTAAAATTACATATCCGGTAATCAGGTCAAAAACCGTGTCAGATTTATTTGATATAGATGAGGATATACCTGGGCTATGTTGGCTTGTTGACGATAATTATATTATAGATAATGATAAGTTAAGCAAGATATGGAATCCTTCTAGCGATACTATTAACTATATACACAACTTTAAACTTGCTAATCAGTTAACTGAACTGTATCCAGATGAGATGGGGGGTATATACTGGCTTCCCGATAACTGGAGAGAATTAAAAAATACAAAAAATACATTAGTAATACACGGATCGCAAGCTTGGCAAGAAACTAATATTGATGCCGAATTCCCAATATTTTATAACGAAGAAGAAGCTAATAATAAGTGTAAAGATGAAAGATTCTACTGGTTAATTGACCCTGATGTAACAGTAGTAGACGACTTTGATTTTAATTTCCAACCAGAATTCTGGGATCATGATAAAACACATATTTGGCAAAAATGTAATCCAGTGACTAATTCAGTTTTTGATTACGGGGGTATACAATTAGTAAGTCGACATGCCGACAAAAAGAAACGACCAAAACATATACTAGAACCTGGCTGTTACCAGAAACAGATTCCTATTCACACTTTAACAAATGAAACTTCACTAGCAAAGCAAATGTTTGACTTTAGTGTCCAAGCAAAAAATAACGGATTTAAGATGTTTTGGGTATTAGATAGTAGTGTTGTATTACATGACGAATGGGACTTTAGTTATTACCCATCGCAATGGGAGCAAAACTTTGTGCATGTTTTTCAAAATACTAATGGTGAGTATCGAGATGTGCGGTTAGTTCCGACTAATTTTATAGAAGATAATGCTGATTTAACACTAAGTGATTTTACATACAATAATCTAGAAAACTTAAAATATATAGATATTATTGCTACTACGATACGAGAATGGCCAGTGATAAAGTTAAACGTAATTAATGTAGAGATTTTCTTGCAAGAGTTGCAGTCATACAGAAACCAAGGAATTTCTTATGTATGGACTGTTTCTTCCTATGTTGATGTAAATGAACAGTTAATAAAAGATAGTTTCCAGCCAGCAGGAGTAGATAACGCAAAAATTCATATATTCCAAGATTTTTCTCCTCATACAGGTCGTTTACACAGTTATGGTAGGGTTATGCTGTGGCCAACAGATGGAAATTACAGCAATCTTACTAGCAAACAAATCGAAACAGCAAGTATAAAAGATAAAAAATACGTTAAAGAAGTTGGATCTACATATAAAAAGTTTGATGTTGCCTTAATTACTTACCGTAACGAGAACGCTGATGAAAGATTTGCAAAGCTAAAAGAAAAAGTACCACACGCAATACATATAAAAGATGTTAAAGGTATTTTTGAAGCACATAAAGCAGCAGCAGGCCAGTCCACTACGGAGATGTTGTGGGTAGTAGACGGCGATGCTGAGATAGTAGATGACTTTAATTTTGATTACATACCAGATATATATGATACTAACACTGTACACGTCTATACCACTATTAACCCAATCACAGGTGACAAATACGGCTATGGCGGAGTAAAACTATTTAATAGAAATCAAATTATGAAAGTTGATAATTGGGGATTAGATTTTACCACAGGCCTCAGCAAAGATTTTAAATTAATGGACGAAGTAAGTAATATCACTGCTTTTAATACCAGTCCATTAAGCACATGGCGTAGTGCATTTAGAGAAGTAGTAAAATTAACATTAAAGGGCGACAATGAAAGCTTCCAGCGTTTGTTTATATGGTCTGAACCTGAGATAGAAGATGCAGATTATATACAATATGCAAAAGACGGGGCAGAGCAGGGTTATAATTTTGTAATAGAAAATTCAAACAAACCTGAAAAACTACAGATAATAAACGATTTTGATGAATTAGAAAAGATGTTTAATGCCAAATATGAAACTTAATACCTGGTCCGAAGTAGAAAAATTTACTGATAAAAATCTAAGAATATCACCCACCTATCTTTCAGAAGTTGGAACAGGAAAGTATCCTTGTGAAGCTTTTAGTTTGGGCCAGCTTGCAAGTAAAGCGTGGCTAATACGTTGTATTAATCAATATGTTAATCCTTTACAAGCTAATGTAACCGTTGCTATTTTAGGCAGCTGGATAGGTGTATTAGTAGAATTTTTACATCAAAGTTTTCTTATTGATCGAATCTATGGCATAGATCTAGACGAATTCAGTATAAAATTAAGCGAGGAACTTAATAAAAAACATGTCAACAATTCATGGAAATATAAAGGTGTAGTAGCAGATGTTTTGACACTGTCTACAAACAATATGGAATTTCTTACTGATAACGAATTAATAAATGTTAAACCTGAATGGATTATAAACGCCAGTTGCGAACATATGGGCTCTCAATGGTTTAATACTGCGGATTCAGATCAGTTAATTATTATGCAAACAAATAACTATCATAGATGGCATGAGCACACAAACACTGTGGACAGTATAACAGACATGCAAGATAAATATCCATTATCTAATACCTTATATGCAGGAGAATTAGATATGCCATTATACACTAGGTACATGCAAATAGGATATAAGTAATGGGTGATAACGTCGACAAAGCCCAAGCAATATTAGAAGGCCGTTGTGACGAATGTGGATGGAAGGATGCACATAATGTGAGTTGTTCTAAAAATGCTATGCCAATTCAGTTAGAGCTAAATTTTGGGTGTATAACCCCTTAGATCCCACTAAAGTATAAATTAACAGCATCCTGTTTGTGCTTAAAGTAAACAACCGTCTCTTCCATTAAGCCATCATACGCTATTGCGGTGTTTTCTTGCTCTATTTGCAATTGCCTATACCTACGTTTAAGTCGGTCATTACGTTTACGAGTAGTTATATTGTACTCTTTATAATTCCATGTAATACTAACAAACGCTTCCCAAGGACCAGGCGCAGTATAAGGATGCAATTGTAATGTTGCTATGTTATTATTATGGTTGTGCATCGTTCTCAGCAAAAATATTATCTAGTATTGAGGCAGCTTCATAACGTATAAACGTATCCGCATCAGCAATGTCTAATAAGATTTCTATTTTTGTGATATTGTTTGGAACTCCAATCTGTGATAAAATTTTATCTATTTCAGGCAGTAGAATATCGTTTCCTAATGCGCCCTGATTAACTTTATATTTTTCACCTGTTGTTAAAGTTACAAAGATACTGTCCAACAACTCTAGTGGTATTGATTGCTGATTATCATGTCCTGTGTTTAAAAACTCGTGCAATACAGACGTTGGATTTGATTTGCCTTTACTTAAAATAACAATATCGGGACCTTGTTGTTTATTTGACATAAAACTACTCCTAGCTATATTATTATTTAGCTAAGAGTAGTTTTTTTAGGACGTCCTGGACCTTTCTTTGGAACAAGCTCGGGATTTAATTCGTATGCTTGATTTATTTTTGCTTCTGCGTCCGCTAACATTGCTTCAGCATCTTCTTTCATTAACTGTGCTTGTACTAACAATCCTTCTGCAATATTACTATCGTCGATAGTTTCTACTTCCTGATTTGCTGTAGTTCCCTCAATGTCAGCAGTAGTGACACGAGTTTGTTGATCTTCTGGAAGGATTCGGTTAGTTTTATGATTTTCTGATCGAGATTCTATCTTCCTAATTTCAGCATTAACTTCTGACAACATGATAGTTTGAGTAGGAGTAGGTTTTAGTACTACTTGCGCTACTGGTACTTTTTTAATTTGTTTGTTATTATGCAACGAGTTTAATGCATTGTTACCATCAGTAAATGTTTTCCTTGCTAGTACTTGACTGATGTCATTAGCCTCTTGACCTTCTGCACTTTGCACAAACATCATTAAGTCATCATGTGTTCTAGGATCAAGCTGGCCAGATTCTACTATTAAACAATTTTCTGGTTCGTTTGGAACTTCTCTATATAGCACAATACAAGGTCTATCTCCATATGCGCCCATGTGTTT